TCGACAGGGCAACAAGTACAGAAGTGGACAACTCATCAGAGTAGATGTAAAAACTAAAACAACGTAAACGCAAACGACGCACAGTTCGCATTAGCAGCCTAAACACTGCTTAGGGTTTCGGTAGGTTTCCTCGTAACAGAATAACCTACCATTTAACTTAAAAGGGTATTATAAATGAAAATTAAAATTGTTCTTCTAGCAACTTTGCTTGCTTTCGCAGGTGTTGCTTCTGCTCAGTCTTCAGTAACGGCAACTTGGGGTGTTCAACCTTTGGTTCCAAATACAGCACAAAATCATATCGTTAATTTTGCAGCAAAAACTGCTATCAATGATACATTCGCAGTAGACGCTGGTATTTATACCACAGTTGGTGATACAACAAATGCTGTTACAAATCGTTATGAAGCAGGTTTAACTGGCAAGTATGAATTAACTTCTGTTGTTGCTGCTGACCTACGTGTTGCTACTGGTATTAAACAAAAGTCTGGTGTAAATGATTTTACATACTATTCTTTGGAGCCAGGTGTTAATGCTAAGTTTGGTGATATTACTGCTCGTGTAGCATTGCGTTATCGTGATGCATACCAAGGTGATGCCAACGCTGATCAATCGCGCACAATGCGTTATGCACTAGGTTACAATGTAACTGCAAAAGATAAAGTTACTGTTGGTTACGATCGCCTACGTGGTGATGGTGCTAATAACACTACTTACGTTGCTTACACTCGTTCGTTCTAATTGATGAAGGCTGCAGTAGTTTGCAATGGTCCAAGTAGATTTGCTTTTAATGAAAATTTAAAGTATAATTATACTATTGGTTGTAATATACCTTGGACTAAAGTTAATTCTACAGTTATACTTGATGGTAATGTAATACATCGCTGGGTAGGAGATCCTAAACTGATTTCTTGTCCAGCTTTTTTTACAACTAGAGCATGGCGTACTGCTGATGAGATTCGGTTTAGAAACTATATAATTGACAATAATCTGTTTATTGATTTGATGCCAGACTATCCTGAATTTTATTCTGCTGGTCATGTTGCTGCATTGGTTATGTGCGAAAATGATTACACAGAACTTGATATATTTGGGGTTGACTCAATGTTCGAGGATACTGTTGAGAGTTTTACTAATACGTTGGTGTATGATTTTAATCCAGATTCTGAACAACAACGAATAGTAAATTGGAGGTTGAACTGGGATAAACTCCAAAATGATTATCCTGAAGTAACTTTTAATTTCATAAGGGACAAAAAATGAAAAAATTTTTAATTGCTTTTAATATTTTAATTTGGTCAGTAGTTTGTTTTGAGACTGCTACATATGCAGCTGAACCAGCAAAAGATCAACCAAATTGTGTAACTAAGGATAAGAAAGGTAATTGCCCACCTGCTCCAAAGTCACCAAAACCAACTCCAAAGAAAAAAGCTGAAGAGAAGAAATAATTCTTCCTAAATAATAGATACAGTGGGTTGTAGGTTCCCAATAAAACCTTCATTTTTACACACAACACAGAAAGGGACATTTATGTCTAACATGACTCCGTTCGAGATTCGCCTTGAACTACTAAAAATGGCGAAAGACATGCTTAACGATGAATATTACGGTAAGCGTGAAGTAATTAGCAATAGTTGGCATGCAAAACTTGAAGTTGCTAAAATCAATGGTGGCGAGTTACCTGAACATCCAGGATTTCCAGCCTACCCATCCGAAACAGAAATAATTGCCAAGGCTCAAACCCTTAATGGTTTTGTTTCAAATGTTTCAAACATCCCACTAGATACAAAGACTACTAGCAAAAAGTCCACCTGATAGGGAATTGGGCAGGTGTTCGCGCACCTGCCTTCTTTTAAAGGAGAACATATGCGTACATATCGTATATACATACCAATATTATTGTTGTTATTCAGTATTATATTATTAACAAAGAATGCGTTTTCAGATTCTATTCTACTCGATGTAAGTTATAATCAACTAACTAAAGAAACTCAAAAACAAATCGATTGCCTTGCTCAAAATATTTACCATGAGGCTGGTTATGAAGCCAGAGAAGGTAAAGAAGCAGTTGCTCTTGTTACACTCAATAGGACTCAGGATCCTAGATTCCCAAAAGATATATGCGGAGTTGTTAAACAAAAGACAACTTCAGTTTGTCAGTTTTCGTGGTTCTGCCAAAATGTTTCTATACGAAACAGAGATGTTTATGAAGATGCTAAGAATGTGGCAGTTTATGTTTATGCTAACTATGAAAATCTAAAAGACATAACAAAAGGTGCGTTATACTATCACGCAGATTACGTTAATCCAAGATGGAAACTCGAAAAGACTACCGTAATTGGTAGACATATTTTTTATAAAGAAAGTGGTAAATACTATGATGACAAAAATGAATCTGCAGCTGAAGGAAGAACATTCAAGACATTCTTTTATGCTCTTGATGGAAGAAATAACGCTGACTAGTGTTAAGACTGCTGTTGAGTGGATTTTTGAAGCAAACTTTTCTGAAGAACCACCTGAGTTACTTAATTTAATTATTACAAGTCCAGGTGGTGATCTTAATGCTGCATTTGCATTAATTGATACGATAAAAGGTTCTGCAATTCCAGTTAGAACAATTGGTCTTGGGCAAGTTGCTTCTGCTGGTCTTATGATTTTTATTGCTGGTGCAAAAGGTCATCGTTTACTTACTCCAAATACTTCTATCTTGAGTCATCAATATTCATGGGGTGCGTTTGGTAAAGAGCATGAATTATTTGCGCAAGTTAAAGAGTTTGATTTAACTACAAAGAAAATGATTGCGCATTATAAGAAGTGTACTGGATTATCTGAAGCGAAGATTCGTGAGGTATTATTGCCACCTCAAGATATTTGGTTAAGCGCAATTGAAGCAAAGAAATTGGGATTATGCGATGACATTAAAGACCTTGCTTGATTACTGCAAATATTCTGGAGTATGGATTAGTTTTGCACTAAATCCATATCACTGGAGAGTTGGTGGATCTTTTCAAACACCAACTGATATGGATCCAGCATACTATGGATTTTATTTAAATATCGGTCCAGTAACTGTTAGAGCAGTATTGGATGATGGATCATGGTAGATTACGATCGTAAAAAAGGAGAAACTATGAGTAATGAAAAAACATTTATTATTGCAGTAACTATTGGTATAATTACTTTAATTGGTGCGATGGCTCATAATCAATACGCAGAATTAAAATCTATGGAGCGTAATATTGAATCTGCAATTGTTAAGGGAATCGATCCTGTTGCAGTAAAATGTGCTTATTCTCCTCAAAATACTATGTGTACCGTATACGCTGCAAAGGCGAAATAACCCTATAAAGTTGAGGGGATTACAAAATATCCCTTTACTTTTATTTTGAATTGGGGTATAATATATACTGTGTTAACTACTTTTGATGACTACATTATGCAAATGATTTTTACATCGCCAGGAAAATCAAAGAAACGTAAGCCCAACGCAAAACAACGTGAGTTAGATGCAAGTTGGGAAGCGTTAAAAAAGAAGTATCCAGCAAAGACGATTGTTTCAAAACCACAATCACTCAGCGAGGTATACTCACTTGGAAAACCTGCTTGTCGTGAGACACCTAAGATTCCGAGTCTTCCATTCACTGGTGGACCATGTGCGTTAAAACCAAATCCAGTTTATACAGGCGATAAAATCAAAGGTATTGGTACTATGCATAAGTCAAATGCAGTTCCAGTTTTCTCTGATCAAGAAGCACTAGAAATCGCAACTATGCGAAGAAATTGATTTGACTTTTAACTTAAAATAAAGTATAATAATATTATGGATTACAAAACACGACGCCAAGAACTCTTAATTGAAAAAATGAAACTAGATAAATTCTTTACGATGTATCTAGATAAATTTGATAAGCAAATGGATCCTGAAAAATCAAACACCCCTATTTGGAAACTCTATAAACAAAAGTCAGGCGAGTATAATAAATTGTGTCAAGAGATTCGCAATACTGAATACTGGATCAAGAAAAATGTTTAAATCGTCTAATGATTTTTCCATGCATATTGAGCAAATTGTTCGTGATAACAATATCTCTTATATGGATGCTGTTCTTCAGTATTGTAAAGAAAACTTTATTGAACCACAGGATATTGCTAAACTTGTAAATAAATCTCTCAAAGATAAACTTGAGGTAAATTTTCAAGATGAAAATTATCTACCTAAAAGAGCAAAACTAGATGTCTAGAATTGTTTATTTGATACCACCAATAGTATCAATTTTATTTCTTGTTGTAATAATTTCATTTGCTAGAATGGCAGATAAAAGAGAAGATAGGTATATTCGTTATGATTGTTCTATTGCTGAGATTTCACCAGACTTTCCTGTTGAAGTTAAAAACGCATGTAGGAAGAAATTAAGTGGACGGATTTAAAGCATATCGTTATTATCTTGCATTGAAATTGCACTTCACCTCTGAAAAATTTAACGTCTTTGAAAATAGAGGAAATGTTAAAGGATCTCGTGAGGCATTTGAGGCAAGAAATGACAGATATATATTTGAGAAGTTGGCAAGAAAGATTGGCAACGATCGTGATATCATTCAGTTCTTTGTTGCAAATTTTGCTTATGGTAACGAGTCAGCCATTTATGCAGGGCAAGAAGCAGATGATAATCTAGCAGAATGGAATAGACGTAAACAAAGTATCACTAAAATCTTTATTGATGATCTAGCGTCTTTATTGACTTATGTTGAGATAAATAAGTTACCAACTTCTAGTATCTTTGATTTTAATTTTAATGAATACCCAGCTGCATTAAAACTGTTTCTTGGTGGTAAAATTTCAATCGAAACTTTAGTGATTGTGAATGAACTTGATCATATCGTTGAACACTGGCTTGATAATCCAACTGTGCAACATATATGGAGTAATGAATTATTACGAATCAAGAAGTTGATTGGTTTCGTTAAATACGATAAAGAAAAACTACGTAAGATATTTACACATTTTGTTGAAGAGTTAGATTAAAATGGGTCGCACTTATTATAAATCATCAAAGAAATTTGATGATACTGAATTTGGTAATCGTTCAGGGAAACCTGCCAAACATTCTAATGGTAAAAAAACTGGTGGAATGAGAACGATAAATAACTATGTTGAAGATGATTATGATTTGAATAATGAAGACTTTAATGATGACATTGAACTAGATGATAAGATTCAAATACAACATACTAAAAATAAACCGTAATATTAATACAAAGGAAACATACGATGGATATTCAAACACTCCGTAAAATGCGCAATCAAGACTTCAGCAAAATCGCTGGAGAATTTGATAAAATCTCTAACCCACAAAGTGGCGAAAAGAAGTCTTATGACGACAATCGCTTCTGGCGTCTAGAGGGCGATAAGGCTGGCAACGGAACAGCTACTCTACGATTCCTACCACGTGTCGAAGGCGATGAACTCCCATGGGTTCGTATCTTTAGCCATGGCTTCCAAGGTCCAACTGGAAAGTGGTATATCGAAAACTCCCTAACTACTCTTGGTGAAAATGATCCAGTCGGTGAATTGAACACTATGCTTTGGAACTCAGGTTCTGATGCTAACAAAGAGATCGCTCGTAAACAAAAGCGTAAACTAAGTTTCACTGCTAACGTACTCATTGTGTCTGACCCAAAGCACCCTGAGAATGAAGGTAAGGTATTTTTGTTTAAGTTTGGTAAGAAGATCTTTGACAAGATCATGGATAAGGCTCGTCCAACTTTCGAAGATGAAAAGCCAGTAAACGTGTTTGACTTATGGGAAGGTGCCAACTTTAAATTGCGTATGCGCAAGAAAGATGGTTATGCTAACTACGATGAGTCCGTGTTTTCTGACCCATGTCCAGTTGCTGACAGTGATGAAGAAATTGTTCGTATCGTTAATGCTCAACATAAGTTGTCTGAGTTTACCGATCGTAGCAACTTCAAGTCTTATGACGAATTGAAGAAGAAACTTGATGCAGTTCTTTCTGGTGATACTTTTGCTGGTAAGTCTGCTGCTTCAATGACTGAAGATAATATGCCTGTTGCTTCAGCACCAAGTTTAAAATCTAAACCAGCACCTACTCAAAAGTCTATCGATAATGATGACGATGAGGATGTGATGTCTTACTTTAAGAAAATTGCTGCTGAAGAATAATTCAGTGGTTGTTGAAAAGGGCACTTCGGTGCCCTTTTTTTATGCGTATTTGCTTTGTACGTACCTGCTTTGTGATGATTCCTGATTTCTAATGGCAGGTCTCATTTGAACTTGAGTAGTATTATTATTTGTGGTAACTGGTGCATTAACCACATTAGTTTTATTAGCAGCTACAGGTGTTTCTTTTGCTCCAGCATTTTCTGCTGACTGTTGATCAACTTGATTACCAGTAGTTGGTGGAGGTGCTTCTGGGGTAGCAGCTTCTGGTTGTTTAGCATCTTTCTTAAACGGATAAAATGGACCAATACCAACTTCTTTATTGATAACAGGAATCTTAAATTTGATTTCTGGTATACCAATATTTTCAATCAGAGACATAAATGCATCTTTGATATATGTAATAAAATCAACGTATGGTTTTATAACATGGTCATACAAGAACTTACTGAAGTCACCAATAACTTCTTTAATCTTTTCTTTATCAAATAAACCGAATGTTAAGAAGTCAATAATACCAGCAAGGCCAGCGATAAGTGCTTTACCAATATCACCTGTTTTCATAAACTCATCAAAGCCATCCATAATACCTTCAAACAAAGCACCAACAATCATACCAATAGCGAAGATCTTACCAAGAGATTTTAGAATAGTCCCTGGATTGAATAGTCGTTTAAATGCTTGCATTAAACCATCACCTAAGAAACTCATAATAGTATCTAATAGACCACCACCCTCTGGTTTCTTTTCTTCAGCTGGTTTTGTTTGTGCCTTCCTGTCACCACCAGTATTCTCAGCAATAACTTTAAGAAGATGGGTTTGATCTTCTTCCATCTTCTTACCTTCTTCCATAACTTCAGCACCCTGTGCTGCTTCAGCTGCGGTTGACGTGGGTGTTTTACCCATTTCTGGTGCAGTTGAACTTGGAACAACTTTACTCATTGGAGCAGGGTTTAATCCCTCAACAATATTTCTATTAACTGGAGTTGGACTATGGATATCAGTTGATCTTTGATATTTACCAAACTCATCAGCATTGGCTTGACGCTTTTCTAATAGTTTAGCAAATTCAGGATTGACTGTTTTAAGATGTTCTTCGCTTACTTCTGGACCACCATTAGCAGCCTTGGATTTTATTTTCTCAATAGCAGCTTCTGTTTTCTTAGTCTCTTTTGCAGCTACATGGGCTTTTTCATAATCCTGTTTTAACTCTTTATTAGAAGCAGTACTGCCTAATGCTTTTTGTTGCTCAACAAACTTATCTCGCTCGAGAGTCTTATTAAAAATACCACCAACATTAAGCGCACCTAAAACATTTTTCTTCATTCCAGCAAGACTAAAGTTTTCTTTGAACGATGCTTTTTTGTCTTGCATTTTTTCGCCGAATGTTTTAAAGGTCTTCATGCCCTTTGCCATCTCAGCAATATTCTTTGCTTCTTTATCCCATTCTTTTTGGAAATCTTCTTGAAGTTTCCAAGAACGTCTGCTACCCTTGAACTGCTCTTTAGCAACTTTAAGTATATCTTGTAGGATCTTCTCAGAAGACATAGATGGCGCAGCAGCTGCAGAAGATGAAGATTTACTTACTTCTTTAGAAAGTTCAAGTAAGGTTCTGACAGAAGTAAGTTCACCAACAGCAGCAGCCTGTAGATCTAGTAGTTGTTTAAACTCAGATGATGAAATCCCACCATTAACTTCTACTGTTGTAGAACTAGTTACATTAACTACTGGTGCTTTTCTACTATTTCTTTTTGCCATTTTATTGTCTCTTGTTTGCTTCTATTCGTTGTTTTTCTTCTTCTAGATACTGAATTAACATAGCAACGTACACTTCTCGCTCAAACGGAATCATATTTTCAATCTCTGCCAAGGAGTATTTGTGGTACTGCATCAGAGCGAAATTTAGTTTATAATAGTTCGCCAAGTTTTCATGACAGAGATTCATTAAAAAAAACTTTGCATTCCCTCCAAAACTTTCTTATGATGTAGACCACAGATTGGGCAGTTATATTCAACTTCCTTTTTAATCCTAGGCAACGTCGCGAAAAAGTTTTGTACTTTAATAAACTGTTCAGAATTTAAATTATATAAAAATTCTAAAAGTTCTTCTTTCTTTGTTTCTTTAGCATAGTGAATTTTGTCACCTTCATAGATTAAATCTATACAGTCAGCAACAATTTCAAAGATATTATCAAGATCGTCTGAGTCAGTCTTTTCTAACTTAGTCATAATCTCAATAGTTGGATACTTCATAATCATACCAACATCACCAAATAATTCAATTTTGTTAGTATGATCTTCTGGAAATTCTACTTCAATCTTAGTAAGATCAATCGATATTTTTACCTTTGCTTTATCGTTTTGTTCGCCATGATCAACATCACATGGAAAGAATAATTCAATAATTTCGCCAACTGACTTTCCACGAATTTGAGTAAAGATATACTCAAGATCAAAAGTAGAAAGACTTTCAGGATCAATTTTATCTATGATACAAGATCTGATAACATCTTTTAATGTATCAACCATAACAACAATATCTTCACTTTGTTGCGCAATCAATATCGATTTTTCTTCTTTAACTAAAAATGGACGATACTTAACAGTCTTTTTAGTAGAAGGTATCACCAAGTTATAAGTTGGTGTACTGTTCATTGGCAAAGCCATAATTTATTCTCCTTGCATTTTCTTAATCATTTTACTCAATTCAGCAGTGCTACCTACAAAGATAGCATTGTTGGTCACTTTATCAGCACCTTTCTTTGGAGCATCAAGTTTTTGTTTTTGCTGGTGTATATCTAATAACTGTTGGTTTACATCAGCAAGTTGTTTCATAAGGTTACCCACGACTTCAAAAGCACGTGGGTGTTCAGATTGTTTCGCCACTTCTAACGCATGATACAAAGCATTCTGCCCAGTTATTAGAAGTTCACGAAGGTTCGATCTAGTTGTTTCATAATCTGTTTCGATTTTACCTTCTGTTGTAGGTATAACCTCGCCAGTATTACTATCAATCACTTCAAGGGGTTTTGATTCTTGAGGTATTGTGTTAAACACTTCTGATAATGTATCATCGATTTTCATATTTATCCGTCGTTACGAGTGTTCCTTGTTGGTGGATCGCCTGGGAATCCTGCGCTGAAACTTGTTGCAGATGCGCTTCCAAAGCTGCTTGGAGCAGCTACTGGGGCTGGGAATGCGCTAGGTGCTGGCGCAGATACGCTAGGTGCTGCTGGCATTGCAGTTGGGAAGGCTGTTGTTGCTGGTGGGGTAGTAGTCGGTGCATTGTTTGCGCTCCCTGCGATCTTTTCTTGTGTACGACCAAATGCGGCAATACCTAAAACAGCACCCATGGCAACGTGGAATAAACCAGCACCTTGAAGTGTTAGTGGGTTCCACTGAACTAGTTGTTGGTGTTGTATTGTTTGTACGAGTGCCCACAGAATTGGAAATATAACCATATCAAAGAAACACACAACCATATACATCCACCCCATGGCTGGGCGCCATTTCTTTTGCATCCAGTCTTCATCTTTCTTCTTCTCCTGTACGATTTCATCTGCCATTTTTATCTCCTTAAAATTCCTGGTAGTTTTGTTACAATCTTTGAGCCAACTGCGCCTATCGCAAAATTCTTTAATCTGTTGATAAAAGAATTTAACGGATCTGTTTGAGTTCTAACTGCTGATGGTGTTTGATTAAAAATTGGCTGATATCGACTAATCGAATCACCAGAAAAATTAATTGACGCAAACCCACCAGTCGCATGATCTGAGTTAGGAATATATATTGGATCTCCAATAACATAATATTTGTATGCAAAATTTACAGATATCTTCATTATATCTTTGTTAGATTGATCTAACTGAACAGCACCTATACTTTTAGGAAATGCTTCTCTTAATTGAACAGCGTATCTTGTTTGATTCTTTAAATCTTGTACTTCAATTGTAATATCTGAAGTATAATCATCATAATAGTTAAAATTCCTAGTTCCTGGATTTTGAATATATGTCATCCAGTTATCAAAGAAATATTTAACTGTCATTGAAGTATCAACATAAAATGACATATTGATATCTTCATACAATCTTTCATATGGGGCTTTTCTAGTTTCACCATATGTTCTCATATCTGATGTATTAAAATTAGTTCCAGGTAATTGCACTTGATCGCACAATAATAATACATCTTGTAGCCAACTACCTGTTGGGTCTAATTGATATGGCTGTTTTGGGGTAATACAAACTAAAAATCTATTATTTCTAGCAAGACCATCTTGCTTTACTTTAGATATAAAGTCGTTTAATGGAGATTTTGCCATTTATGATCTTCTTATAATTTTTCTGGAATCTGCCCAGACTTGTTGTTTAGATGCGCCAACAAATCTTTCAACAGGTAATAACATCGCAGTTGCCCAGTCTTCTGAGTAGATTTGTCTAAACTGGCTTCTTACATGACCAGATAAATATTGTTTTACGCAAGGTTTTGCTGCAGCATAACGAGAAACTCCATCAATTAATGCCCAGCTATATTTGATTTTTGTAGTTTCATCCCAGCGACTATTTGACTTAAATACTAGCAATTGGTCTAGTAATTTAATTCTAAGGTCATATGGAAGATAATGCATATTTAAACCATAAAAACCATCAGCAGTTTTTCTGAAAGGAAATACTAACGGAAATCTATCATAGTATGGTAGATCATCTTTTGTTTTTGGATCATATACATACATATATAAATTTCCAGGCATAATTGCTGTGCGCATATGACTTGGTTCACCCTTTAATACTTTATTTGGGGTGATGTTTTGCTGTGCCATAGCAGACACTTGTTTTTCAAACCAGCTTCTAGATCTTTTTACCGCAGTTAAAAGATCGTATTTATTCTGGTCGAAAACGTCTTGGATAGGTTTCTTGATTGCCATATTGTTTATTTAGGTCAAACCAATCCAAGTTCTTTCTCTGTTATAATTTTGAATTCCCAGCCACGATCTTTCGCATACTCAGTAGCTGCTTTCCATTTGGCTTGATTTTTAATATACGTCATAGATTCTGTAATATATTTCTTGGTTTGACGTCCAGGATACTCTGGTGGAACACATTGCTTAGATGGTTTTACTTCAACCAGATATCTTTTTAAAGTACCATCCCTTTGTTGTACTTGGATCTGAAAATCAACAAAATAGCGATGAATTTTATTATCAGTTGGGCAACGATATGGAACGATAGTTTCTTCAGATTGCCACTTTATAATGCTTGGGTTTTTATCACACCAAGACGCAAATCGTGTTTCCCAACTAGAACGCATTATAATATTGGTTGGATCTCCAGTGTATTTTTCTGGATATAAAGGTTTGAACAATCTTTTATGGAACATAAATAAGTAATAGAATAGCCAATAACCCACTATTTAGAGTAAATCAATGGCAGATACCACACCAGCAACAACAGCTCCACCAGCTTCTCCTACACCAAAAAAGAATCTTTACACACCAAGAGGTGAGGCATCACTATTTGATAGCGAAAAGTATTCTATTCAAAATTATTCATACCCATCAGATTTATACGATTCTAGAGGAACGTATGGCGGTAACTATGCTATTTTCTACATTAATATTTCAACTGATTCTAAATTAGAACCTCCAGGTGGAGGAGAATCAGTTCAGGATTTAACACCAAGAGATCGTGGTGATCTTGTTGCAATGGGGTTAACTGGAACACAATTAGCTGCAGCAAATGCAACTGCTGGCGCAATTGAAGGTGCTATTGGTGGTGGTCTATTAACTGGAGACGCAAAAGGTGCAGCAAAAGGCGCAGCTGCTGGTGCAGTTGTTGGGGCAGCTACTGGTGTTATTGTTGGTGCTCAAGGAACACGTTCGCAAAAACGATTAAAAACTGCTATTGCTCTTCATATACCAAACAATCTTTCTATCAATTATAGCGTAACTTGGAATGAAGAAGATACTGGTGCAATTGCTATGGCTGCAGCAGGTGGTAGTGAAATAATGAAAGCGTTATCTTCTGGTGGTAAAAATAGCGATGTTACTGGAACAGGTGCAGCAATTTTAGCAAATATCGCTTTATCAAAAGGTCCAAACCAAGCAGCAAACTCTGCTGCTACTGGTCTAGCAGCAAACCCCAAGAAAGAGCAAGTATTCAAAGGTGTCAACTTTAGAACATTTAGTTTTGACTACAAGTTCTTTCCAAGAAATTCTGTTGAAGCGAGAAATGTATTAAACATTATTCAACAATTTAAGTATCATATGCATCCAGAGTTTAAAGATAACAATAACTTTGTTTATATCTATCCTTCTGAATTTGATATTTTTTATTACAATGATGGTCAAGAAAATTTAAATTTACATCGTCATACTTCTTGCGTACTAACAGATATGGCTATTAATTATACACCAAATGGTATGTTTAGTACATTCCCTGACGGAATGCCAACTCAAATTGATGTTACATTAAATTTCCGTGAACTTGCTCTATTAACTAAAGACAAAGTTAAGGATTATCTATAATGTATTTTAAAAACTTTCCAAAATTTCTTTATGATTTTGATATTACAAAAACTGTAGGAACAGGAACTCAAGCAAAGGCAATTGCTTTTATTAGTGGTGGCGCAGTTACTGGTATTGAAATTATAGATCCAGGTTCTGGGTATATTTCTGCTAATGTTACATTCTCTGCTCCAGAAGAAGCTGATGTTGCTGCTCAAGCATTTGCTACAGTTCAAAATGGACAAATAACGGATATTACTATTACTCAAGGTGGATATGGTTATGCTACTATACCAACTGTAACTATATCAACTCCATACACTTCATTAAATACTGAAACTAAAGCAGTTATTCTTACTGATATTACTAGAAATATTAGATTTCGTAGAGACGTTCTTGCCAACATAACTGTTTACGATTACTATGATATTGTTGAAGGTGAAACTCCAGAGATTGTTGCTGAAAAAATTTATGGTAATGCAATGTATCATTGGGTAGTAATGTTGGCAAATGAGATGTATGATTATCTTGGAGATTGGCCATTAACTCAAGCAAATCTTGATCAATATGTTATTGATAAATACGGAGATTCAGCAACAGCAATTCATCACTATGAAAATGCAGCTGGTATTATAGTTTCTTATGACTATCCTTCTGCAGTTCCAGTTACTAATGCTGGATATGAAGCAGAGGTTAATGAATCAAAACGCAGAATTAAAATTATTTCAAGAGATCTGTTATCAATAATTCTCAAAAATTATAAAGATGAAATCTAATGCAAGCAGCAGATAAAGAGTTAAGATTTGCTGGTGATGTCAGTATTGAAAAATGTGACATATTTACTAGTGGTGGCTTGAAGCAAGATATTGCTGCTCAGGTAATTGCCATTTCAATTTATGAAGATATATTTTCTCCATTTATATCTGGCTCTTTAACTGTAAGAGAATCTTTTGATTTAGTTAATCTCTTTCCTTTTGTTGGTGAAGAGATGGTTGAAATACAAATTGTTACTCCAACATTAGAAGAAAATAAAAATATTAGAGGAACATTTTACATTTATAAAATGACTGACCGAGTTTTACTTGGTGATAAACTTGTTGCATATCAACTACATTTTATTTCACCAGAAGCAGTCATTGATCTTAATAAAAAAATAAGTAAAGTATATTCAGGTAAACCAGAAGATATTGTTAAGTCTTTAATTACAGATAATTTTAATGGCTTACAAAGTAAAAAAGAAGTATTTGTTGAACCCACAAATAAAGACATAAAGTTTATTTCAAACTTTTGGTCTCCTGCTAAATCTATTAATTATGCAACAAGTTTGGCTGTTAATAAAAATGATGCTGCGAATTATGTATTCTTTGAGAACAGATATGGGTTTTATTTTATATCATTAGATTCCCTTTATACAAATGGGTTATATCAATCATTTACTAAAGATGGGTATACAAGAGATCAACTTCCAGGTGGTGGTGATGCCAAAAATATACCTGAAGATTTTAGAAGAATAGAAGAACTTATAATTCCAACTGGTTTTGATTACATGGATAAAATCCGTAGCGGTATGTATTCTTCAAAATTAATTTCTTATGATTTGAATAGAAAAATATACAATGCTAAAAATTACAGCATAAGAGAAAAATACGATAAATGGAAACATTTGAATCCAAATAAAAATATTGGAGATAATGCAATATTTAGATCTAATTCTTTGTTACTAAATTATCCTAGAGATAATGCTAACTTTAGTGGATATGGTGACGCTACAAATTATAAGCATGTGCAAGAGAGAATTTCTTTGATGAAATTAGCAGAGTCTAGTAAAATTGAAATTACAGTTCCAGGTAGATCTGATTATACTGTTGGACAAAAAGTTGCTGTTACTTTAAATAAAACTCAACCAGTAAGCGAAACTGATAATGATCAAGATTTAATTGATCAGATGTTTTCAGGGTTTTATATTATCTCTGCTATCAATCATTATGTTACAAGAGAGCGCCACGAATGTCATATGGAATTGATAAAAGATAGTATACAATTAAAAATTGATAGGAAGAAATAATGTTTTATACAGGTGTAGTTGAAAGTCGTTCAGATCCATTGGAACTTGGTCGTTGTCAGGTTCGTATTGTAGGATTACATACGCACGATAAAACACAGCTTCCAACTCAGCAGTTACCATGGGCAACTCCAGTTCAGCCGATAGGTTCTGCTGCGATGAATGGTATAGGATATACTCCAGTTGGTCCAGTCGAAGGAACAACTGTTATTATTATGTTTGCTGATCAAGATATGCAGCAACCAATTATGCTTGGTACTGTTGGTGGAATACCTCATGCTCCACAAGCAGTATCTGATGACGATAGTGCAGCAGTAATACCATCGTATGCAATTAAAGATACTATTCTAAGAACTATTGATGGTCCAGTAACTGGTAAACAATTAACATTTATTGATAAAGAAAATGGCAGAACAAATCTAACTAATGGTTTAACTGCAAATATGAAAGTCCTTGGATTTGGATTATCCAATGATTGTTATATTGTTTCTGTAGATTCACTAACTCAAATTACTATTAGCGAACAGGTTACTGGTTACGGTGAAAATATTATTACATTTAAACCAGCCCCAACTAATTTAGATGCTGTAAATAGAAGCAAAGCATCTGGAGTATTAACTGATAGTAGTGGTAATCCAGTTGTTAGTGGAGATGGTACTCCTATTCGAACAACCCCAGCTGAGCCAAGCCCAACTACTCCAGCAGCACCTGCAGTAACTGCAACAAATACGTCAATCCCAACAGTTCCGCCACCAAAATCTTCTTCAAATTCAGGTAAAGCATCTGATGGTATTAAGGCACTTATTGCTGCATGTGACAAAGTTGGATTGACAACCAAAGAACAAAAATGTGCATTGCTTGGTATCGCTGGTGGTGAGTCTGGTTGGATTCCTCAATTAGAAGGATATAATTATAGTGCTTCTCGTTTAAAACAAATATACTCATTTACAACTGAAGAAACTGCATCGAAATATTCTGATGCATCTAAGAAAGGTGTTACTAGAGAAGAATTCTTTAGTTGGGTATATGGTCCAACTCAGCGTGGTAAGGGGTTTCTTGGCAATCAAACTGATGCTGATGGCGGTAAGTATTATGGTCGTGGATTTATTCAGTTGACTGGTAAGGGTAACTATGCTCGTTATCAAAAACTTGCTAATGCAGCTGGATTGAATATTGATATTGTTAATAATCCTGACTCGCTTGATGCTGATATTAATGTAAGTGCATTAGTTGCTGCCCTTTATATTAAAGATCGTGTTCCAGTTGGTGTTAAACCAAATGCTCATCCAGATTATTTTTATGCAGCAAAAAAAGCAGTTGGTGTAAACTCACCAGATATTGCTGCTAGAAAATTAAAATATTATGAATACTTTTACGGAACTGGCGCAGATGGCGCAGTTGAAAAAGACGCTAACCCACCTTCAGTTGAGCCACCAAAAGATGGATCTAATCCAACACCTGGACCATCAGAAGCATCAATTGCTAATGGAACTGATAATACTGGATTTAGAGATCCAAATAACAAATATCCTCTAAAAGATTATATTGGAGAACCAGATACAAATCGTTTGGCTCGCGGTATTGTTGAAGGAACTATTGTTGCCAAGAAAGACGCATCAATCCGTAAGGGTGTTCCGAAGGCATATGATCAAGGTAACTGGGATCAAAACCTACCTTCATATGGTGCGCAATATCCATATAATAAAGTTTATGAGTCAGAGGCTGGACATATTCAAGAGTTTGATGATACTCCAGGATATGAGCGTATTCATACTTACCATAGAGCAGGAACATACCATGAAGTAGATCCAAATGGAACTCAGACAAATTATATCGTTGGTGATAATTTTATTATTACAGAACGTAATGGGTTTATTTGGATCGGCGGTGAATATAATTTAACAGTTGATGGTAATGCAAATATATTCTGCCGCACTGATGCAAATATTGAAGTTGCGCAAAATGCTAATGTTCGTGTAGGAAACAATGTTGAACTTGGTGTTGCTAATGACATGAATATGGCTATTGGTGGTGATATGAAGATTAAAGTTGCTGGAACATTTAATGTAGCTGCCAATAATATGACTGTAAAATCTGCCAATAATTTATTCATGCAAGCAGGGCAAGGAACAAGCATTAAATCAAATGCTGTTGAGATTGAATCAGCAGAGGATATGAATATTCTTGCTGGTGGAACTTTACATGCTGATTATGCTCAGGGACAATTCGGTAATGGCGCATCTGGTGGTCAGGATGTAGAAGATTTTGATCTACCACCACCACCTGCTGGCGACCCATTAAATCCAACAGTGCCTCAATTAATACCACCTGACCGTAAAGTAGCTGATGGTGCTGCGGCAGAAACTCCAGAAGATTATGCTACTCCAGAAGGTAGAGCACAATCAGCCCAACAATCTAGAGAAAGTGGGGTTGTTAATCCACCAGTGCCAATTACAGCAGAAACTCCAGCACCTGTTTCTGGCGGATCTAATACTGTAATACCAACCGATTGCAAAATTATTTACAACACAACTAACTTTACTGATGACTATCGTATGTCTAAAAACTTTACATTAGGTATGTTAATGGATGGTGGTTTAAATGGTAAACATAAACTTGTTGATCAGCAATTACAAGGGGCTGATGGTAAAATAAGAACATTTACTGTTCAGGAAATTGTTTGTAATCTCGCTCAAACTTGTCAAAATATTCTCGAACCAGCACTTGAAGTTCTTCCAGGAGGAATAGGCGGAAGAAATAAACAATGGAAAATTACTTCTGGTTATAGATTAAAAGGGGTAATTAAAACTGAGTCCCCAAACTCTTCACATTGCAAAGGATTTGCTATTGACGTTGCTTTGTTACTTCCAGATAGAATGCGTAAAACATATGAACTAGCAACTGCTCTAGAGAAAATATTACCGTATGATCAGATTATTTTAGAGTATCGTTATCAGGATCAGGTTTGGGTTCATATGGGTTATGGAAGCACACAAAGAAAAATGGCGTTTACTATGTTAAATGATAGAACTCACACTATGGGTAAATTTGTTCTTCTTGACTCTATTACACCTCCATCAGCAGTAAAAGCATGACAGCATTAACTTATAAAGGTGCTATGAGCAAAGGTTTGGATGGTGGACCACCAACTGGTTTAAATACTAAAAATCAATGCACAAAGAGTTATGTTGGTGGTAAATTAATAGGGGTAGTTGGAGATCAATTTGATGCCCATACTGCGAATAGGTCTTTGCATCAAAATGAACAGCGTCAAATAACCTCTGGAGCATCTAAGACTTTCTTTGAGGGTAAGGCTGCTGCAAGGGTAAACGACCCGATAGCGGACAACGATCAAGTAGCTGATGGGAATGCAAAGACCTCAGTAGAATAACCTAAATAAGTATATGGCAAATAATACAAGAACATTCTCAGATTTAGATCTAAATTTCACAAAAAATCCTGTGACGAAAGATGTTACTCGTCGTTACGATGAGGATGCGGTAAAGAATGCTCTAAAGAATTTGATCCTTACTAGTAACTATGAAAGACCATTTCATAGTGAAATTGGAAGTCCTATTAGAAAACTTCTTTTTGAACCAACATCTCCAATGCTTGGTGCTATGTTAAAACGAACAATACAGGATGTTATTAATACGTTTGAACCAAGAGTTCAATTATTAGATATTATTTGCGTCGTAGCTGCAGACGATCAAACAATTGATGTTTCAATTGAGTTTACAATTTTGAATACGACTGCCCCAATAACGCTAGATTTAACGCTACAGAGAACACGATAAATGGCAACTACTAATAAAAAGATTAATGTCACAACATTAGATTTTGATGATATTAAAACAAACTTAAAAACTTTCCTTAGCGGACAAACCGAGTTTCAAGATTACGATTTTGAAGGCTCCGCAATGTCTGTTATTCTTGATGTTTTGGCTTATAATACTCACTATAATGCTTTGTATAATAACCTTGCTATTAACGAGATGTTTCTTGATTCAGCAAGAAAACGTAATAGTGTAGTTTCTCTTTCTAAAATGCTTGGTTATTCGCCAAGATCTGCTACTTGCGCTCAGGCTACTATAACTTTGACAGTTTCTGCTCCATCTTCTGGTGCAACAATTTTAACATTACCAGCATATACTCCATTCAATACTACTATTGATGGTAAAAATTATACATTCTATACTACTGGTTCAGTTACCAACACAAGTGCTACTGGTGTTTTTGTGTTTCAAAATTTAGTTATTACTGAAGGAACGCCATTAACATTTAATACTACTGTTGGAACTAATACACGTTATATTATCCCAAATTCAGATATTGATTTAAATACATTAACAATCCGTGTCCAAGAATCCGCAACTTCTTCTGTATATACTACTTTTGCAAAAGCAGATAGTTTAGTCAATGTTAATTCAACTAGTAAGTCTTATTGGGTAAAAGAAATAGATAATGCATTATATGAAATAACATTTGGCGATGGCAATCTTGGTATGAAATTAGATAGTGGTAATATTGTTCATATGAATTATTTTGTTTCTAGTTTAGATGCACCAAATAAAGCAAGACAGTTTACATATGGCGGACCAACCTTAATTGCAAGCGCACAGATCAATATTACTACAATTGGCGCAGCAGCAAATGGTGCATCTTCTGAAGATATTGATAGTATTCGTTTTAATGCACCAAGAATGTACGCTTCTCAAAATCGTTGCGTAACCCCTGATGATTATAAATCAATTGTATATTCTTTATTTTCTGATGCTGCTTCTGTTACTTGTTGGGGTGGTGAAGATAATAATCCACCAGTTTATGGTAAAGTTTATATTTGTATTAAACCAAAAGATGCAGATAAACTTACTACTACACAAAAATCTGGATTGATATCATCTATTCTTCAATCAAGAAATGTAGTTTCTGTTGTTCCAGTTATTGTTGATCCAGAATATATTAACATTGCTATAACAACTACCATATATTATAATGAACAAGCAACTTCTAAAACTGCTTCTGAGATTGCTGGTATTGTCACAAATACTATTAATGCTTATAATGTTAATGAGTTGGATAGATTTGATGGAGTATTTAGATTCTCTAAACTTAGTAAGTTAATTGATAACTCTGATCCATCAATAACAAATAATATTACTACTATTTTATTACGTAGAGCATTGGTTGTTAGATATAATACTTCTGCGCAATATTTACTTAATTTAATTAACCCTATTTGGAGTGCTGGGCAACCAGAAGAATCATTTAAGAGTACTGGCTTCTATATTGCAGGAAGTGATGAGATTCATTACCTTGATGATGATGGTGTTCAGTATGTTCGTTTATTCCGCTATGGAACTAATGGTATTAAAATTATTGTAAACCCAACAATTGGTAATATTGATTATACAAATGGTGTTGTTGATATTAAAAATTTAAATATTACTGCTTTGGCTAATTTGGATTTAGAACTTTCAATTCGCCCATTATCAAATGACGTAGTTTCAGCACTTACTCAAATTGCGCACATTCCTCCAGAACACTTAAAAGTAACAGCAATTCCTGACCCAACTGCTTCTGGCGACCTTCGTGGTGGATATAACTATACATTTACTTCTAGTCGCTCATAATGATTACAAGACCTAAAGTTTCATCGATAGTAGCATCACAGCTACCTGAATTTGTCAGGGAAGAATATCAAACATTCGTTGATTTTTTAAAAGCGTATTATGAATTTTTAGAAACTACGCAAAAAGATCCAATAACATTACGCGACATTGATACAACTCTTGATGCATTTATTACTTACTTTAAGTCTGAACTCGCTCAGAAATTGCCGTATTCAACTGTTGATGAAAGATTTTTAATCACAAGAATTAAAGATCTTTATCTTGCAAAAGGTAGTGAATCAAGTTTTAGACTTCTGTTTAGAATCTTATTCAATAAGGATATTACACTCCAATACCCATCAACTCAAATGTTACGTGCATCTGATGGAAAATGGAATCAAGACGTTTCAGTTTTTGTAAAAATATTAATTGGTAACCCGCAAACAATTGTTGGGAAAATGGTTGATGTTGTAACTACAACAAAGATCGTTAGAGTTCTTATTGATCGTCGTCAATATGTTGAGGTTGAAGTTGATAGAGCAATTCGTATTTCTGATGATGTATATGAGTTTATTTTAGATCGTCGTTTCTTTGGCACAATTTCAGTTGGTGATACTTTACGATATCTTGATAGTAATAATAATATATTATTTAATGGTTTAATTTTACCAACTACTTCAACATTAATGGTTGAACAGGCAGGAACTGGTTTTAAAGTTGGAGATCTATACAATATTAATAACTTCCAAGGATATGGAAGTATTATGAAAGTTTCCGCTGTTGATTCTGCTGGTGGTATTTCCCAGGCGCAGTTTATTAAATTTGGTACTGGTTATACTACTGACTTTACCTCTTCAATAACTTCTCAAAAGGGGCAAGATACTGCTTCAACTGAAGGTGTTATTATTTCTCGTGTTGATAGTTTTCTAGCACCAGCAAATAAATCAGTAGCGTTGGGTATTACTGAGAAAACTTCTGGATTTGCAGAGACTGGTTCTATTAACACTTCAGATTATAATTTAGCCATTAATTCAACTTTAACAGGAACGCTTACTGCCACTAATGGTAGCGCAACTATTACTGGTTCTGGAACTTTATTTGCTTCTGAACTAACCTTTGGCGACATTATAACTTTGTCTGGAGTTGTATATAAGGTTCAAAGTGTTGCCAGTAATACTAGTTTAACTTTAACTGCCAACTTTGCAGGAACAACTTCTAGTTCTTTAACAGCTGTTGCTTCTCTTAGACCAGCTGCTATCGATGGCACTTATGCTGGTTTAACTGTTCGTGAATTTGGTATTAGTTCTGCTAACTCTGTAGCCACAACAACTACACCTGCTATTATTAAAGTATCTCTTGGACCACTTGCTAAATATCCAGGATACTATGTTAATAATGATGGATTCTTAGATGATGCTATTTACATCCAAGATAGTAAATTTTACCAATCACATTCTTATGTAATTAAGATTGATCAATCTTTAAATACATACAAAACAATTGTTAAGAATCTGATTCACCCTGCTGGTATGGCAATATTTGGTGAATATGATCTCCGTAATGAATTTACAATTAATACTGCAATTGAATCATTAATTAAGATTCTTTCAATTACAGTTTCAGATTCAGCAGTCTCAGGAACTAATACAGAGATTAAATATATCTCTAAACTTATTAATTCTATTGCGTACGATCATACTTTAAATGATGGATATACTTTAGATGATGATACAGTAGGTACAGTTGACTATACTGGAACATTACTAAATAGAACATTACCGTATTTCGATATAACAAAACCTCTTGGAACTCATGCTACTTTGGCTGGTCCAACTGAAAATTCTACAGTTTCACCAACAGATTCTGGTGGACAGATTTTATTTAATCCATATGTTGAAGCAGGATGGTTCTTAAATGACACTGGTTCATATGTTGGTGAACCAACAACTTTCTAATCAAGGAGATATAATGATAAACCTAAACGATACATTTACCCCTACTGGCGAACTTGAAATTGTTCTCCGTAATATTCAAGGCAATATTAAAGAAATCCGCAAAGCAAAAAATTTAGTAGTTTCTGCTGGCAAAACATATTTGGCAAATCGTGCAGTTGGCACTGCTTCTTCGATTATGTCACATATGGCTATTGGAACTGCAACATCAACTCCACAAGCAGCTGATACTCAATTAGGTACTGAGGCAGGTCGTGTTACTTTAGCGTCTTCTTCTAACAGTGCAAACGCAATTACTTATACTGCGACTTTCCCAGCTGGTACTGGTACTGGTGCTATTACTGAGGCTGCTGTTCTAAATGCTTCTTCAGCTGGTACTATGCTTTGCCGCACAACATTCCCTGTAGTTAATAAAGCAGCTGGTGATTCTATCGCTGTTACATGGGTTGTTACAATCAGTTAATTGGAAATTTAAATGTCATCATTACTAAAATCTCCGTTAGACAATTCTATTGCTGACGCAGTATATAATGAAATCCAAAATCGTAGCGCAAGGTATTACTACTTTTTAGGTAAAACTGTTCGTTGGACGGATGAAACCAATCCACCATATCCAATTGATAGTTTTGATTATGAACTCAAATCAAGAGATGAAATAATAACTTTAAAAGAAGTCAACTCTACAGATGTGGCTTTTGTTATCCCAAGAAAAGACTGGGTAACTGGTCAGGTTTGGGATATGTATGATGATCAATATTCTACTGAAGTTCAAGGTATTAATTTAATTGCTGGTGGTTATGGATTTTCTGGAACTCCAACAGTATCAATAACAGGTGGTGGTGGATCTGGTGCTGCTGCAGTAGCAGTTGTTAATAATGGTATTATTACTAACATAAATCTAACATCTCGTGGGTATGGATATACTTCTATCCCTACTGTTACTATTTCTGGTGGTGGAGGAGCTGCTGCTAATGCAACTGCTGTTGTTAGTATTGCTCCATCAGGCGCACAGCGTCTAGAAGATACAAATTGTTATGCACTTACTGATGATTATAATGTATATAAAGTTTTAGATAATAATAATAATGCAATTTCTACATATAAACCAGTTGGTACTGTTGTAGATCCTGTCATTATGCCAGACGGATACATGTGGAAATACTTATACAGTATTCCAATTGCTCTCCGCAATAAATTCTTAACTGATGTTTATATGCCAGTCGTTAACTCTATTCGCTCGCAGTTCTATTCTGGTGGTGAATTGTTGAATGTTAAAATTGACAATGCTGGCCAAAATTATACTTTTGCAAATATTACTGTTGCAGGTGATGGTTATCGTTCATCAGATCCATTATTATTAAAATCATTAACACTATCTTCTGGTGGTTCAGGTTATACTTCTGGAGCAACATTAAGTATTGCTCCTCCATTTAATGGAGCAAATACTTGGACTGCTGGTGTTGGTATTCTTCTTGGACAAAAAGTAGAATACAATAATAATTTATATGAATGCACAGTATCAGGGACTACTGCTAGTCCTGGACCAAATCATAAATCTGGTGTAGTTGCTAATGGTACTGCAGCACTTAAATATATTGGAACTAGAGCGACTGGAACATTAACTATTACTAGTGGTGTTGTTACTGGTTATACTTTAAATGGACAAGTGTATGAAATTAATATGACCAGTGGTGGTCTTGGATATACTTCTGCTCCATCTTTAACACTTTCTGGTAGTGGTGGCTTTGTTGGTCAGGCAATTATGAATGGTACTTCAGTATCAAGAGTTTATATTTCTAACTCTGGAGATGGATATACTTCAGTTCCAACATTGCAGTTTGGAACTCAATGGACTTCTTCTACTGCTGTTACTGTTGGTCAACAAATTTATTATTCAAATAGACTTTATACGGTAACTGTTGCAGGAACAACTTCTACTACTGCCCCAACGATTAATGGATCTATTGCTACAGTACCAGTAACTAATGGTGGGTCAGGATACACAAGTTCGCCGACCTTTACTGTAAGTGCACCTGATGTTCCAGGTGGCAGTAATGCTGTTGTAACTGCTGTTGTTTCCGCAGGTGTTATTACTTCAATTACAATTTCAGGTGCTGGTACTGGTTATATCAATCCTCCATTAATTACTTTTACAGGTGGTGGTGGAACTGGTTTACTTCTTGGCACTGCAACAATGCAGACTGCTGCTAATGGTACTGCAACTATTAAATATGCTGGTGTTACTGCCTCAGGCACTGCTGTTTTAAAATATGGTTCAGGTTATTCTGCTCTACCAACAGTTACAATTACTCCAGTTTCTGCAGGTACTGGTGCTACTGGTTATTTTGTTGGTGTTCAATCATCAGCTAAATTAATTCCTTTGATTACTAACGGACAGATAAAATCAGTTCAGATTGATGATGGTGGTATTGGTTACACTTATGCTAACCTTACAGTAACTGGTGATGGGACTTCTGCGCAAGTAAGCGCAGATCTTTCTCCAGGCGATATTAACACGCTGCAAGCCAATACTGAACTACTAACACCTGATGGTCGTATTATGGCTTACCCAGTTATTTCTGGTGGTTATGGTTACGGTTCAGATTTTCCTATAACTATTACTGGTGATGGAACAGGTGCTGCTGCTACTGCTCATGTGTATAATGGCGCAATACGTAAAATTGAAGTTACGAATTATGGTCTTGGTTATCGTTGGTGTAAAGTTGCGTTTGATCAGGGATCTGGTACTGGCGCTGTTGCTCGTGGTGTTATGGCTCCATATGGTGGCCATGGTAAAGATCCAATTACTGGTATGTTTGCTAAAACATTAATGTTCTACAGCAATGTATCTAAAGATACTAATCAAGGATTTGCTGTAAATAATGACTTCCGTCAATTAGGTATTATTAAAAACCCTCGCCAGTTTGGCGCATATGGTAACTTAGCAAGTGCTCTTGCTTCTGCGTGTTATGTAATTACTGGTTTTATTGATACTACTAATTTCACCCAAGATATGGCAGTTAATCTTGGGTCTGCAACTGGTCCACTGTTTAGGATTGTTGCTCTTACAACAACTGGTTGTTTATTACAATCATTAGATAATGCAACTCCTGCTGTTGGTAATGTATTTTTAAATGCTGCTGGAAATACTTTTTCTGCATCTGGTGTAACCCCTCCAAACGCAGATAAATATTCTGGACATATGTTGTTTATTGACAACAAAGTAGCCTTTACCCCTACTGCTGATCAGAACGTGACTCTAAGAACTGTTATACATTTCTAACATAAATAAACAAATAACTTAAAGAGTAAAAGAATGCTAGATTTCAATACCGAACCGTATAATGATGATTACGATGAAGCCAAAAAGTTTTATCGTATTCTTTATCGCCCATCTTTTGCGGTTCAGGCTCGCGAACTAACTCAAATGCAGAGTATTCTGCAGAATCAAATTAAACGTCATGGTGATGCTATATTCAAACAGGGTGCTATGGTTATCCCTGGACAAGCATCAGTTCAAACTATAACTCAGCCTGGAGCTGGTGCAGATTATGTAAAATTACAATCTTTGTATAATAGTGTAGCAGTTGAAACATTTTTAAAGAATTTAAAAGGTAAAACTCTAATTGGTCAAACAACTGGTGTAAAAGCAACAGTTACTTTATGCCAAAGCGCAGAAGCCAGTGATCCAACAACATTATATTTAAATTATACTGTATCTGGCACAAATACTACAACTAAAACTTTTGCTGCTAATGAAGTATTAATAACTAGCGATTCAGTATATTCAGTTCAAATTCAAAGTGGAGCTGGATCTGTTGGTAAAGGTTCTCTTGCAACAGTTAATCAGGGTGTTTATTATATAAATGGTCATTTCTGTTTGGTTGATACTCAAACTATTGTTCTTGACAAATATACAACTACTCCAACATATCGTATTGGTCTAAATGTCTCTGAAGAAATTATTACTCCAGAACAAGATGAAACTCTTTTAGATAATGCTCAAAACTCATATAACTATGCTGCTCCAGGTGCACATCGTTATTACATTGATTTAACATTAACTAAACTTGGAATTGATTCAATTTCTGATTCTAACTTTGTAGAGTTAATTCGTGTTACTAATGGTTCAATTAAAACTATTGTTGATAAAACACAGTATTCTTTACTTGCTGATGAGATGGCTCGTCGTACATATGATGAATCTGGAGATTATTCTGTTCGTGGTTTCGATATTGATATTCGTGAACATCGCAATAATAATCGTGGAACTTGGCTTCAAAATACTGGTTATCTAATTGGCGATATCGTTACATATAATGGTATCACATACACTGCTTTAAATAGCGCAACTTCAGTTACAACACCTCCAACTCATACTACTTCTTCTGCATATGATGGTCCAGGAGCAACTGGTGTTAATTGGCAGTATGATACTGCGCCACCATACAATCGCGGTATATTTTTAAATGGTAATGAATCTCAGGTTGCTGTTGGTATTGAAGCAGGTAAAGCATATGTTCATGGATATGAAATTGAAAAAACTGCGGTAACATATATTCCTGTTGATAAAGCACGTACTTATGTTCAAGCGACTGCTTCAGTAGTTGATACTACTGTTGGTAATTATGTATTGGTTACCAATGTAAATAATTTGCCAAAAGTAGAAGAACTGGCACAAGTTACACTTTATAATGCAATTACTGGTTCTTCAAATCGTGGGTCGCCTCAAGGTACTATTGTTGGTTATGCTCGTGCTCGTTATATGGAATGGCATACTGGTCTACCAGTAGGTTATTCGGCAGTTTATAAACTTGGTTTATTTGATGTTCAGATGAATTCAGGATATGCATTTAATACTGATGTTAAATGTTTAGCGTACACTGTTCCTTCAGATTCAAACTTAAACTTTACTGCTGATATCAGCCCAGTAGTTACACAATTGATTGGTTCAGTTACTGCTTCAGGCACAACTATTACTGGCACTGGAACTTCTTTCTTAACTGATTTAAAAGTAAATGATTTAGTTTTAATTGGTGGAATTGGTGGTTCTTATCGTAAAGTCGCCACAGTTTCTGCCCAAGGAACTATTACCGTTGATACTTCAATTACAGTAACTGGTGCAACTATTGCTAGATGTACTACTCAAATTTTAGAAGCAGATAAAACATCATTAATATTCCCATTACCATATAACGCAATTCGATCAATGAGAACTGCTGGTACAGGTGGAACTAATAATACTACATACTACTGTTACCAAAAATTTACTCAAACTGCAACTGGAACATCTATTACATTAAGTACATCGGGTACTTTTGCTCCAGCATCTGAGCAAACTAATTATACTGTTATTGATAATGATGCAACATCAGGTGGTGCTATTATTGTGCCAGATTCTATTACTCCATCTGGTTCAACTTGTACTATTGTTGTTCCTAGTGGTCAGTCTGGTCATTCTATTTCTGTTATTGCAGTAGTTATTAGAAATGGTTCAGGATTTGAAAAGACTAAAACTCTTACAAATACTTCTGAGGTATTTAATACTCAAATTGCTGCACAAGCAGCAGTTGTTTATTTGGACAAACCTGACTTATTTAAAATTGTAAGTATTATGATGGCTCCAGGTGCAGCATGGGGTTCTACTCCAGCTTCTAGTGCATATACTGTTGATATCTCTGATAGATTTACAGTAGATAATGGTCAGAAAACTACTTACTATGATTGGGCATCTCTAACATTAAACCCATCTTTTGCTGCTCCATCAAATCCATTTAAAGTAACATATCAATATTTTGAACATGGCGCTGGTGATTATTTCGATGTTAACTCTTATAGTAACATTGATTATAAAACTATATCACCAACTTTAAGAGATTCATTGGATTTCCGTCCACGTGTTGCTAATAAATCTTCTGGTACTGTTAAAAACTTTGTAGGAACTGGTTCAATTATTTCTGCTATACCAAAACGTGGACAAGCAGCTACTGCTGATTATAGTTACTATCTACCAAGAAAAGATAAAATTGCAGTAGATATTAATGGTAATATTTTTGATATAACTGGTGTTTCTTCATTAACACCTGGATATCCATCAGATCCAGATTTGGGTATGGTGCTTTATACAATCGACTTAACTGCATATACATTTACTGCAGATGCTACTAATATATCCGCAAGAAAAGTAGATAATAAGCGATATACTATGCGTGATATCGGAAGACTAGAATCTAGAATTAACAATCTTGAATACTATACTTCTTTATCATTATTAGAACAAGAAACTCAAGCATTAAAGATTACTGATTCTAGTGGTCTAGATCGTATGAAAAATGGTTTCGTTGTTGATAACTTTAGTGGAAGCAAATTAGCAAATAGTAAATCAAAAGATTATCTATGTGCAATTGATATGGAGCAAAATCAATTACGTCCATTTTATTCTCAGTATAATGTTAATTTATTAGAAAAATATTCTAATAATTCTGCCAGAACATCTGCCAATTATCAGTTGACTGGTGATATTATTACATTACCTTATACAACTACTCCATTAATAACTCAGCAGTATGCTTCTCGTTTGGAGAATATTAATCCATTTGCTATCTTTACGTTTATTGGTGATGTTCAATTAAATCCTCCTTCTGATGATTGGTTTGAAGTAAATCGTCTTCCAGATATTATCCAACAGGTTGAAGGTAATTACAGTACTATTTTAAATCTCGCACAAAAAGCAGGTGCGCTTGGAACAGTTTGGAACGCATGGCAAACTGAATGGACTGGAGTAAGTATTGCTGGTCCTGTACAGTATAATGGTGCTGCTGCTGGTTATGCTGCAGCAAGGGGTATTACTGGTGGAAACTTTAGTCTAAATGGTGGTTGGGGAATTTATGCTGGTAGTTATACAGTAACTCAAACTACTGCTACTCAAGTTGGTCAATCAAGAAGTGGTATTGAAACTAAACTTGCTCTTAAAACTGATTATGAAACAGTCTCAGATGTTACAGTTTCTACTGCAGTTATCCCGTATATTCGTTCAAGAAATATTCTTGTTCAAGCACATAAGTTGAAACCATCAACTAGATTCTATCCTTACTTTGATGGGGCAGATGTTTCATCTTACTGTACTCCTGCAGTTAAAATGATATACACACCATCATCTGGTACTTTTGATTATAAAACAAACGTAGGCGGACAAGCATCTGAATTAAAACGAAGAATTCTTGGTGATGCTCAGATGTGTCTTAATGCAGGTGATGTTATTAGTAATGGAGCAGGAACTGCTTCTGCTGTTGTCGTTAATGTTTATATTGATGCTAATAATGCTTATTGTTTAAGTCTTGTGAATATCAAAGGTTCTTTTGCTAAAGATGATACAATCTCTGGTTCTATTAGTAGTGCTCAAGGTGTTGTAGTTTCTGTAACTACGCCAACAACATTAGTAACTACTGCTGGTGGTGATGTTGAGTTTCTATACAATATCCCACAAACTGATTCAGTACGTTTTAGAACTGGTAAACGAGAATTTGCATTAAAAGATGTATCAACTTACGCTGGAGATTATACTTCACGTGGTATTGCTACTTATGAAGCAACTGGTATTTTAAATAGTACTCAGAAAACAGTTAATGCCGTTCGAAATGGACAAATCGTTACTGAACAAGTTTCTGGTAATCAAACTGTTTGGCAGGATTCTACTAAAACACTTGGTAGTGGTGGCGTTTGGTATGATCCACTTGCTCAATCTTTCTTAGTTCAACAAAAGGGTGGAGCATTTATAACTTCTATTGATATTTTCTTTGCTACAAAAGATAGTTCAATGCCAGTTACTTTACAAGTTCGTGAGATGGTAAATGGTACTCCAGGTAAGACTATTCTACCATTTAGCGTAGTAACTTTACGTCCAGAACAAGTAAACTTATCTGCTAATTATGTTGCTATGCCAGATAATTCTCAAAGACATAGTTATGATACTCCAACTAGATTTACTTTTGAGAGTCCAGTATATTTACAAGACGCAACTGAATATTGTTTTGTCCTCCAGTCTGACTCAAATGGTTACAATATTTGGGTATCTTATATGGGCGATCAAATCCCTGGATCTGGAAGAACTATTTCTGAGCAACCATATGCTGGTGTAATGTTTAAATCACAGAACGCATCTACTTGGACTGCTGATGATAATGCTGATATTAAGTTCACTATTAATCGTGCAAAGTTTAATACTTCAGTTGTTGGTGATGTTGAATTTGTTAATGATGTTTTACCATATGATACATTAGATAACAATCCATTCGAAACTATTTCTGGATCTAATTTAGTTCGTGTGTGGCATTATGATCATGGCATGCCAACTGGTTCAACTGTAGATATCTCTGCAGTTAATGCTAATGATCCAGGAACTGGAACTATTACTGCTTCAACTAGTAGCGCAACTGTTACTGGTGTAGGTACTGCATTTACTACTGAACTAGCAGTCGGTTCTGCTTTGTATAATTCACAGGATGTTTTAATCGGTTCTGTTTCTGCTATTGCAAGCGATACTTCTTTAACACTAGGTTCTAATGCTGGTGTTGCTGTTACTGGTGCTGCTTTCCAATATGTTGCTCCAATTAATGGTATTCCTGCTGTTGAAATATATACTAATCATATTATCAGTAATGTAGATATGAATTGTTATACATTTAGTTCTACAACTAGCGCAACAACTTCTGGATATACTGGTGGTACATTAGTAAAGGCAAGTAGAAATGTCCAGTTTGATGTAGTAAATCCAGTTGTTCAGATGCAGAATTTCTCTGATACAACATCTACATTCTCTATCAAAACTACTTCTGGTAAATCAATTGATGGCAGTCAAACTCCAAACGTAATTGATTCAGGGTTCTCTCCTGCGCTAAGAAATCAGAATAATATTTTCTATTCTCCAAGAATGATTTGTTCTGAGAGCAATGAGAATGTTTTACTTTCTGGTAATAAATCATTAACTTTTGCTGCCCTAATATCAACCACAAATGATGCAGTTTCTCCTGTTATTGATACTACTCGTACAAAGTTAATCGCAGTTAGTAACAAATTGAACTCCCCAACTCAGTCTAATACCAACGTGGATCCATTAGATTTATCTACTGCCTTCTCATATTCTACTGGTGCATTTACTTTTGTTTCTGGCGGAACTATAACTTCTACAGTTTCTGCAGTTAGAACTGCCATGGCTGGTATCGGTATCGGTAAATATGTAACTATCTCTGGTGCAACCACTTCTGGAAATAATGGAACTTTCTTAGTTACTGGATTTACGGATAATGGAACTACTGGAACTCTTACTTTAAATACAACCTTTACTGGTGAGGCTGCAGTTTCTGGTACAACTGTTACTACTAGAATTCTGTTTGCTGATGAGATTGCTCCAGTTGGAAGCAGTTCTGTCAGTAAATATGTAACTACTCCTGTTAAATTTGCAAATGCATCGACTTATATGCGTGTTATGTTAAGCGCAAATATCCCTGCAGAAGCCAATGTTGCAGTATACTATAAATCTTGTACTGGTGATGCATCAAATTTAACACCAGCTAAATATATCTTAATGACACCTGATGGTATTGTTACTAAGGTAGATAATGGAAACCCTACTTTTAGTGATATTACATATACATTAACAGGTATGCCTTCGTTTGACACGATCCAGGTAAAATTGGTTATGACTTCTACTAATACAGCAGCCGTACCAATTATTAAGGATTTCCGTTTAATTGCTTGTCCATAATATGAATGATTTTTTGAAAGTTGAGGGACACGCCAGTTTAGTTCGAGATATAGCTACTGGCGCAATCCTAAATAATAATAGGACTGAGTATGAAGAATACCTCTTTCAGAAGAAAAAAACTGAAGCCAGAGAAGCTGAAATTTCTCAACATACAGAAGACATAAATAACATAAAGAATGAATTATCAGATATAAAACAGCTACTTCAACAGCTGGTATCTACTAAATAAGACTGACTAAGGAAACTTAAATGGCATCTATAACTGCTCCATCGATTACGCTAAGATCTACCAAAGGTAGCCCTCTTACCAATGCTGAAGTCGATCAAAACTTCTCAAATATTTCTACTCAGATTGCTCTCGGCCAAACCGCTGCGAGTTATACTGCAGCAGACGTATTAGCAAAACTCAATACTGTTACTGGATATGCAGCTGCTTCTGGTTTAAACTCAGATACTCTGACGTTTAACTCTGGTGCTCGCTCTGCTGCTTCTACAAATACTGCAAATACTATCGTTGCTCGTGATGCATCTGGTAACTTTTCTGCTGGTACTATTACTGCTGCTTTAACTGGTACTGCTTCTATCGCCGCAAGTTTGAACTATACAGTTCTTATTGCAGGTGGTGGCACTGGTGCTACGACTGCTTCTGGTGCTCGTACTGCTCTTGGTTTAGCAATCGGCACTGATGTGCAAGCATATACCGCTTCTGGCAATGCTCTTGCTGGTTTAACTTCTGCAGCGAATGCTACTCCATATTTTACTGGTTTAGGAACTGCTTCAGTCTATACATCTTCTACTTATATGCGTGGTCATATGGCGGATGCTGATGCATCTACTGCTCGTTCTACGCTTGGTGTGGTTATTGGAACTAACGTACAAGCATATAATGCCCAATTATCTGCAGTTTCTGGTGTTTCTACTGGTATGGTTGCTTTGACTGGTGCAGGTACTGCTGCTGGTCGTACTATTACTGCTGGTGCTGGTATCTCTGTTACTAACGGCGATGGTGTTGCTGGTAACCCAACTATTTCTGCTGCTGTTACATCGGTTCAAGGTAACACTGGTGCCGTTATTGTTTCTGTTCCTGTTACATCGGTTCAAGGTACTACTGGTGCGGTCATTGTTTCAAGTGTATCATATTCAAGTATTGCTGGTTCTGCTCAAGGCGGATGGCCATATTTCTTGTCACAATATGGTAACAACTTAGGTAATTATGGTGGTTTCTTGGATGGTACTGGCCAAGGATCTGGTGGCCATGGTAACGTCTACCCACCACGTGTTACTTCAGTCTATATGGCCAAGCATGGTAACTACGGTTCATGTCAGGTTGGTGCTGTTTGTAACTGTAACTGTAACTGCTAATAGGAAATAATAATGACTAATTTTTACAATACAGATTCTCCTGCTGAAATTTTTTCAAGAATAACATCCAGCGAAGCATCGTTTACACATAATTTTAATATTACTGAAACAAATTTAAAATATCAATTTATTCATGTTGAAGATAATAATAAAATTTTATGTAATATCTCATTAGATTTAGATGTATTACAATCACAAAATAGATTTTGTTCACAAAGTATTTTTGGATTTGAAGACAAAGAACTGTTGGGTTCTTCTTCTGATGAACGCTCTATTACAAAAAATGATTTAGTTTCTATTTTAGATGAAACAAAACTTAATAAATCTTCTAATATATTCTTTTCTGGTGATGGTCATTCAGAAATACCTTTTAGAATTTTTGTTGATAGTGAATCTGGTAATTTTACAACATTCTCATATATTGTTAAATCGCCAGATCCTTCTAACGGAAATGACATTGGTCATAAAACAACAGTTGTTACTAATGTAGGTACTGCTCCAACAGGATTTACTAAATGGAAAACTATTTTTGCTCCAGTAACTCTTTCTACTACACAAACAACTGTATCTCCTGGTGATACAATTTTAGTTAATGTTTCTACAACAGACACATCTTTAGATAAAATCTATATATCTCAAGTTACTGGAATTCTAGATAGAAATGTAGTTTCTTTAACTAATGGTATTGGATCTTTTAATATCTTAACAGATAGTTTAACATCTGGTACTACTGTACAAGTTAAAGCTGGGCACAAATTATTTACTAATGTTAATACATTCTCTAAAGTATTGGCTTAATAATTTTACATAATAAATAGTCTGGTAGGAGAAATCCACCAGACTTTTTTACATTATAGGATATAATATGGCTTTATTCAAAATTGATTTAGTTCATCCAGTTACTCAAGAAAAAACATTTGTAAATTACGATTCTGTTTCTAGCAAATTAACATGGCCAGATGGCAAAAATGTTATTTCAGATTCAGAAACAAGAGATGTGACTAATCAAGTAAAAATTGAAATTGGCAAGAAAAACTTACGAGTTGTAAAAATACAATTAGGTCTCTCATGTAATTTTGAGTGTGACTATTGTTCTCAGAGATTTGTTCCAACAGCAGATTCTACCAACCCTGACGATGTTCAACCATTTGTAGATAATATGTCTACTTGGTTCGAGGGTGGTGCTGATGGTTTGGGTTCCGAAGTAACATTTGAATATTGGGGTGGTGAGCCTTTTGTTTACTGGAAAACAATGAAACCATTGGTTGAAGCAATAAACAAAAAATATCCAAACTGCAATAATTTAGTTATTACAAATGGTAGTATTTTGGATTCTGAAAAAAATGAATTTTTAGAAAAGTATAATTTTACTGTTGCAATATCACATGATGGTCCAGGACAGCCTGTTCGCGGTCCAGATCCATTTGATGACCCAAAATCCAAAGATGCTATCATAGACTTATTTAAACGTCTTGCTCCAAAGAATAAGATATCCCTAAATGCAATGATAAACTCTAAAAATATTAGTAGGGAAAATATTCAAAAGTTTTTTGAGAACATAGTAATTAAAGAACTTGGTGAAGAATATTTACAATTTCTTGTTATCGGTGAGGGTAGTTTTGTTGATGCTTATGATGATGGTGGTTTGGCTAACTCATTGTTAGATGAAGAAGAAGATGTTAGATTTAGAAATTCTTCTTATCTTGAAATTCGAGATTATAAAGCATCCAAATTTATAACTATAAATCAAAAAATTAAGAATTTTGTTGAAACTATTGCAACAGGAAGAAGGTTAGAAACTGTTGCTCAAAAGTGTGGTATGGATAAGTCTGAAAATATTGCAGTTGATTTAAATGGTAATGTTTTAACTTGTCAGAATGTAAGTACAGTTTCAGTAAACCCCTCTGGTTTATCTCATCATATTGGCCATGTTAGTAATTTAAAAGATATAGAGGTTAAAACAGCTACACATTGGAGCGATCGTAAAGATTGTCCAACTTGTCCTGTAGTACATATATGCAAAGGTGCGTGCATGTTTTTAACTGGTCCTTTATGGGATGCTTCTTGTAATAATGCATTTAGTGATAATATTACAGTTTTTGCAAATGGAATTGAACTTATGACTGGCCATATTCCAATTTATATCAATGGACCCCAACGAGAAGATCGTAAAGATATCTTTTGGTGGGTCAATGGTAAACCAGAAAAGACTCGTAAACCTAAAAAAATTATTCCGATTGCTGCAATTTAGTTCTGCAAAACCCAACTTCCGTATCTTATAAATAAAGAGGTATAAGAATAGTGTTTAGGATGGGTCAATGGCTACTATTAGCAATCTTTTCGTTGACGCTGGAAGTGATTACAGTAACATAATTACTGTCAGTTCTACCAACGGACAACCTTTGAATTTAAGCAATTACACTGTGGCTTCTCAGATGAGAAAGTCCTACAGTTCATCCACAGCTTACGCCTTTACAGCATCAGTTTATGATGCAGCTAACGGTAAAGTGAGACTCCAACTATCCGCTTCAGCTTCTTCAGCTATTCCCGCAGGGAGATGGCTATATGACGTGGAGATTACCTCTGCTTCTGGAACAAAAACCAGAGTTGTAGAAGGTATCGTAACAATAACCCCACAAATTACACAAATATAATGGCAGATACAATAGCAGTCGTAACCCCAGACCAAGCATTATCGGTCGCAGTTTCAGAAGGTGTTCTTACGCTTTCACAAACAAATTTAGCTGCACCAGCTGTGGTTGAATCTATGTCAAACATCGCCGATGTCGATGTCACTACTAATGGTAAAGTAAATGGGTCAATACTTGTTTACAAAACAAGCACAAATAAATGGACAGCTTCCACTACGCTAGATGCGCAGAATATGGAAGGTGGCGAATTTTAATCGGAGAATAAAAGATGGCATCAATAATTAGAATAAAGCGTTCATCGACAGCAGGTAATCCAACCACTCTTGGCGCAGGTGAATTAGCATATTCAGCCTACGCTGGCGCAGGTGGTAATAGACTTTACATTGGTATCGGTTCAGAAACTGCAGGTAATGCAGCAAACCACTATGTTATTGGTGGTACTTACTATACTGGTTTAATCGACGCATCAACTGCTGGCACGTTAACTACAAACGCATCGTCAATTCCAGTTCTATCATCAACTGGTACAATTGACAAATGGTTAGTTGGTAATACTCAATTAACTGGTAATACATTAAGCACAACTAATACCAATGGTAACTTAGTACTTAATCCAAACGGCACTGGCATGGTTCAGATTGCTGGTACTTGGACATTACCAAGATCAGCTGGTACTAATGGTTATGTTTTAACTACTGATGGTAGTGGTACATCTACTTGGGCTGCTTCTGCTGCTACTTTAAGTTTAGCAGCTGGTGGTGCTACTACTGGTTCTGTTGCTCTACTATCCCAAACATTAACCTTTACTGGTGGTAATGGTATTACCACTTCTGTATCTGGTCAAACAGTTACAATTTCTTCTATCGGCGCAGGTGGTTATACTTCAACTGCTACTGGTGGAACAACTACTACTCTAACAGCATCTAGTTCAGCAAACCAATATTTTACTGGTTCAACTAGTCAGACTATTAAGTTACCTTCTACCGCTACTCTTACTGTTGGTCAAGAATTTATTCTTACTAACAATAGTACTGGTGCTCTGACTATTCAGACTTCTACTTCTGGTGCTCTTGCTACTATTCAGGCTGGTACACAAGTAACATTCACTGTTGCATCGACTGGCGCAGAAACATGGGTACAAGAGATTACTGGTTTCAACTCTTATACTGGTACTGGTGCTAATGTATTTGCAGTAAGCCCATCTCTTACAACTCCAACTATTGGTTCTGGTGGTGCATTATTCTCTGGTTCTTCTTCAGGCACTACTACTCTTGCTGCTTCAGCAACTGCTTCTGGTACTCTAACACTACCAGCTACAACTGATACTTTAGTTGGTAAAGCAACAACTGATACTCTAACAAATAAAACTCTTACTTCTCCAGTAATTGCAACTATTGTTAACAGTGGTACATTAACTCTACCAACTTCTACAGATACTTTAGTTGGTCGTGCCACTACTGATACATTTACTAACAAGACATTTAATACTGCTGCAACAGGTAATGTGTTCCAGATTAATGGAACAGGTATTACAGCTGTAACTGGTACTGGTTCAGTTGTTCTTGCTACTAGTCCAACATTAGTTACTCCAGTTCTTGGTGTTGCCACTGCTACATCTATAAACAAAGTAGCGTTTACTGCTCCTGCAACTAGTGCAACTTTAGCGTTAGCAGATGGTAGCACTTTAACTACTGCTGGAGCATATGGTGTAACATTAACTGCTACTAATACCACATCATTAACACTACCAACAAGTGGTACTCTTGCTACTTTAACTGGTACTGAAACATTACAAAATAAGACTATTGGTTCTGGTTCTACTTGGAATGGTAATACTATCGGTGTTGCTTATGGTGGTACTGGTTCTACAACTGGTTCTATCACTGGTACTGGTTCGTTAACATTCGCAGCTGGTGGCTCTAACCAAAGTGTTAATCTTACACCAACTGGTTCTGGTACTGTTGACGTTGGTAGTTTCCGTATTACTTCAGTCGCAACTCCTACTCAAGCAACTGATGCTGCCAATAAAGGTTATGTTGATGCTGTTAAACAAGCACTGGATATTAAAGATTCAGTTCGTGTTGCTACTACTGCCAACTTAACTGCTACTGCTTCTGGTACAGGTGCTGGTAAAACACTTACTAACTCTGGAACCCAAGCTGCTCTTACTATTGATAGTATCGTCCTAGTTTCTGGCGATCGTGTTTTAGTTAAAGATCAAACACTTGGTCAAAATAACGGTATCTATACTGTTACTACTGTTGGTTCTGCTTCTACTAACTGGGTATTGACTCGTGCCACTGATGCTGATAACTCTCCAAGTGGTGAAGTTACTCCAGGAATGTTTACTTTTGTTGAAGAAGGTACTATTGGTGCAGACAATGGTTATGTTCTTACAACAGACGGCAGTGTAACAATTGATACAACTGTTTTAACATTCGTTCAGTTCTCTGGTGCTGGTTCTGTTATCGCTGGTGATGGTTTAACTAAATCTGGTAATACTTTAAACGTAGTTGGTACTACAAATAGAATTATTGCTAACGCTGATAATATTGATATCTCTGCATCATATGTTGGTCAGACTTCAATTACTACATTAGGTACTATTGGTACTGGTACTTGGCAAGGTACTATTATTGGACCAACTTATGGTGGTACTGGTGTTAATAATGGATCATATACTATTACTCTAGGTGGTAATGTTTCTACTGCTGGTTCATTATCTTTAACAGGTGCATTTAGCACTGCAATCGCTGTTACTGGTAATACTTCAGTAACTCTACCAACAAGTGGTACTCTTGCTACTTTAGCAGGAACTGAAGCATTAAGCAATAAAACAATTACTGCTTCTAGTTTTAGTGGTACAACTCTTGCTGCTTCTGGTCTAGTTACTCTAACAAATAGTACTGATGCTACTAACTTAACAACTGCTGGTGTTGTTATGTCTGGTGGTTTGGCAGTAACTAAAGCAATCTACGTTGGTACCAACATTACTGGTGCTGGCGCAACGACATCAACTTTGGATGGTTTCCAAATTGATGGTGGTACGTACTAACTAAATATAGTATAACACTGGGGATTTTTATCCCCAGCTAACCTTTTTAGGGATATGGATGAGTAATAAAGTTTTACTCAAGAAGTCGTCTGTAGTGGGCAAAGCCCCAGCAACGACTGACTTGGACTACGGTGAATTGGCATTAAACTATGCTGATGGCTTACTGTATTTCAAAAATGCTAATAACATTATCCAATCCTTTGCTGCGTATAACTCTGGTATAGTTACACTAACAGCAACACAAACTCTAACAAATAAAACCCTTACAAGTCCAGTACTTAATACACCAAGTATTAGTCAAGGTACTGTCACGCTTGATCAAGGTATATTAATCCTACCAACATCAACTTCTGCTAGTCAGACTGATGTTGCATCAGCAGTTTATGATTCTTCTATTGGTACTCTTACAATAGGTACTGGTAGTGGTCGCAAAACTTTAGTTGAACTTACTTCTTCACAAACCCTAACAAATAAAACTTTAACTGCACCATCTATTGGTAACGCAGTTTTAACAGGCACATTATCTGCTGGTGGTTCAGTAGGTACTAATGGATATTATTTAAAATCTACTGGAACTGGTGTTGCTTGGGCAGCACTTCCTGCATCATATACTCTTCCAGCTGCAACGATAACTACACTTGGTGGTGTAATTGTTGGTAGTGGTTTATCAGTAACAGCTGGTACTATTTCCACAGTTTTTGATGGTGCATATTCTAGTTTATCTGGTGCGCCTTCATTAGCAACTGTTGCTACATCTGGATCTTATACTGACCTTATAAACAAACCTACTTTGTTTAGTGGCTCATATACTGATCTAACAAATAAACCAACTATACCCTCTGCAATATTTTCTACAGTTGCAGTTTCAGGTCAAACAAATATTACTGCTGGTTCTGCAACTGATACGCTAACAGTAGCAGCTGGCACTGGTATTACTTTAACAACAAATAGTTCAACCAAAACATTAACAATTACTGGCACAAGTTCATATACGCTTGGTGCTGCAACTACCACAACGCTTGGTGGCGTAATTATTCCAGTAGTTGGTACTAGTGGAATTACAAATACTAGTGGAACTATTGGTTTAGCGACTGCTTCAGCAACACAACTTGGTGGTGTTAAAGTTGATGGAACTACTATCGGTATTTCCAGTGGTATTATTTCTGTTACTCAATCTGGTATTACTGCCCCAGCTTCAGCATTAACAGGAACTACTCTTGCTTCAAACGTAGTTTCGTCAAGTTTAACTTCTGTTGGTACATTAGCAAACCTTACTGTTACTAACCCAATTTCTGGTAGTGTTACTGGAAATGCTGGTTCTGTTACTAATGGTGTTTATACAACAGTATCATACGCTAACCCTACTTGGATTACAAGTTTAGCAGGAAGTAAAATCACTGGTCTTGCTACGTCAGCAACCACTGATACAACTGATGCTTCAAATATAACTAGCGGAACATTACCTGCTGCTAGATTACCAGTCGCAACAACAACTACACTTGGTGCGGTTAAGATTGATGGTACTTCTATTACAATTACCAATGGTGTTATTACTGCTTCTGCTCCAGTTGGTGCTGCAGCAGCTGGTCAATTAACAGGAACAACATTAGCAGCCAACGTAGTCAACTCAAGTTTAACTTCTGTTGGTACGCTTACAAACTTAACAGTTACTAATACAATTACTGGTTCAGTTTCTGGATCTGCTGGTTCTGTTACTGCTGCAAATATCGTTGGAACTATCCAATCATCATCATTGCCTAAAGCAACTACTGGTGCATTAGGTGCGGTTCGTGTTGATGGATCTTCTATTACTATTGATGCCAATGGTATTATTAGTTCGTCAGGTAGTGGTGGTACTGGTTCAGGTACTGTTAACGCAGGTACTGCTGGCCAACTAGCATATTATGCAAGTTCAACAACTGCTGTTAGTCCACTTACTGCGTTATCTTGGACTTCTGGCACAACTACTTTAGCATTAAGTGGAACTTTCAGCGCAACTACTCTTTCTGGTTCTTTAGCTGCAAGTAATCTTACTGGTACTATCGCTGCTGCTAGATTACCTGTTGCAACAACAAGTGCATTTGGTGCTGTTAAAGTTGATGGTACTACAATTACTATCGATGGTAGTGGTGTTATTAGTTCAACTGCTTCTAGTGGTGGTTCTGGAACAGTAACTTCTATTACAGCTGGAACTGGTTTAACAAGTTCTACTGGTAGCGCAATTACTACAACTGGAACTATTTCTGTAGATACCTCAGTTGTAACTACAAATACTGGTTCTCAAACACTAACTAATAAAACACTAAATAGTCCAATAATTACTGGTTCATTAACTGCTGACGGTAGTACTGGTACAAGCGGTTATGTTTTAACATCTACTGGATCTGGTGTTCAGTGGGCTGCGTCTTCTGGAGGTGGTGGTGGAAGTTATACTCTTCCAATCGCTTCCAGTTCGGTACTTGGTGGTATTAAAATTGGTAGTGGTTTACAAATCGCAGGTGATGGCACTGTTGCTGTTACTGGAGCAAGTGGATCAACTGCCTCAGGGGTTGTTCCCTACGATTTTGGATATATCACGGAAACAGTTATGACCATGCAAGACCATGGTTCAATAGTATAAGAGAATAATATATGGCCATTCAATTACAAGTTAGAAGAGGTACTGCTGCCCAACACACCACATTTACTGGTGCTGCGGGAGAACTCACGCTTGATACTACTAACCAGTCATTGCATATCCATGATGGTTCTTCTGCTGGTGGTCATGAAACTGCTCGTGCGAATCTAACAAACGTAATCTCAGGTTCTAATCTTGCACTTGGTGCAGGTGGTTTCACTGGAGCAACATTAGGGTTAAGTGGTAATGCCACAGTTGGTGGAACATTAGGTGTTACTGGTAATACTACTATTGGTGGCACTCTTGGTGTTACTGGTAATACTACCATCAGTGGATCATTAACTGTAACTGGAAATATTACACTTAATGGTACTACTGAAACAATTAACTCAACAGTAACTACTATTGTTGATCCAATTATTAGAATTGGTACTGCTGTTGGTGGTGGCACACTATCTTCTAATGATAGTAAAGATCGTGGTCTAGAATTCAATTATTATTCTGGTGCTAACAGATACGGTTTTATCGGTTATAAACAAGCAACTGGTGATATTCGTTTCCTATTAAATACAACCAATAGTTCTGAAGTAATTACTGGAACTCTTGCTAATATTGTTGCAGCTGGTATTACTGGCACAACTGGTACGTTCTCATCAACTATGGGGATTACTGGTAATACTACTATCGGTGGCACACTGGGTGTTACTGGTGCAACTACTTTAAGTAGTACACTTAATGCTGGTGATACAACTCTTAATTCTTTAACTCTGACTACTCAATTGGGTATTGCGCAGGGTGGTACTGGCCAAACAACTCTACCTGAAGTTGGTCAAATTTTAATCGGTAATTCCTCAAATGGATTTACTCTGAACCGTATTAGTGCTGGTTCATATATTCAAATTACTAATACCAGTGGTGGTATTCAAATTGGATACACTGGTACTTCTGGTTCTTCGGCAACCTTCGCAGCTCAAGCAACTTCAGATCTTGGTTATGTATATGATTCCAATATTATTGCAACAGAAGATCTAGGCTCAGTCGGTGGTTCAGTTCCACTTTCGTATGATTGCGGTGTATTGCGATTAGACGGTATTGTTTCTATTAACAACCTTGATCAATCTGTGAAGTCAGATTATCTTGGTTACTCAATTATTTTCGGATTCTAAGGATATAACATGGCACGTCAGTTAGTTGAAAAATATATTTTCTCACCAAACATAGCGGGATCAGGAACTGTTAAGTTCCCTGGTAAAGTTGATTTAACTCAGCTTTTGATTATTGCGAATAAAACTCAGCAAACAAACATCTACGCTATTGGTGACCCAACAAAGAATGGTACGATTGCATATGATGCTACTGATACTACTTTTATGGGTGGTACTGCTCAATATTCTGAACAGGTTGGTGTAACTACTGTAACTTTTGCAGCTGATACTTCAACAATGTTGTCAACTGATAAGTTGGCTATTTACTCTGATGCTCCAAAATATGTTGGTAACATTACTCGCCCATATGCTTTTGGTGTTGATGCTATTGAACGCCAACGTGTTGCTAATCCACAATCATTAATTGACGCTGACTTTGAATATGGTTTACAGCCTACTAAGTGGCAGAACTATTCAGATATCCGTGGTATTCCAGGTATCTACGAAAAACCAGGTCTTGACTTGTTCGTAACTAATATTACATCAGATGGTGGTAACCCATCTGTTATGACTGTTACCACTTCACAGGCTCACGGTCTCTCAATTGCTACTCCAGTTATTGTATTCGGTTGCGCAGGAACTTCTGCTGCTGCTCGTGCTGAAGGTGCGTTCGTTATTACCTCTGTTCCTGATAATAATTCGTTTACTTACTTTGCTAAAGGTATTGTAGGAACTAGCGGAACTTCTGTTTTTAACCAATCTACTTACGCACGTCGTGGTGGTTTCTATGCTGGTGCAAATTTACCAGTTACTGGTTATACTTCTGATGGTAACTCTCCTTCAAAAATTACAGTAACTTTATCAGCAAACCATGGTTTAATTGCTGGTGCGCCTATTGTTAACGTAGTTACTTCTACTGGAACTTATCACAGTTTAATGAATGGTAACTTTTTCGTTGAAACAGTACCTTCTGCAACTACGTTTACATTTACTGCTCGAGTTGGTGGCGCAGTACAAAACTCTAGTATTGTTGCAAATACATTCACTCGTTCTGATGCTTATGTTCAACATAGACCATTCGATGGTGGTGTTAACATTGGTACATTCTTACCTTCACATGGCGCATCTGTTGCTCGTCAAACTAAAAAGTATATGCGTTACCAATCAGGTAAAGGTATTCTTTGGACTTCTGGTGTTTTATTCAATCCAGTTTTAAACCTTGACCAAATCTCTGCAGCTGCTACAACTGTTGGTTCAGCAATTACAGTTTCAACTGAAGTTGACCATGGTTTACAATCTGGTTGTACTGTTGAGATTGCAGGTGTTGTTACTTCTGGTTACAATGGTACATATGGTGTAGTTTCTATTATTAACGAATCTACGTTCACAGTTAATGCCCAAGCAGTTCTTGGTAGCACTTCTGCTGTTATTACTAACTTACCACGTGTTACAGTTAAGAATTGGATTGGTGCAAGTACTCGATGCGGTCCATTCGATGATCAAAATGGATTATTCTGGGAATTTGATGGGCAAGAATTAGCAGTTGTTAAGCGTTCTGCAACATATCAGTTATCAGGATTTATTTCTGTTACTCCAGGGTCTCAGGCAATTACTGGCACATCAACTCGTTTTACTCAACAGTTAAAACAAGGCGATAGTATTGTTATTCGTGGTATGACATATCGTGTTGGTTCTATTACTGATGATACTACTATGTCTATTAACCCAGAGTATCGTGGTGTTAATGCCTCTTCAGGTATCAAGATTGCTCAAATTATTGATACACGTGTTCCACAATCTCAGTTTAACTTTGATAAGATTGATGGTACTGGTATTTCTGGTTATGCAGTTAACCTAAACAAAATGCAAATGCTTGGGGTTTCATTCTCTTGGTATGGTGCTGGTTTTATTGACTTTATGCTACGTGGTCCAGATGGTAATATGATTCCTGTTCATCGTATGAAACAAAACAACGTGAACGATGAAGCATATATGCGTACTGGTAACAGTGCAGTTCGCTATCAAGCGATTAATGAATCAGCTCGCGATCGTTTAGCAACTGCCATGAATACTTCTGTTACTTCAGTTGTATTATATGATGCTTCTCGTTTCCCAGCTACTGGTGGTACTATTCTTATTGAAAATGAATATATTAATTATACTGGTAAAGCAGGTAATACATTAACTGGATGTACTCGTGGTGCATCATTCTCAATGTTCGTTGGTGGTTCTAATAAGACATTCTCTGGTGGCGCTGCAGCGAGTCATGCTGTTGGTAATGGATACACTGCGGTAACTTTAATTACTTGTACTTGTTCACCAATTGTTAACCACTGGGGTTCTTCTTATATTATGGATGGCGGATTTGATTCAGATCGTGGTTACTACTTTAACTACGCTGCAACTGGTATTTCATTAACATCAGGACAATCTAAGACTGCATTCTTCTTAAGATTAGCACCATCTGTATCAAACTCAATTGCTGGTCAGTTCGGTGATCGCGACCTTATTAATCGTGCGCAGTTACTACTTCAACAGTTACAAGTTCAAGGCGATCAGTCTATTCAGGTATATGGTATTTTAAATCCAGGTAATATTGATGCTTCATCATTAACTTGGAATGCGGTTAATACTATTGCTTTAGGTTCTCAACCTTCGTTTGCTCAGGTTTCTACAAGTACTACTACTGCTGCGACTCCAGGTGAACAAAACTTTAGTACATTGGGTCAACCTGGAGGGTTTGCGCAGATTGACTTGTCAAACCTAAAAGAATTAACAAACTCTGCCATTGGTGGTTATTCAAATTACCCAGATGGTCCAGACGTTCTTGCGGTAGTTGTTAAGAATCTTTCAACAACTACTTCTAACACTAATATTAACTTATTCTGGTCTGAAGCACAGGCATAAATATACAAAAATAGAGGAAGACTATGTCAACACAAGTACAATTTAGACGAGGAACTACTACCCAGAACAATGCGTTCACTGGGGCGAATGGTGAGATCTCGATCGATACCGATGTAAAAACAATCCGACTTCACGATGGTGTGACTGGTGGTGGCGCAGCGATTATGCTGAACACTACTACTGCCCAGACTGCTCTCAATAAAACTTTTAGTACTGGTTCTGTTTGGACTGGTACAGCTGTTGGGTTAGCATATGGTGGTACAGGATCTTCATTGAGTGGTGTTGCTGGTGCGATTGCTTATTCTGGTGCTTCTGGTTTAGCTCTTTCTGCTGCAGGTACTTCTGGACAAATTTTAGTTTCTGGTGGTACAGGTTCTCCAGTTTGGGTTAACGCTTCCTCTGTTACTGCTGGTAATGCTACTACTGCTACTTCTGCTTCTAACATTACTGGTGGTTCTGCTGGTCAGTTATTGATTCAGTCTGATACATCTTTAACTACATTCATTACTGCTGGCGCATCTGGTACGTTCTTACAATCAGCTGGTGCTGGTTATTCTCCTACTTGGGCAGCTGGTCAAGTTATTCTTGGATCTACTGCTGTTCCTCTTGGTGGAACAGTAACTACGTTCTCTGGTTTAACCAACCTAATAATGGGTAATGGTAGTTTTGGTAATGGTACAATTACTTCTCCAAATATTACTGGTTCTGGTCCATGGACAGTAACAGTTACTGGTATGTCATCAACAACTGGTCTTTCTGTTGGTCAAGAAATTAAAGTAACTGGAGGAACTGGGACTTTATATAATTCACCTACTAGCGTAGTAATTGCAAGTATTGTTTCTTCAACAAGTATTACTGTTACAGTTACTGGTGGCACAACTCCAACTGCTGGTAGTATTACTGGTATTACTGTTCTTGGTTATTTACAAGTTCCAGTCGGCACAACTGCTCAGCGTTCTTGGACTCCAGCAACTGGTATGATCCGCTACAATAGCGATCAAGTTTCTTTCGAGGGATATTCTTCTGGTGCTTGGTCTTCACTTGGTGGTGTTTCTTCTGTTAACAAATATACTTACATCAGAGCAGAAACTTCTGCTGGTGCTGCCAACGGTGAATTGGAATTCTTTGTTCAGAACGTAGCTGGTAATGCTGCGCAGAAAGCAATGGGTATTACCAATTCTGGCGTTACTATCGCTGGTAACTTAACAGTTCAAGGTACAACTAGTACTGTTAATACTGAAACAGTTATTACACAAATTAATACTTCTGATATTGAAGATAGTATTAGAAGTTTAAAAACATTTACAGGTACTACTTCTGGAACTGGTGCAACTGCTATTACTACTTTTGATAAAACAGTTCATCGTGGTGGCACTATTGAAATGTTAGTTACCAATGGTACTGCATATAGAGTTTTGCGTTTAATGTTTGTTCATGATGGTACTACCGTAACTTTGTCTGACAACTACTTAACTGCAGTTGAAATTCAAACTGGTGCAACTAATACTACGTTTACTGCAACTATTTCTTCCAATACTCTAACCATTTATGCTACTTGTTCTTCTGGAACAGCAGTAATTAAAGGTGAAGCACTCGCATTTAAGATCTAAGGTATAATTAAATGGCAATCCCAACAAGTAGAGAAGATCTAAAGCAATACTGCCTCAGAGATCTAGGTGCTCCAGTTTTGGAGATTAACGTAGACGATGATCAGTTAGAAGATCGTATTGATCAGGTGCTAGATTACTGGCGTCTATATCACTATGAGGGTATAGAACAAATATATCTTAAGTGTCAAATCCACGCTTCAACTATTACTCTTACTACAGGTAATGCTGCATCGTTTGGTTTAGAACAACCAATCGTTGGTGGGACTTCTGGCGCAAAGGCAACAGTAACTAGAGAAAACTCAGTTGCTTCTACTGGTAATACACTACTTGTTAAAAACGTAGTTGGTACTTTTATTGCTGGTGAAACTATTACTGGTGGCGGTGTTACTGCTACTCTTGGTTCAGGTACTCCTTGTACGCTTGGTGAGTACGATAAGAAATACATAGATATTCCCGATGCTGTTTACGGTGTACAAAAAGTGCTATCCATTGGTCAAGCATCTTCTTCTAAGAATATCTTTGATTTGCAATATCAATTACGTTTAAATGACTTGTATGATTTAACATCTACATCTATCATTTACTTTAAAACTGTTATGTCTCATTTGGCTCTGTTAGATTTAGAGTTGAATGGACATACGCTATATCGCTTTAATCGTTTACAAAATCGTCTTTACTTAGATATTAACTGGGCAACTGATGTTCAGTTTGGGGACTATATTATTGTTCAAGCATATCGTGCTCTTGACCCAGCTGAGTTCTCAAAGGTTTGGAATGAAAACTGGATCAAGCGTTATACTACTGCTCAATTCAAACGTCAATGGGGTACTAACCTAAAGAAATTTACAGGTCTTCAACTTCCAGGTGGCGTAACATTAGATGGCGATAAGTTATATGCTGAAGCCATGAATGAAATTCAAACCTTAGAAGACGAATTACAAAATAAATCAGCTCCGCTAGAATTCTTCTTAGGATAAAATGTCTACAGTAAATGTATATTTTTCTCAGGGAACTAAAAACGAACAGTACCTGATTGAAGATATTATCATTGAATCATTAAAGATTTATGGTAATGAGGTATTCTACATTCCAAGATCCTTAGTATCTAAGGATAATGTTCTAGGTGAAGATCGCCTTTCTCAATTTAAAACTGCATTTCCTATCGAAATGTATTTTGAGAACGTAGACTCATTTGGTGGTCAGGGTGCTTTCATTCAGAAGTTTGGTTTAATGATTGAACAGTCTGCAACTTTAGTAGTTGCTCGTAGACGTTGGAATCAATTGGTTGGTCGTTATGGTGCAACTACAATTCCTTCTCGCCCAAATGAAGGTGATTTAATTTACTTCCCGCTTACTGGTGGTTTGTTTGAACTTAAATTTGTTCAACATCTAGATCCATTTTATCAACTCGGTAAACTATATGTTTATAAACTTCAAGTTGAATTATTCCAGTACTCTTCAGAAAGAATTGATACTGGTATTGCTGAGGTTGATGCATTTGAATCTCTTAAAACATTCAGTACTAATACTACTAGAAACATTCATGGTCGTGTGCATACTATTACATTAACAAATAGTGGTTCAGGATATACTTCTGTTCCAACTGTTGTATTTACTAGTTCTTCTGGAATCGGTGCTGCGGCTACTGCAATTAGAGGAACAACTGGTGCAACTTTAAATAAGATTACTGGGATAACTATCACAAACGCAGGTACTGGTTATTCTATTGCTCCAACTGTAAGTTTTATTGGTGGCGGTGGAAGTGGTGCTGCTGCAACGACAACCATTGATATTGATATCAATAAATCTTCTGATGGTTTTGGTGAGAATGATACATTTAAAACTGCAGCAACTGGTGTAATAAACTTTGACGAACATAATCCATTCGGAGAAATAAACAATGCTTAATGGAAATGTTTACTATCATGGTTCTATAAGAAAGGCGATCGTAGCATTCGGTCGTTTATTCAGCGATGTTTATATTGATCGCAAACAAGGCGACTCTGTTAATGGTGATACTATTCAGCGTTTACAAGTTCCTCTTTCATATGCACCAAAAGAAAAATGGTTAGTTCGTTTAGATCAGCAGTCTGATTTAGAAAATAACACAACTATGATTTCTTTACCAAGAATGTCTTTTGAGATTATGGGTTATACTTATGATTCTTCTCGTAAACTAAATCGTATGCAGCAGATTCAATCAGATGCATCTGCTTCAACTAAGCCAACTGTATATACCCCTGTTCCATATAATTTAGATTTGTCCCTTTATGTGTTAACAAAAACACAAGAAGATGGTATGCAAATTATTGAACAGATCCTTCCTACTTTTACACCTGAATATAATTTAACAATTAACATGGTTCCTGAGATGGGGATTACCATGGATGTTCCAGTTATTTTAAATAGTGTATCAGTTGTTGATGAGTATGATGGTTCATTTACAGATAGAAGATTTGTTACTCATACACTTAACTTTGAAATGAAACTTAATCTATACGGTCCAGTTTCTGGTCAAAATATTATTACTCAGGTTAATGCTAATATTGGAGAGAATGAAGTTGCTGGTGCTCATAGAGTTTATGTTGCGCAAGGCGATTTGACTAGTGCAACAGTTACTTCGGAGCAGTGGACTGGCCAAGGTTTATAAATGGCAGAAATATATAATTCGAATTCGAACTTAAAAGCTGCTGGTGTTACTGTTGATTTTACACCAGATAATATTCGTGAGTATATGAAATGTGCTCAGGATTATATTTACTTTGTAGAAAATTATTGCTATATTGTTACGCTTGACCATGGTCTTCAGCTGTTTAAGTTATATGAGTGTCAAAAGAAAAAGTTGGATGTTATTCATAATAACCGACGCATCATTCTTATGGAAGGTCGTCAACAAGGTAAGACTACTACTTCTGCCGCATATATCTTATGGTATACTTTATTCCAAGCAAATAAAACTGTTGCCATATTGGCTAATAAAGCACCATCTGCAAGAGAAGTACTAGATCGTTATCAAACTATGTATGAGATGCTGCCTATTTGGATGCAACAAGGTGTTACTACTTGGAACAAAGGTGATATTGAATTAGAAAATGGTAGCAAAGTATTTACTGCTGCAACTTCTACTTCTGGTATCCGTGGTAAGTCTGTTAACATGCTTTACGTTGATGAGGCTGCGATTATTCCTAATAACGTAGCTGAAGAATTCTTTACTTCTGTTTACCCAACTATTTCTGCTGGTGAAACAACTAAGATTCTGCTGAGTTCAACACCACTTGGTTATAATCACTTCTGGAAATTCTGGAATGATGCTGAGAATGGTCGTAATGGTTTTACTCCATTGTTTATTCCTTATTGGGAAATTCCAGGTCGTGATGAAAAATGGGCAGCTGAACAAAAGGCAATGCTTGGTGAACTTAAATATAACCAAGAGGTTACTTGTAAATTCTTAGGTTCTAGTTTAACATTGATCAATGCCGATGTTATTGCTAGAATGCCTATTGATCCAAAGATCTACGAAAAAGATGGATTGGATGTTTATGTAAGACCACAAAAAGGTCATACATATTGTTTAGTGGCTGACGTCGCAAAAGGTGTTGGTGGCGACTACTCAGCATTTCAGGTTATTGATATTACTGAATCACCATATAGAATTGTTGCAAAGTATAGAAAGAATGACATTAGTCCTCTACTATATCCAAACATTTTATACAAAATAGGTAAAGAATATAATGAAGCATATCTCTTAATTGAGATAAATGTTAGCGAACAGGTTGCCCATATCATATACAATGAATTAGAATATGAGAATATCCTGTTTGTTAATAGACATACTAATGGGCAATATGTTGGTGCTGGTTTCGGTGGTGGTAAAACACAACTTGGAGTTAACACTGATAAAAAGATTAAACGAATTGGGTGTCATAACTTCAAGTCTTTAGTCGAAGAAAATAAATTATTAATCACTGATGCGGATACGATCTCTGAAATCTCTACTTTTATTGAGAAAAAAGGTTCGTATGAGGCAGATGAGGGATACCATGATGACTTGGTTATGCCTTTAGTTCTTTTCGGATGGCTTACAACTCAGCCATATTTTAAAGACCTAAATAACATAAACCTAAGAACTATTATGTACGAGAAACAGATTCAAGCGATTGAGGATGAACTTACTCCCTTTGGGTTCTATGATGATGGAAATGGCGAAAAAGATCCATTGAATTTTTGAGAAAACCAATAAAAACTAAATAAATGGTAGACAAGATTTCTGTCTAAAAGTAAAACTTATTAACAAGGAGAATTACAATGCCTTTCCAATTATCTCCAGGCGTTGCAGTCGTAGAAAAAGATTTTTCAGCGATCGTTCCAGCAGTATCTACAAGCCGTGGTGCTTTTGCTGGTGCTTTCCAATGGGGTCCAGTTATGTCCCCAACTCAGGTTACTTCAGAGAACGAACTAGTTTCTCTCTTTGGTAAACCAAATGATGTTAATTATAAATCTTTCTTTACTGCAGCAAACTTCCTATCTTATACTAATGCTTTATTAGTAACTCGTGCGGATACAACTAATGCACGTAATGCTGTTGCTACTCTATCTGGCACTGTAACTTCTGTAACTAGAACTGCTCCTGGATCAGGATATACTTCTGTCCCTACAGTTACGTTTAATACTCCAGATGTTTCTGGTGGTGTTCAAGCAACTGGTACTGCTGTTCTTTCTGGTGGCGCTGTTACTGCTGTAACTGTTTCTGCTGGTGGTTCAGGATATGTTTCTGGTGTTATCGTAACATTTAGTGCTCCTCAAGTTGTTGGTGGTACTACTGCTACAGGTACTGTTACTGTTTCTGGTGGCGCAATTACTGGTATCGTAGTTATTTCTGGTGGGTCAGGATATACTTCTGCGCCTACTGCTACTCTTGGTAACGTAGGCTCTGGTATTAATGCTACCCTTGGAACTGTTACAATCTCTTCTTCTACTGTTGCTTCTATTACTATTACTAATCCAGGTACAGGTTATACTCTTACTCCTACAGTTACTATTTCTGGTGGTGGCGGTACTGGTGCTACATTTACTGCTGCTGTAACTACTGGTGGCGTAAAAATTAATAATACCACAGATTATCTAAACACATACTCAACAGGCGCAGGTACTGTTGGTGAGTGGGCTGCTAAGTATCCAGGAACATTAGGTAACTCATTAAAAGTTTCTATGTGTGATTCAGTAGGTTTCTCTACTTGGACATACGCTTCTAACTTTAATACTGCTCCAGGTACATCTACTTGGGCTACTAGTGTTGGTGGTTCACAAGACGAATTACACGTAATCGTTATCGATGAAGATGGTTTATGGACTGGTGTTCCAGGATCTATTTTAGAAAAATTTGCTTATGTTTCTAAATCATCTGATGGTAAATTACCAAATGGTACTAGCAACTATTACGCTAACGTAATTAATGGTGATTCTAAATATATCTACTGGATGGATCACCCTACTTCTGGTACAAATTGGGGTACGTCTTCAACTGCCAAAACTTTTGTAAACTTATCTGCTCCTATTGATCGTTCACTATCTGGTGGTGTTGATGATCTTGCAGCTACTGATGGTCAACTACAAACTGCATGGTCATTATATGCTGATGATGCCACTTATGACATCTCTTTAGTTCCATGCGGTGGTGTTACTGCTACTGTTGCTCAGTATATTATTTCTAATATCTGTGAAACACGTCTTGACTGCGTAGCATTCGTATCTCCACAAAACTTGTCTACTGGTGCTCCGATTACTGGAAATGGCTCTACTGCCACAACTCCTCTAGTTGCTTTCCGTAATGCAATCTCTAGCACTTCATATGCTGTTATGGATTCTGGTTACAAATACCAATACGATCGTTACAATGACGTATATCGTTTTGTTCCTTTGAATGGCGACGTTGCTGGTCTATGCGCTCGTACTGACAACACTAATGACCCATGGTTCTCTCCAGGTGGTTTAAATCGTGGTCAGATTAAGAACGTAGTTAAATTGGCAGTTAATCCAACTAAAGCAGATCGTGATGTTCTTTACGCTGCTGGTGTTAACCCAGTTGTTACTTTCCCAGGTGAAGGTACTGTTCTATTCGGTGACAAGACATTGCTTGCTAAACCATCTGCTTTCGATCGTATTAACGTACGTCGTCTATTCATCGTTATGGAAAAATCAATTGCTACTGCTGCTAAGTTCCAGTTGTTTGAATTCAACGACAGCTTTACTCAAGCACAATTCCGTAACCTAGTAGAACCATTCTTACGTGGTGTACAAGGTCGTCGTGGTATTACTGATTTTAAAGTAGTATGCGATGGATCTAACAACACTGGTGAAGTTATTGATTCTAATAACTTTGTTGCTGACATCTATGTTAAGCCAAATCGTTCTATCAACTACATTACTCTGAACTTTATTGCTGCTCGTTCTTCTATCAGCTTTACTGAAGTCGGTGCTTAATAGTAGATAAATAAAAGAACTAAGGAGAAATAAATGGCAAATATTGCTGATTTTAAAGCGCAGATGTTGGGTGGCGGTGCTCGCCCAAACCAATTCCGTGTTGAACTAACCTTTCCAAGTTTCGTTACTCTTGGTCCAGTAGCTGGTCAGCGTGCACAGTTCTTGTGTAAAGCTGCTCAGTTACCTGCTTCTACTATTGAGAACATCGGTGTTCTCTATCGTGGTCGCCCAGTTAACTTTGCTGGTGAGCGTACATTCCAACCATGGACTGTGACAATTTACAACGATACTACTTTTGGTATCCGTAATGCACTAGAGCAATGGCAATCTGGTATTCAGAACTATGATACTACTTCTGGTCGTGTTAATCCTGAAGATTACCAAGTTGACTTACAAGTACACCAATTAGATCGTAGTGGTTCAATTATCAAGACTTATAAGTTTGTTGATGCTTATCCAACTACTGTTTCTGCAATCGGTTTAGATTACGAACAACAAAATGCTATCGAACAGTTTGATGTAGAGTTCCAATACAACTTCTTTACATCTGCTACTGGCGCAGCTGCTGGCTTTGGTGTTAATGTTTCTGTTGATACTCCAGTTGGTAGTTTCCCACTATAATATTAATTTACCTGAAGGTATTATATAATGCAATTATTTGGATTTGAAATCCTAAGAAAAAAGGATAGTGCGATTGACAGTATTGTTGCGCCTAATCCTCAAGATGGATCGACTGTAGTAAACACTGGCGTAAATGCTGGTGGTTACTACGGTATGGTCATGGATTTAGATGGTGTAATTAAAAACGAAAACGACCTAATCCGTCGTTATCGTGAAGTTGCTACTTACAGTGACTGTGATGGTGCAATTGAAGATATTGTTAGTGAAGCAATTGTTTATGATGAAGAAGATCAAACAGTTACTATTAACTTAGATGATGTTGATGTTTCTGAAACAATTAAGAAAAAAATTCGTGTTGAATTTGATGAGATAGTTAAACTATTAAAATTCCAAGAACGTGGTCATGAGATCTTTAGAACTTGGTATGTTGATGGTCGTTTATATTTTCATATTCTATTAGATGAAAAAAATTTAAAACAAGGAATTGTTGAGTTACGTTACATTGATCCACGTAAGATTCGTAGGATTAAAAATGTAATTAAGTCAAGAACTCCTCAAGGTGTTGAGGTTGTTAAAGAAGTACAAGAATACTATCTTTACAATGACAAAGGTATTACTGAACAAACAACTCAAGGTGTTAAACTCTCCCTTGATTCTGTTGTTTATGTTCCATCTGGTTTCCTAGATGCTAACTCTGGTATGATGATGTCTTATTTGCACAAAGCAATTAAGCCAACAAACCAGTTGAAGATGATTGAAGATAGTTTAGTTATCTATCGTATTAGTCGTGCACCTGAGCGTAGAATATTTTATGTTGACGTAGGTAACTTGCCAAAGGTTAAGGCAGAACAATACGTAAACGATATCATGAACAAGTTCCGTAATAAGATTGTTTATGATGCAACGACAGGCGAGGTCAGAGATGATCGTCGCCACTTGTCAATGATGGAAGACTTCTGGATGCCACGTCGTGAAGGTGGTAAGGGTACTGAAATTACTACTCTTCCAGGTGGTCAAAATCTTGGTGAGATCCAAGATATTGAATACTTCCAGCAAAAATTATATCGTGCTCTAAATGTACCAATTGGTCGTCTTCAGCAAGAAGGTGGTTTTAGTATTGGTCGTGCACAAGAAATTAGTCGTGATGAGGTTAAGTTTAATAAGTTTATTGTAAGACTCCGTCAAAAGTTTAGTCATATATTTACTGACGCATTGCGTGTTCAGTTAATCGCTAAAAATATTATGCGCCCAGAGGACTGGGAATTAATTAAACAAGACATTCGTTATAACTACGTAATCGATAATCATTACGCTGAGTTAAAAGATAATGAAGTGTTGATGGGTCGTTTAAATGCTTTACAATTAATTGAACCATATCTTGGTAAATTTTATTCAATGGACTGGGTTAAGAAAAATGTTCTTATGCAGACTGAGGATGAAATTGAAGAAATGCAAAGTCAGATGGATCAAGATGAAGAATACCATGTAAGCGATGCAGAACGTACTGGACAACTTGCTGGTGTTACCCAAGCTGCCCAACAGAATTTTTTACAAGCAAATGCGCCACAGGCTGTTGAAGCACCAACTGCTGATGCACCAAAACCTGCTGGTCAATAAGGAGATATTATGAGTGAACATACTTTAGATTTAGTTTCAGCAATTGTCAATAAAGATGCTACTGGAATTGAAGATGCTTTTAATGCAGCTATGGCTGAAAAAATTGCAGCACGTTTAGAAGACATGCATACTGCTGTTGCACAAAGCATGTTTAAACAACCAGATATAACAGTTGAAGAGCCAAATAATTCAGAAGAATGAAATACTACGAATTAAAATCTTTTCTTAAAAAATCTAACATTGTTGAAAGTGTTAGATCTTATCGCCAGTTAATTGAAAAAACTGACGAAGGTAAGATTTTAATTAATGGTTTAGACGCTAAATTTAAAACGATTGAAGAAGCAAGAAAATATATTAAAGAAAATTACGATACACATCAACTGGCTGATAAAATAGCAAAAGACACTTATCAAGAAATTTCAGAACATACAGTGGCTAGTATTATTAAAGAACATCACGATATTAAAGTTACTGATACATTAATAGAATCATACGTAGAACTTGCTTCTTCAAATATGTTTAGTGTTGATCCAGTCGTTCATAAAATTCGTTCTTTGAATAAACTTGATAGAATCGTTGAAGGTAAATTACATTATATTCTTGCAGACAACTCTACTGTTGCAATAAATGAAGATACGCAAGATATCCTAAATAAGTTATTGAATAATCAAAAAGAAATAGTCGAGTATATGAGAGAGTCAAAAGAGAACTTCTTTCATGTGCTTGAACAAATAGAGGAATAAAGATGGCTGCTACTAGAACCACAATAATTAGAAATACTAACCAAGAGACTATCATTAAGTATGAAGGTAGTTCAACTGATACTGCTGCAACTATTGATATCTCTACACTAGCTGCTACTACTCAAGCAAGAAATTCTGATACTCCAACAGTAAACATTGTTAAGTTTATTTCAATGGGTTTATTAACTTCTGGCGTACAAATTGTAAGAAATGGTGTTTCTATTCTAGCAGCTGCGCCTGAAAATGCTCCAGTATTAGATTTAACTCAAAATGGTATTAGTGATGGCATTCAGAATACTCAAAATATCGTTATCACTACAACAGGTGCTGCGTCAACTGGTTATCTAGTTCTACGTAAATTAGCTGGTTGGGATACTAAAGTTGAGCCTGCTACTTATGGTGCTTACGACGACGTTACTCGTGTTGGTGCTTCTACCACTGTTAGTGGTTCTCCAGATAAGGTCTAACTATGAAACTAATTAGAGAAGTCTTTGATACTACTAATATAATCGTTGAAGAGAAATTAGGTAAGCCAAAGCAATATTTTATTGAAGGTGTTTTCCTTCAATCAGAAATTACTAACCGCAATGGTCGCATGTATAAAGAAAGTACAATGGATCGTGAAGTTGGTCGTTACATTAAAGAAGCTGTAGAGAATAATCGCGCATATGGTGAACTTGGTCACCCAGAAGGTCCAGGTATTAATCTTGATCGTGTATCACATATGATTACTTCTTTACGCAAAGAAGGTACGAACTATATTGGTCGTGCCAAGATTTTAGAAACTCCAATGGGTCAAATCGCTAGAGGTCTTTTAGAAGGTGGCGCAAACCTTGGTGTTTCTTCAAGAGCAATGGGTTCACTTAAGACTAATAACGAAGGTGTACAAGTTGTTCAAGACGACTTCATGCTGTCTACTGCAGCTGATATCGTTGCTGATCCTTCAGCCCCTGATGCTTACGTACGTGGCATTATGGAAGGTAAGGAATGGACATTTGTTGATGGAAAGTTTGTGGAACAAAACATTGAAGAGGTAAAATCTTTCATTAAGAAAACTTCTTCTAGAAATCTAGAGGAAGCAAAGATTAAGGCTTTCCAACACTTTCTGAGTAAAATCAGATAATTAATAAATAAATAACAGAACTATCCAGTTAGGAGAACAAAGATGTCAATCGAACAAAAAATCGCTGAAATTTTAGCAGAGTCTAAAGCAAAGCAATTAGACGAAGCCAAATTGGCTGGCGCTGAAACAGGTAAAAAAGACGTTACTGCAAATTCTGCAGGTGGCGATAAAGAACCAATTCGCCAAGGTAACGCTGTACCAAATGGTGGCGAAACACCAAACCCAGATAATGCACGTAACAATGTTACTGACGAAAAGGATGCAGAAGATGCACCTACTGGTTCTATGAACCCACACAATGGTGATCAAAAGCCAGTGCGTAATGGTAATGCTGTTAAAGGTATGAAAGAAGATCTAGATGCTATGTTTGGCACTGATGAACTTTCAGAAGAATTCAAGACTAAAGCTGCTACGATTTTTGAATCTGCAGTTATGTCCCGTGTAACTGCTGAAGTTGCACGTTTAGAAGAAGAGTTCGAAGCAAAAGTAGCTACTACTGTTGCTGAAGAAATTGAGGGTATTGTTGAGCAAGTTGATGGATACCTCGGCTATATTGCTGAGCAGTGGATGACACAGAATGAAATTGCCCTTGAGCGTGGTATTAAGTCTGACATTTTAGAAAGTTTCGTTGATGGTCTGAAAGGACTATTCGAAGAACACTATATTGATGTTCCTGAAGAAAAGTATGACCTACTTGGCGACATGGAAGACCAGATCAGTGCACTTAAATCTAAGATTGATGAACAAGTTGCTGCTAACATTGAATTGACAAAATCTATCAATGAAGCAAAACGAAGCGAAGTTGTTAAGACAGTTAGCGAAGGTTTGACTGATACAGAAGCTGAAAAGTTTGCTGGTCTAGTTGCTGAAGTTGCTTTCGAAGACGCTGAAACTTATGAAACTAAAGTCAAGACTTTACGTGAATCTTATTTCACTACTAAAACTACATCAGGTGTAACATCTGTTGTAACTGATACTCCAGTTGAAGTTATCACTGAAGCTGGATCAAAAGTTGTAGATGCTAAAATGTCTGCATACCTATCAGTACTCAACAACAAATAAATTTTTAAAAGGAAATCCAAAATGGATCGCAAACAATTAATGGAAAAATGGGCACCAGTGTTAAATCACGAAGGCTCTGCTCCAATCGACAGCGCATACAAGCGTGAAGTAACTGCCGTTCTTCTAGAAAACCAAGAACGCGAAATGGGCAAACAACAAGAAGCACTTTTCGAAGCTGCTCCTACTAACGCTGTTGGCTCTTATGGTGACACTGGCGGTATCGCTAAGTTTGACCCAGTATTGATCTCATTGGTACGTCGTGCAATGCCACAACTTATCGCTTATGATATCGCTGGTGTACAACCAATGACTCAGCCAACTGGCTTGATTTTCGCAATGAAGTCACGCTACTCTACACAAGGTGGTACTGAGGCATTGTTCAACGAAGCCGATACTACTAAGGCTGGTACTGGTACTCAAGGTGGTACTGTTGCTGGTGGTGACGTAACTACTGGTACTGGTATTACTACTGCTGCAGCTGAACGTCTTGGCCAAGGCGGAACTGGTGACGGTTCTTTCGGTCAAATGGCTTTCTCAATCGAAAAGACTTCTGTAACTGCTAAGACTCGTGCTTTGAAAGCTGAATACTCAGTTGAACTAGCACAAGACTTGAAGGCTGTTCATGGTCTTGACGCTGAAGGCGAACTAAGCAACATTCTTTCTACTGAGATTCTTGCTGAGATCAACCGTGAAGTTGTTCGTACAGTTTACACTACTGCTAAGCCAGGTGCTCAAGTTGGTACTGCTACTGCTGGTACTTTTGACCTAGACGTTGACTCTAATGGTCGTTGGTCTGTTGAGAAATTCAAAGGTCTAATGTTCCAAATCGAACGTGAAGCCAATGCTATCGGTCAACAAACTCGTCGTGGTCGTGGTAACTTTATCATCACTTCAGCTGACGTTGCTTCTGCTCTAGCAATGGCTGGTGTGTTGGATTATCAATCTGGTCTATCTGGAAAGAACAATCTAACTGTTGATGATACAAGCACTACTTTCGCTGGTGTTCTAAATGGCAAGTATAAAGTTTATGTTGATCCATATTCTGCAAACGTGTCTGCTAACCAATTCTTCGTAGTTGGTTACAAAGGTCAATCAGCTTTTGACGCTGGTTTGTTCTACTGCCCATACGTACCTCTACAAATGGTTCGTGCTGTTGATCCTAACAGCTTCCAACCAAAGATTGGTTTCAAGACTCGTTATGGCATGGTTGCTAACCCATTCGTTTCATTGGATGGTACTGGCGGTCTAACTGCTAACGAGAACTACTACTACCGTCGCGTAAAAGTTACTAACTTGATGTAATCATCGAGTTGGCTACTAAGCCGACATAGAAGCGGTATTTAAAAGGGGGACTTCGGTTCCCCTTTTTTTCTTCCTAAATAATAAAATAACCTACTCAAAGGAGTTTAAAATGCCAATTTCAACAAAACCTGCAGCAGAATTAACACCATTAACCCCACCAGAAGGGGATGAGCACCATACTGTTGATACTGAAGAGCACAATCAAAATAATCCTGATTCTGATATTGCAGCTTCTGCGCAACAAAAATAATGACAATTTCTATTCCAGCTGGATTAAACCCATTATCGCCTAATGGGTTTAACTTTAGTATATCTAAGGTTCCGAATGTTACATTCTTTTGTCAGCAAGCAAGTCTTCCTGGGCTTACATTAGGTGATCCAAGTTTTTCAACCCCATTCTCTACGCAACCATTGCCTGGAGATACGCTTTCGTATGAACCATTGCAAGTTCAATTCTTAATTGATGAACAAATGTTGAATTATAACATCATCTATAACTGGATTGTTGCTTTAGGTTTCCCTGAATCATATCAACAGTATACAACATTACTTTCTGGTGACAATGTTCAATATGATGAATTGGCAAAAAACTATTCTGATGGTATTTTGCAAATTCTTGATTCTAATAATAATCCTATTAGAAGTGTTACATTTTATGATTTATTCCCAACATCTCTAGAGACTCTTACATTTGCTTCTACTAACAATGATGTTTCTTACATGGTTGGTAGTGCTACATTTAAATTTGGACACTACAAGTTTGCATAATTAATTTGACTTTTTTGCAGATTCGTAGTATAATGTTATTTTGAGGTTATTATGAATATAGAACAATTGCAAGATATGTGGGATGTTGATTGCCAGATAGATGATAACTATCTTGGTGAAACAACCACAGCAACCCCCAAACTCCACGCTAAGTATTTAAAACTACTTGTCAATGTCAAACTCAAACATACTAAGTTGAGTTCTGACTGTAACATCCTTCGTAAAAATAAATTTCGTTTGTATCGTGGTGAATTATCACGAGAAGAATTAACAACACTTGGATGGGAACAATGGCAAGGTGTTAAGCCATTAAAGAATGAAATGGATGAATTTCTACAGGGAGATACTGAACTAAATACCTTAAAGATAAAAATTGATTATCTAGAAACAATGATATATTTCCTTGAGTCAGTTCTTGGTCAAATTAAAGCAAGAGACTGGCAGATTAAAACTGCTGTTGAATGGAAGAAGTTCCTCGCTGGAATGTGATGATTTTAAAAATTGAAAAACTTGATGAAGTTTATGTTCGTGTATTTTCTGACCCAAGCGTTGAGAAAGAACTAGCAGACTTCTTTACATATGAATATCCAGGTGCTAGGTTTACACCTCAGTTTAGAGCACGTCTTTGGGATGGTAAGGTTCGCTTATACGATGGTATACGTAAAACACTTTATCTTGGTTTAGTTTCTTACGTTGAACATTTTGCAACAACTAATGGTTATGCTGTTGAATATGTAAATACTGTATCAAATATTAATGTTTTAACAACTTCTGATTTAGAAGAGTTTGTAAAGGTATTAGAGTTACCAGAAAAAATTGAGATTCGCGATTATCAAATAGAAGCAATGACAACTGCTTTATCTAAAGAACGCACACTTTTATTATCACCAACTGCTTCTGGTAAGTCATTTATCATTTATTCTATTATGCGTTGGCATTTAAGCGAAGGACGTAAATGTATTATTATAGTGCCAACAACTTCACTGGTTGAACAATTATATACTGACTTTGAAGATTACTCAAAGGTAAATGGTTGGTCAACACAGGAACACTGTCAAAAATTATATGCAGGATTCTCTAAAGACTTTACCAAAGAAGTTTTAATTACAACTTGGCAATCGGTTTATCTACAACCTAAATCTTGGTTTGCTCAATTCAATGTTGTTTTTGGTGATGAAGCGCATCAATTTAAAGCAAAGTCTCTTACCACAGTTATGGAAAAGATGGATAAGATCCGCTACCGCATTGGCACCACGGGAACATTAGATAATAAGAAGATCCATAAATTAGTGCTTGAAGGTATGTTTGGTCCAGTGCATAGAGTTACTACTACCAAGAAGTTAATGGATAGTGGGAAACTTGCTGAACTAAATATAATGTGTGTACTATTAAAGTATAATGAAGAAATTCGTAAAGAGCGTAAAAATAAAACGTACCAAGAAGAAATGGATTGGCTAGTTTCTTGTGAACCAAGAAATAAATTTATCCGAAACTTGGCAGTAAATTCTAAAGGTAATACGCTAGTCCTTTTTCAATACGTTGAAAAGCACGGTAAAGTTCTTTACGAACTTATTAAAAATAAAGTCCATGATAAAAGAAAAGTTTTCTTTGTTTATGGTGGAACTGAGACTACAGATAGAGAAGCAATTCGTCATATAACTGAAGGCGAATCAGATGCTATTATTATTGCTTCTTTCGGAACTTTCTCTACTGGTATTAATATACCTTCTTTAGAGAATGTTATTTTTGCGTCGCCATCTAAAAGTAAAATTCGTAACTTACAAAGTATTGGTCGTGGGTTGCGTTTGAAAGATGGTAAAACTACTTGTAATCTATTTGACCTCGCTGATGACCTGCATTGGAAATCATGGAAGAATCATACTTTAAATCATGCAGCTGAGCGATATAAAACTTATGCTGAAGAAGAATTTAAAATTAAACTGGTTGAGGTAGACTTATGTTAACTGGTAACGAATCTTATATTATTATGAAACTTACTACTGGTGAACAACTTATGTGTGTGTTGGAGCAAGAAGACGCAACTCACATGCAAATCTTAGATCCAATGATAATCAAAACGATTCCTATAATAAATGAAGGTAAAGAGCATATAACTGCCCACCCTTATTGCCAATTTACTGATGATAATGTTTTTGATATAGATAAAAAGAATATAATCTTTGTTAAGCGAATGAAAGAGATTATGATTCCCCACTATCAAAAAATTGTTATGCAACATAATGCAGAGGGGGAAGTCCAAGAAGCAGAAAGAATTACTGCAGAAGAAGCCAGAAAGAGAATTAAGATGCTGGCGAATATCTTTGGAGAAGAACTAGAGGAAGTTCTTGGAGAAGAGAAAGCAGAACCAGAAGGTTGGTTCATTGAAGGAAACGATACTAAACATTAACTCAATATCAAACCCGACATGGTTATTATACAACTGTTCGGCACACAAGGCAAATTTAAATGACTGCAAGATGCGTAGTCAAATGAGTTTGCTTTTCATCATTACATAAGGTATACTATGGATATGTTGATAATTTTAAGGAAGCAAATAATGCTATGGCTCATTACGTAAACAATAAAGACTTTCTCGCAGCAATCGTTGAGATGAAAGAAAAAGTTAAACATGCTGAAGAGAATGGTTTACCAAAGCCAGTTATTAGTAATTATATTGGTGAATGTATTTTAAAGATAGCAACGCACTTATCATACAAACCCAACTTCATTAATTACTCGTATCGTGATGATATGATTTTAGATGGAATTGAAAACTGCATTCAGTATATTGATAACTTTGATCCAGCAAAGTCTAGTAATCCTTTTGCTTATTTTACACAAATTATTTACTATGCATTTCTAAGACGCATTGCCAAAGAAAAGAAACAATCTTATATTAAAGGTAAGTTGATTCAGAACATGCCCTTTGAAATGTTTGAGTTACAAGAGCAAGATGAGACTGGTGAATTCCATAATGCTTATCTTGAGTTTATGCAACAGAATAATACATTCGATGATTTTATTGGTCGCAAGAAAGAAAAAGCAGCCAAGAAGAAAATGGAAAATACATTGAATGCATTTATAGATGATGAGAATCCAAATGAGTCAATCACTACAACAATTCATAGCGAGTTTGAACAAGTCATCAGTAGCGATTCGGAGTTACCCTTCGATACGCCCGAGTCGCAGGAAAAGAAATAGAAGAATCGCTAGAACTATTAAGAGTCACGCTTGGCTTGCTCCTGATAATGTTTTACCTTTGAATAAAATTATGAACGAAACAACAAACGAAAAAATCTTTTTAGGTGTTACTGACTTTGATGACTTGATTACTTCAGAGATCCTGAAGCGTCGTGTTGAAGCAGGAGAACGCACTGTTCATCGTGATACTAATGTTCTATGCAATCGTGAACACTGGGCTGAATGGGCTGAAGAAACTTTTAAGAACGACCTACACGTCCAAGGCAATTCTTCTAATGGTTTTATCATTGAGCGTGATACTAATAACTATATCAAGTTCGATGTTAATAGTAACACAACGTCAGTTCGTGCTTATGGTGACGTTGATTTTGCTGATTCAATTGTTGCGTTGGTTGAATCAAAATTTGATCTTGTTACTTGTCATATCGAATGGGTTTATGGTAGCAATGGTGAATCAGTTAATGTGCCGTTGAATCGTGATCGCCTTCCTGTTGATGAGATGTATCCTTTCCTTAATGGTGAACCTCTTGGAGACTACTACGATCGTTATATGGAATCGTCAGCAAATATTCTGCTGTTGATTGGTCCACCTGGAACTGGTAAGACTACATTTATCCGTGGTCTACTTGCGCACACAAATTCATCAGCAATTGTTTCTTATGATTCAGGCATCTTAGATAAAGATGGATTCTTTGCTCGCTTTATTGAAGGCGATGAAAGTATCATGGTTCTTGAAGATAGTGACGCATTCCTTAAACCACGAAGTGATGGTAACACAATGATGCATCGTTTCCTTAATGTGGGTGATGGTCTTGTTACAACTAAAGGTAAGAAAATGATTTTCTCTACCAATCTGCCATCTATCCGTGATATTGATTCAGCACTAACTCGTCCAGGTCGTTGTTTTGACATCGTTGAATTCAAACCACTATCAGCACTTGATGCAGATAAACTCGCAAAGAAACTTGGTGGTAATGTTCCTGAACGCACTAGTGGTTCTTTGGAATTTTCAATTGCCGAAATCTTTAATACGCAAACAAATAAACCAACAGAAAGAAAGGTAGGTTTCATTTGAAAGTAGCAATTATCACTGATCAGCATTTTGGTGCTCGTAATGATAGTATTGCATTTTTAGATTTTTACCAAAAGTTTTATGACAATACTTTCTTTCCTGCTCTTGAACTTCATAGGATTGATACTGTTCTTATTCTTGGTGACACCTTTGATAGACGCAAATATGTCAACTTCTACTCGCTCCAAAGAGCCAAAGAAATGTTCTTCGATAAATTGGAGAGTATGGGTATTAGTGTTTATATGCTGGCTGGCAATCACGACACTTACTATAAAAACACTAATGAAGTAAACTCCCCTGATTTACTATTGGCTGAATATGGTAACATCGAAGTTATTGATGAACCAAAAACAATCAATGTAAATGGTTTCGAGGTTTGTATGTTGCCTTGGATTTGTCCTGAAAACTACGATGCTAGTATTAATGAAATAAAGAATACCACTTCTACATTATGCATGGGGCATCTTGAGATTGCTGGATTCTCAATGTACAGAGGAATGGAAAGTCATGAAGGATTTTCTGCAGAAACTTTCAGCAAATTTGATTTGGTCTTTAGTGGTCATTATCATCATCGTAGTAACGACCGCAATATTTACTATTTGGGAAATCCGTACGAACTTACTTGGCAGGATTATAACGATCCCAGAGGATTCCACTTGTTCGACTTCGCTACAAGACAACTCGACTTCATTGAAAATCCTTATCGAATGTTCGAAAGACTCGAGTACTCCGATAAAGAAATCGAGCCGATCGACCTTGATCAGTTAGACTTAAAAGACAAATATGTAAAGTTAGTTGTTTTGGAAAAAACTGACTTTTATAAATTTGACAAGTTCATTCAGAAGTTATATAATAAAGGATGCCACGAAATTAAAATTGTGGAAGACTTCTCTGAATTTCAAGAAGGTGAAATCAATGAAGAGATTAACTTAGAAGATACAGTTTCTGTTCTTTCTAATTATATTGAATCAATTGAAACCGATGTTGATAAAGAAAAAGTTAAGTCATATATGCGTGGCTTATATACTGAGGCGATTAACATAGAGGTAATCTAATGCAATTAGAACTTGATTTTGGACAATGGATGCAAAGGGAATTATTTGAATGATTGTATTTAAAAGTGTAAGCTGGAAGAACTTTCTTTCTACTGGCAACTCACCTAATAAGGTTCTCTTAAACAAATCGCAAACTACTTTAATCATCGGCAAGAATGGTGAAGGTAAAAGCACAATCTTAGATGCATTGTGCTTTTCATTGTTTGGTAAACCCTTTCGTAATGTTAACAAAGGTCAGCTGATTAACTCTATCAATGGTAAGGGTTGTTTGGTTGAGGTTGAGTTTGAAGTTAATGGCAAAGAGTATAAAATTATTCGTGGTATCAAACCAAACGTATTTGAGATTTGGTGCGATAATGAAATGATTAATCAGGATGCTGCTTCTCGTGACTATCAAAAGATCCTTGAACAACAAATCCTCCGACTAAACTATAAAACATTTACTCAAGTTGTTATTCTTGGTTCTGCTTCTTTTGTTCCATTTATGCAACTATCTTCAGCGCAACGTAGAGAAGTGATTGAAGATATTTTAGATATTAGAATTTTCTCTACAATGAATTCGCTTTTGAAAGAAAAAGCGCAGGAGACTAAAGATGCCATACTACGCACCGAGAATGAGATTAAAAGCGCAAAGGATAAGGTTGAAAGCCAACAGACTATTATCAAAACGATCACCGAAGCCAAGACTGAAAGCATCAACAATATCTTATCAAAGATATCTGCTAACAATGCTGAAATTTTACAGACAGAGGGCGAGATCGAACTTATCGTTTCGGAGATCGATACTCTTAAAGGAAGCATCAATGATAAAGACAATGTTACTGAAGACATCGACAAAGCAAAGTCAATCAGAAGTAAGTTGCTCCAGAAGATCGAAACTTGCGAGCACCACACAGAGTTTTTTAGCGAACACGATGTTTGTCCGTCGTGTAACCAAGATATCGCAGAGGAATACAAAGAGAACATTGTCAAAGATCTTAATGAGAAAATGTTGGATAATAACTCAAAGATCGCAGAACTTGAAAGCGTACTCACCAATCTCAACGCGAAACTCACGCAAATTAACGAAGTGGTTGGGCAAATTACCGATAAGAACATTGAGTTATCTACAAGGAACTCTACTATCACCTTACTCAACAAACAAAACAAAGAACTTGAAGCTGAGACCCAAAGAGTTAAATCTGACACAACTAACATCGATGAGGAGAAGGGGAAGTTAAAAGAACTTGCCACCGATGCCCTTGCTAAGATTAGTCAAAAAAGTCATTTGCTTGAGCATCGTAACATTGAAGAAGTTTCTGCTGTCTTATTAAAAGATACTGGTATCAAGACTGCGATTATTCGCGAGTATCTACCATCTATGAATAAGTTAATCAATAAGTATTTAAACGCAATGGATACTTACATTCACTTTGAACTTGATGAAGCATTCAACGAAAAGATTAAGTCTCGTTTCCGTGATGAGTTTACTTATGCAAGTTTCTCTGAAGGTGAGAAGATGCGTATCGATTTGGCTATTCTTTTTACTTGGCGTTCAATTGCTAAGATGAAGAACTCAGTCAATACTAACCTACTTCTACTTGATGAAATCTTTGATTCAAGTTTAGATACAGCGGGAACTGATTACTTCTTGAATCTTATGAACACTCTCGGTGAGCAATCAAATATCTTTGTCATCAGTCACAAAGGCGATCAGTTGTTTGATAAGTTTAGATCAGTGATTAAATTTGAGAAACGAAATGACTTTTCAGTCATAGTATAACCCTACACTGCTGAGGGGAATGGGTTTACTTTAAATATCTTACATAGTATAATTATCTTTTAACAGGAGAAACCTATGTTTGAAGTCACTCTTAACGACGATAATACTTTCGTTTTCCAAAAATTTTCTGAAATAGAAGAATTTTTTAGCGAGGTCGTTTTCGGCGAAGGGGCGGACGACGCTAAAATTTCTATAAAAATGGCGGATATCGAAGATTACCTTTGAAACTTGAGGGGAATTATCCCCTTATAAATCAACAACTTACGTGCTCGTCAAGTTTCGCTTTACTTTCATGCAATGTTGTAGTATAATTATTGTATAAATTGAGTGAAAGGTTATATTATGTGGAATGATTTTAGTGACTTCGAACTAGCCGAGTTGGCTGGTCGTTATGGTCTAGAAGACCTGTTGGTTTTTTCAGGCGATCTTTCATTGGCTAATCGTGATGAAGTTGAGAAGTTCTTGACTGAGTATGAGTTAGAAGAAGCATTCGGAGAATAATATGGATATCAAAGCATCAGATCTATCCGCACGATTACTTGCTACTGAAAACCTTTCAGTCCAACGTGCTCCAACTCGTACTGCATCTTTCGATGTTAAGAATCGTGTTCTAACTTTACCCCTATGGAAAGATATGACACCCGAGATTGAAGACATGCTCGTGGGTCATGAAGTTGGTCATGCCTTATACACGACCGATGATTATTTTATTCCTATTCAGGAAAACCCTAAAATGATGTCATACCTCAACGTACTAGAAGATGTGCGTATTGAGAAACTCATCAAACGCAAATATCCAGGTCTGCGTAAGCGTATGAATGAAGGATATAAACAACTGAACGATCGCGACTTCTTTGGTGTTAAACAAGTTCAGAATCTTGATGATCTATTGTTGATCGACAAAATCAATCTATACTTCAAAGCAGGATTTTCTTGTGGTGTTAAGTTCAACTCCGATGAAAAAGATTTTGCTAATCGTGCTGAACGTACCGAGACTGTTGACGAAGTAATTTCATTGGCTGAAGAAATTTGGGCTTACTCAAAACAACAACTCGAAGAAAAGAAGAAACAAGCATTGCAAAATGCAACACCTGAAGATCTTGAAGACTTAGAAGAAGATACCAAAGGCGAGTTTGATGATGACGATATTGACTTTGACAATTTCGAAGAAACTGATGAAGAACAAGATCAAGAATTGAAACCAGCGAAACAAAAATCTTCTTCTGAAGAAGAAAAGAATGAAGAGCAGGAATCGCCTTCTGCTGGTGATCAAGAACTAGAGTCAAAAACCGATAAAGCATTTGCTGATAAATTAGAAGATCTCGCTGACGAAAGCACTGAATATTTGTACCATGAGTTTGACAAGGACTTCTTCAAAGATCCAGTTATTGACTATCGTACAGTGCTCAGTGAAACACGTCCAGTATGGGTTTCTAGCGAGAACACTGAAGAAGATCGTAAGTATGCCGCATTGCGTGCTGCTGAATACGAGAAGTTCAAATCTGAGACTACTAGTGCTGTAAACTATTTGGTCAAAGAATTTGAGATGCGTAAATCTGCAGCCCTATACAAACGTGCTGCGATCTCAAAGTCTGGCACATTGGATATGAAGCGTATCTGGTCTTATAAGTTGCAAGACGATTTGTTCAAACGTGTTACTGTTTTACCTCAAGGTAAAAACCACGGCATGTTATTCTTGCTTGACTGGTCTGGTTCTATGGATCACGTGTTGGAAGATACCCTGAAACAAGTTATCAATTTGGCTATGTTCTGTAATCGTATCCAAATTCCATATCGTGTTATGGCTTTTACTTCACAATATAACGATCGTCGTTATCCATCTGAGTCTGAGCGTATTGCACATCGTGATTTTACTGTTGCCAAGAATGCTCGTAACGAAGGTAAAAGTATTCTTACAAATGCTAGTACCTGTTTTAATTTGCTTGAGTTGTTCTCTAGCAAGATGACTACCAGCGAATTCCATTCTATGGCAAAACGTGTTATCGATCGTCGCTTCCAATGGAATGATGGTTACAACACTGGTGGTACTCCGCTGAATGAAGCATTGGTTTGGATGTATCTTAACATCGACAAGTATATCAAACAAAATTCAATTGAGAAATTGACTCTGATTACTTTGACCGATGGTGAGGGTGGATCTTTATACTCTAGCAATGGCGACTTATCTGATCAAAGATATTCTTATGATAACAATGGTCTTCCTAAGAAAGTCAAACAGAAACATTTTATCCGTGATGAAGTTACTCAAAAGACTTATCAGTTGAGCCGATATTCTGGTCCACAGACAAACACATACTTGCGTATGATTAAAGATCGTCACAATATTAATATTGTTGGTTTCTATATCTGCCGCAATGCTCGTCGTGATTTGCACTCTGCTTTGAATGCTAATCTTCCTGAGTTCAAAGGTCAGGTTGAAGCGCAAATTGATTCTTGGAGAAAATCATTCCGCGACCAAGGGTTTGCTTCAATCAAGAATACTGGTCGTGATGACTTGTTCCTAATTCCTCAAACTGCAACGAAGATTGTTGAGGGTGAATTAGATGTGAAAGCCGATGCGAATGCAAAGGTTATTGCTCGTGATTTCAGCAAATTTCTCAACGTAAAGAAGACCTCTCGTGTCCTCTTGAACCAATTCGTTGGCTACGTTGCGTAAGTTGTTGATTTATGAGGGGATTTTAATCCCCTCAACCCTGTAGGGTTATACAAAATATCGCTTTACTTTAATGCAAAGTTGGCGTATAATTATTGTATTAGTTCGTTAATTATTATGTTTTTTTGAAAGTGAGATATATGATGGCTAAAATTGATCCCGTGTTTCAGGCTGAGTTTGAATCAAAACTTTTTGAATTATTTCCCGATGTTAAGACAGAGGGTGTTGTTCAAAATGCGCAACTGCTAGAAACCATGCGTGTTCTTAACACCAAAACATCACCCAAGTGGTTGATGGTAAATAAAGTAAGTCGTGGCTTGTATGCCATCGATGGTTCGAAACCTATGGTTGTTGGTAACACTGCGTTGAAACCTCAGCCACAACCTGAGTCATTCACTGTGGATTATACTGATGTAACTTCATTGATTCCTTCCAAGGATGAAAACTTTGTTCCATTTGGCAACTATGCTGATCTTGAGAATATTATCAAAGCAAAGATCTTCTATCCTGCTTATATCTCTGGTCCAACTGGGAATGGCAAGTCAACTATGATCGAACAGATTTGTGCCAAACACAAACGTCCGCTGATTCGTGTTAATCTGAACATGATGACTGACGAAGAACAACTCATCGGTACCAAAACTCTTGAAGATGGTAACGTGGAAATTGTTGAAGGTCCAGTTCTTATCGCTATGCGAACTGGTTGCACTTTGCTTCTTGATGAGATTGACGCTGGCTCAGCAAATACTTTGCTTTGCTTGCAACCGATCCTTGAGGGTAAACCTTATTACTTCAAACTTAAAAACGAGATGATCGTTCCTGCTCCTGGATTCAATGTCTTTGCGACTGCGAATACCAAGGGTAAGGGTTCAGATGATGGTCGTTATATCGGTACCAACGTACTGAATGAAGCATTCTTGGAACGATTTGCTGTAACCTTTGAACAGGATTATCCTAATGCAAAGATCGAGCTGAAGATCATCGAGAATCTTATGGACTCTTTTGGTTGTCCCGATAAAGAGTTTGCTGAGACATTAGTCAAATGGGCTGACGCAATCCGTCGCACGTTTGCTGATGGTGGTGTGGACGAAACTATTACGACTCGTCGTATGATTCATATCGTCCGTGCTTATGCAATTTTCAAGAAGCGTGAGAAGGCTGTTGAACTTTGTTGCAATCGTTTCGACTCTGCAACCAAGTCTGCGTTCATCGATCTCTATGAAAAAGTTGCAAACCCTGCACCTGAGGTAGTAACACCTGAGGTTGTAGCCCCTGCAAGTGATGAAGTTCCATTTTAAATTTGCTTTGCAGGTAAATTTGTAGTATAATATTATTTGAAACTGAAAAGGAAATTGATTATGTTGAAATTCGCTGACCTGAGCATGGCTCAAAAGAAATGCGTTGTTGCTTTGATTGAAGCGCAACCATCTCTTAAGAAAAATAGTAAGATCTCTTTGAAAGAAGTTGTTAGTATTACTCAAGATTTGGCTGCGAAGCGTAGTGCAGGTGCGCCAAAGATTGGATATCCTAACTGGTTGTTCAAGACTAATAAAGTTGAGCGTGGTATGTATCAACTACCAGTTCCAACTGCTGCTGAACTTTCTCAGTACACAAAAGATCTAACAAGCAAACCTGCTAGTAGCAAGATTGTTAAGAATAAAAAATTAGTTAAGGTTAAGACTGCCAAGCCAGTTACCTCAACTACGGATCTTTCCGAGACTAGTCGTCTTGAAAAGATTATTAATGACTCTGTTGAAGTTGACGCTGATGTCGAAGACTTCAATCAGATTCTACGTGAGAACGGCATCGAAGTCTAACTCACGTCTTTTCACCAGAGGGGTTACTGCCATCTCCCCTCTGGTTTTTTCATTTATGATGGTTTAATTATGGAGATATTTTTAATGTCAAAACAAGATCAGTTGTTGAAGAACTTTCAGGCTGGTAAAGAGTTGACTGCTGCGCAGATCAAAGGCTCTTTCCGTATCGCTCATCCAGCATCCGCTGTTCGTAATTTACGTGAGCAAGGTTACGCAATTTATAGCAACGCCAGCAAACTCGCTGATGGTACGCCAGTAACTAAGTATCGCCTTGGTCAACCAAGCAAGCGCATGGTTCGTATTGCTAATGCCGTATTTGGCGCAAGCATCTTTACTGCACAGAAGTAAATGAGATTGGGGTTGCGGTCCAACCCCAAATTATTTTAGGATGGTTATGATTGAAATTATTTTTAGTATTGCATTTCTTGCCGTTATCTATATTGTATACAAGGGAATTTCTTGTATGAAAAATCATAGTGAGACATCGGAGGATTAATGGCGACTAAAGAAGACGTAAAGAAATCTCAAACTGCCACTACTGGTGGACGCAAATTTGATGGTGGTAAACTACAATATGGTTTACTACCTCCACTTGCATTAAAAGCAACTGTGGAAATTTTAACATTTGGTGCAGAGAAATACGAGCCAAATAATTGGAAGAATGTTCCTGACTCAAAACGCAGATACTTTGACGCAATGCAAAGACATCTTTGGGCATGGAAAGAGGGAGAGCAAAACGATCCCGAAACTGGAAAGAATCATTTGGCGCATGCAATGTGTTGCTTAATGTTCTTGTATGAACATGATGTATACTATTCTGTCGAGGAAAAGAAATGACAATAGAACAGATCTTAGTAGCAACAGTAGTATGGGCAGTATTGATTGGTGTTTCTTACACACACAGTAACTGGTCAGCAATTCTTGATTGCTATAAGATGTGGTTCACTAAAGAGTATTGGACTGACTATAATCGAGTTGAATTTGCCAGTTGGTTTACTAAAGCAATGATTATTGTTCCTGGACTTATCTTTGGTATTCAGATTTGGTGGTTATATTTCTTGACTCTAGCAACAAGCGTATCATTAATTTGGGCAAGCAATAAGAAACTTCTACCTACTCTTGTAGCATTCAATACCCTTTGGACTTGGATCAGCTGCATGGTTTTGGCTCAACATTTAATCAAATAAATTTGAAAAAATGTCAATTTTGATGTATAATTTTTATACATATATTATAACTTGGAGAAACTATGAAATTAAGTAAAGAAACTGTAGGCTTGATCAAGAACTTTGCTGGTATTAATAGCAATTTACTTTTGAAGTCTGGCAATAAACTAGCCACTATCTCGGCTCAAAAGAATGTAATGGCTGATGCAGTTGTTACTGAAACTTTCCCAGACTTTGGTATCTACGACCTCAATGAGTTCTTGGGTGCGATGTCTTTGTTTGAAGATCCAGAATTGACATTCAATGACAAATGGGTTACTATCGAGCAAGGTGGCAACAGCATCAAATACTTTGCAGCAGATGCAAGCGTACTAACTGCACCACAGAAAGCAATTACATTCCCTGATCCAGAAATTGAATTTAACATGAGCGCAAATATGCTCAGTATGATCCAACGTACTGCTTCAGTATTGCGTGCTTCTGATGTATCAATCGTTGGTGATGGTTCAACTATGACTGTTGTGGTTGGCGACAAAAAGAACGCCACTGGTAACTCTTATAACTCTACTGTTGGCGCGAGCGATAAGAAATTCAAAGTTAATTTGAAAGTAGAAAATCTAAAGATGATCCCAGGTGATTATGCTGTTAGTGTTTCGAGCAAGAAGATCTCTCGTTTTAAAGGCGCAGGTGATTTGGTTTATTATGTAGCAGTTGAGGCAGATTCTTCTTTCGAGTTTTAATGGAAAACATTATTGTTCTCGGTGCTGGAACTGCTGGGTTAGTTTCAGCACTTATAATTAAAAAGTCATTTCCTCTTTGTAATGTTACTGTAATTGAATCAGATTCAATCGGTATTATTGGAGTTGGTGAAGGCTCAACTGAGCATTGGAGAATATTCGCAGAATATTGTGGCATTTCAATGCAACGATTAGTTAGAGAAACTCATGGTACCTTAAAGAAAGGTATCAAGTTTGAAAATTGGAATGGTGATGGAAAAAGTTATTTCCATGCAATCGTTGATCCATTTTATAGTGAATATACTTCTGCTGATGATTTATCAGAGAAATTAACTTTTATTAAAACCTTAATTGGAAATAACATTAAGACTGAAGATGTTCTTAATGAAACCAATTTAATTAATACATCATTTGGTCTTAATTCAGTTAATCAATATCAATTTAATACATTCAAGTTGAACGAGTTTCTACACAAAGTTTGTGAAGAAGCAAGTATTAATTTTGTAAAGACAACTGTAACTGATGTTATGGTTTCTGATAATGGAGATGTTTCTGCTCTAGTTGGTGAAAGCGGAACTTTGCATAACGCAGATTTCTTTATTGATAGTAGTGGATTCAAAAGGATCATATCAACAAAATTAGGTTCTAAGTGGGTATCATACAAAAAGTACCTACCAATGAATCATGCTTTGGCATTTCCTACTGAAAATATTACTGAACTTAAACCATATACATTATCTAAAGCATTATCCTCTGGATGGAATTGGAGAATTCCAACTCAGGGAAGATATGGTAATGGGTATGTTTTCTGTGATGATTTTATTAACGCAACTCAAGCCCACGATGAGATTCAATCTCACTATTCTGAGAAAGTTAATGTCGCAAAGGATATTAAGTTTGATGCTGGAAGAGTTGACCAATTTTGGATAAACAATTGCGTAAGTATTGGATTATCTGCTTCATTTGTTGAGCCTTTAGAAGCATCTAGTATCGGAAACTCGATTATGCAAGCATTTGGTTTCGTTAGAATGTTACCAGTTTGGGAAGTTGAACGAGATAAAATTACTAAACAATATAATAAAAGATTTACTGAATGTTTTGATAACATTGTTGATTTCATTCAGATACATTATCTTGGTAAAAGAAAAGATAGCGATTTCTGGAAAACAATTCCAGAGATTATGACTGTTACTGATTTTAATAAAGAGCATTTAGATATTTGGAAAAAGACTTTACCATCAAAGACATATTTCTTGAATGAATACAATTTGTTTAATGCGTATAGTTATGCTCAGGTTATGGCAGGTATGGATATGTTTGATCGTGAATATATCCTGCAGAACTTAACAAAAACCTATGGTGAAAAACTTGTGGAGCAAGAATTAATGAAGTATAATAGTTACTTGGAAGATATCCAAGTAGCGAGTTATATTGATCATAAGGTATTGCTCGAACAAAATAACATTGTTGTTAAATTTGATTATATTAAATAATGGAGTAAGTGATGATTGATTTTCGTGATGACCAATTTCTTTGGGTAGAGAAATATCGCCCACAGAAAATTGATGACTGTGTTCTTCCTGATGCGTTGAAGGAAACTTTTAAACAATATGTAACACAGGGGGAACTACCACACTTCCTACTATCGGGAACTGCAGGTATTGGTAAAACTACTATTGCCAAAGCACTATGTTATGAAATTAATGCTGATTACATTATGATCAACGGCTCAGAGGAATCAGGTATTGATACTCTCCGAACTAAGATTAAGGGATTTGCTTCTACCGTATCTTTGACTGATTCCCCAAAGATTATTATTATCGATGAGGCAGATTATCTTCAAGCCAACTCTACTCAACCAGCATTGCGTAGTTTCATTGAAGAGTTTTCAGCTAACTGTCGTTTTATCTTTACTTGTAACTTTAAGAATCGTATCTTAGAAGCGATTCATTCTCGTTGCGCTTGTATCGACTTTAAGATTGATGCTAAAGATAAGCAGGTTCTTCTTGGTCAATTCTTTAAACGAGCATCTCAAATTCTTAAACAGGAGAATATTGAGTTTGATCAGAAAGTAGTTGCCGAACTTATTACTAAACACTTTCCAGATTATCGTAGGGTTCTAAATGAACTTCAGCGTTATAGTGTTTCTGGTAAGATCGATTCAGGTATTTTAGTTAACATGAGTCAAGAGTCTTTCAAAGACTTAATCAAGTTAATGAAAGAAAAAGATTTCACCAATGTTCGTAAGTGGGTCGGTAAGAATTCTGATTCAGACACAGTAGCATTGTTCCGTGAACTCTATGATACTTCAGTATCATATATGGTTCCAGAAAGTATCCCATCTTTAGTTTTGGTTCTTGCTGACTATCAATACAAAGCAGCATTCGTAGCTGATCATGAATTAAATATTATGGCAGCGTTGACTGAGATTATGGCCAACTGTAAGTTTAAGTGAGGTTGGTATGGACATATATGATTATTTGCTGTGGCTTGTATTTTGGATCATGGGTGCAGTTTATGGTTGGCATGCCAGAGAACGCCACGCAAAAAGAACTATCGATCGTTTCATTACTCAGTTTGTTGATGAAGAAGTAGAAGTTGTTAAAGATTCTGTAATTCCTATTACTATTGAAAATTATAATGGTGGTTTCCTTGTATTCAATAAAGAGACTCATGAATTTATGGCACAGGGAGGAACTCGTAGACAGTTAGAAGATGCTCTTGCAAAAAGATTTCCTGATAAAAGATTTGCGGCATCTACAGAAAATCTAAAGGTGTTCAATGAGCCCCTTTGATTTTTTAAATGCTATAAACACTACCAAAGAAAATTTATTTGAAAAGGATTCACAAGCAGGTAAGGATTATAAACCTTTCCTTATAAATAGAGGGTTATCATATTTTCCAGACACTGTATTCTATGCCAACCAGATGAATCAACATCCAGGTTTGGATAAGGATATGCAGTTTTTCTTTTTCCTAAATATTATTTCGAGGAAAAAGCGTTTTAGTAAATGGTCCAAAAAGGATGAAACTACTGAATCGCTTGACCTTGTTAAAGAGTATTATGGGTATTCAAGTGAGAAAGCGAATGAAGCACTCAAAGTGCTATCCGAAGAGAACTTGATTATGATAAAAGAAAAACTATATAAAGGTGGAAAATCATGACTGTTGAAATGATTTATTACGACTGGACCCCTGAGTCCATGCTTGAAGTGGTTTTACCTGAACCTGACAACTTCCTAAAGGTTCGTGAAACTTTGACTCGCATTGGAATCGCGTCTAGGAAAGAAAACAAATTATACCAATCCTGCCATATCTTGCATAAGCAAGGTAGGTATTTTATCGTTCATTTCAAAGAACTCTTTGCTTTGGACGGTAAGGAATCGAATATCACTGCAGGTGATATTGAGCGTAGAAATGCGATTACTGGGTTGCTTCAGGATTGGGATCTATTAAAGATCCTAAATAATTCTCAAGCGGATCAGAAAGCATCTCTTTCGCAAATCAAAGTTGTGTCCTTCAAAGAGAAGGATCAATGGGAACTAGTACCGAAATATAACATAGGAAAAAAATCAAAATGATTAAACTTGAACTTGAAATTAATGAAGTAAATATGATTCTTGCAGTGTTGGGTAAGCATCCTTTCGAGGAAGTTGCCTCATTGGTTGTTAAAATTAAAAACCAAGGCGACCCACAAGCAGAAGCAATTGCTGCAGCTGCTGAAACACCAGCTGCGTAAAGTATTCACCTTAGGACCGCTAAGTACGAATCGTTGGTAAAGCTGTCAGTACGTTAAGCTGTCGCTGGAACCAGTAACCAGCATTTAATCGACATGCCTTCGGGGTGTCAAATTTATTACTCGCTTAATAGGAGAAACTCATGGTCAATAAGACTTTTGTACCCGCATTCTTTTCACAAGATGCATTTAAAGATTTCGACAAATTCTTTGTCGGTTTTGAAGATTCTGCAAAGCAATTCCAAACATTGCATGCTGATCTAACTAAAAATATCCCCAACTACCCACCATACAACATTCGCAAGAATAATGAGAACTCATACACGATTGAAATCGCAGTTGCTGGTTTCGGTGAGTCTGAGATCGATATTGAGATTGATGGTGGTAAGTTGATTGTTAAAGGTAATGTTGATGCAGCTACTGATGCACTAGAAGATAACTTCTTGTTCAAAGGTATTGCTACTCGTGCCTTTACTCGCGCATTTGCTATCGATGATCACATCGAAGTAAAGAACGCAGAAATGTTCAATGGTATGCTTAAGATTGCTTTGGAGCGTTTAGTTCCAGAAGAACAAAAGCCAAAGAAAGTTAAGATTAAAACTGCTGGTAAGCCACAGGTTCTTAACGAAGGAGAATAATATGGCATTTTTAAAATTTTTAAAAAGATTTGCTATGTCAATGTTTGAATCTATCGCTGAGGCACGTAAAGCAAGAGCAGAAGCAATCACAAGGGGGATCGGAAGATGAATTTTCTAGATCTAATAAAGAGTTTCTTTACCCTTCCAAGAGAGCAATCTGCGCTTGAACAATTTATTAATAGCAAACGTCCAACAAGTGCTGCAGATGTAGAACATTGGACTCGTTACTTTTATGATAACAAGTCGAGGTTTCTATGACTTCTGCAACATTAAAGAATCTTGAAAGTGCGCTTGCTGGTGAGTCAATGGCTCATATCAAGTATCGTTATTTTGCTAAGATCGCTCGTGAAGAAGGATTCGAAGATGTTGCAAAACACTTTGAACATACTGCTGATCAAGAGATTAAACATGCTTGGGGTCATCTAGAATTGCTAATCGGTAAACCATCCACTAAGGAATGTTTACAAAAAGCAATTGATGGTGAGACTTATGAGTATACAGAAATGTATCCACAGTTCCAAGCGATTGCAGTTTCAGAGGGAGACCTGCATGCAGAAAAAGAAATGCGTGGACAGATCCAAGAATCTTTTGAACATGCGCAAGAGTTCAAGGCTGTTTTAGCAAAAGCTGAAAAGCGTTTCAATGCTTTAAAGAAAGTTGAAGAGCGCCATGCTAATGCTTATAAAAAAGTCTTGGAGGATTTATGATGGAACTAGTACGTATGTGTATAGTCTGTGGTCACGTTCATGATGAAGACTTAGAAGGTAAGTGGGATGAACTTCCTGCTGACTTTGAATGTCCTGAGTGTGGTGTTGGCAAAGACGAATACGAAACTTTGTAAGTAATCGTAGCAAGTAGGGGGACTTTCGAGTTCCCCTAAATACTTGTTATGATGAAAGCAAAACTATCACCAAACCTAATCTCTTTCTTTCTGGTTCGCAGAGGGAATTGGATGCTCAAGGTATCTGTTTATAAAAATAAACAGATTCTAGTTTTTATGCAACATGTATATGATATGGATAAAATTGTTATGCAATACTTCCATGATCAAAACCAAGCAGCAGATTTTATTGAATACATGATAGAGGAATAATATGATTAAAGTTTTTAAACTATTGAATGGTGAAGAGATTATCGCCAAGACTGAATTAACTGAACTTGGTTATACATTAAGCGATCCAGCTGCAATCGTAATTCAGCAAACAGAAAAAGGTGTTGGTGTTGGACTTGCTCCATACATGCCATACGCTGAAAGCGACATTACCCTTTACGCTACCGCAATCGCCACTGAGGGTATCCCAGCCCCAAATATGGCGAACGAATATAACCGAATCTTTGGCTCGGGTATTGAGGTCGTTTCCGCCAGTGCCCTGAGCGGACTAAAAATCGTCTCGTAGGACGTGCCAAAACGACCGTAGGGACGTTTTACGGTTTCTAACAGGGGATAACCCACCCCTACCTGCCTAGAGGCTCTCTCGGGCTATAAAAAGTAATAAAAAAGGTTTACTTTTCAAGAACTTACAAAACCCTACTTTTAGTAGGGTTTTTCAACATTTCGCTTTACTTTAATGCAACCTTGGAGTATAATAGTTGTATAAATGATGAAAAGGAAATGACTATGTATAAATCCAAAACCGAGTTACGTGCTGAGACTGAAAAAGCACTGAAGAAGTTTTTGAAACAAGGTGGTTCTATTGAGGTTGTAAAATCCCGTAAAGCACCTAAGATGTTGATGCGTGGAAAAACAACTCGAGTTGCTTCCACTGGAACATCGGGTTTCGCTGTTGGTTTTCCACGTAAGTCTTTCGTTTAATCTAGGAGATCGCTATGCTATCATGGAATGAAATGTCACCTCTTGAACAAGCCCAATGCACTTATTGGGATATGTATAAAGATGCTTACGGCACTCGACCACGTGGCATCGATACCAGCGAGTGGACGCTGGAAGACTTCGAGAAAGAATTTGAAGTCCTCGCTACTGCTATTGAGCACGAAGAACTTTGTCGCAAAATTGATGAGGCAGAAGCGATCCTCAAATTTGAAGATAAGGTCACCAACCTTATGCACACTGGCACTAATCGTGCTCGTGTTATCGCTTGGCTCATGGATTCTGTTGACGCAGGTGGTGATGCTGAGTATGCTTGCTACTTGTTTGGCTTACCTTATGGTTATCTCAAGGAAGTAGCATGAGGGTCTTCCAAGAGATAACTTCAGATTGGGTTGGGAACGTAACCAACCATATCTATTACTTGACTGATGATAAGTCAAAGATGGTTGCTTTCTATAATGTGAACACTGGTGAGGTAAAGAAGTTTATCAAGCCAATTCGTTTTGATATGAGATATAGAAAATTCAAGGAGTTGAAACATAAATGAATATCAATATTTTTTTAAATGATCTTGCTGCAAATGCATCACGTAATTACAAAATTGAGCAGTTGGAAAAGAATAAAGATAATGAGATGCTTCGAGAAGTCATTCGTTTGGCTCTTGATCCATTCACTCAATTCTATCAGCGCAAGATTCCTGCATATACTGCCAACGGCAAGGGTTGTTTGAAGCACGCAATTGATAGTCTTTATGATTTATCCAGTAGAGAAGTTACAGGTAATGCAGCAATTCAACGATTGACTGAGATTCTAAGCGACTTAGATTCTTGTAATGCTAAAGTTATTGAGCGAATTATTCAAAAGGATTTAAAATGTGGGGTTCAAGTATCAACCGCAAACGCAGTGTGGACTGGTTTGGTGAGCGAATATCCCGTAATGTTGTGCAGCCCATTCGAGCAGAAACTCGTAGACAAGATAAATTTCCCAGCGTACGCACAAATGAAAATGGACGGCATGCGCTTCAACGCAATCGTCAGAGATGGTAAATGTGAATTTAGGAGTAGAAATGGAAAAGAAATTTTATTACTTGGTAACCTTGAGCAAGAATTTATTGCTCTTGCTGGCTCTGTCGATTGTGTGTTCGATGGTGAGTTATTGGTTATGCTTGATGGTGATTATCAGTTTGCTGATCGCCAGACTGGCAATGGAATCTTAAACAAAGCCAACAAAGGAACTATCTCTGAAGAAGAAGCAGCAATGGTTCATGCTTCTGTTTGGGATTTAATTCCTTATGCATACTTTGCTGATGGTAAATGCCTAACCCCATACTCAAAACGATTCTCAACCCTTGAAGCGATTGTATCAAACCAAAAGTCTGAAGGTAAAAAGATTTGGACTGTGACCAGTACCATTGTGCAAACATATAGAGAAGCGTTTGTTATTTTTGAACAATATCTTTCAGAGGGTTATGAAGGCATTATTCTCAAAGATGGTAGTGGTCCATGGGAAGATAAGCGTGCAAAGCATCAGATTAAATTCAAAGGTGAACTAGAATGCGATCTTAAGATTGTTGCAATCGAAGAAGGCACTGGTAAGTATGCAGGAATGCTTGGTTCTTTAATTTGCGAATCAGCTGATGGTATAGTTAAGGTAAGTGTAGGTTCTGGATTGACTGATGCTCAACGCAAGAGTTATGGTCAAGAAATAGTTGACAAAATTGTTTCAATCAAGTATAATTGTAGAATTAAGAACAAGTTGGGTGATGAAAGTTTATTCCTGCCAATCTTTGTTGAGATTCGTGATGATAAAGATGAAGCAGATTATTCAAAGGATATAAAATGAAAGTAGCAATCAATCGTTGTTTTGGTGGGTTTGGTATCTCAAATGAAGCATTTGAGAAACTACTTGATCGTAAAGGTATTGCCTTTGACAAAGTAGAGAATGAATCCAGACTGTTGGGTAACTCTTATTTTGAAGCAGGTCATTCTGGCGACGATGATCATTATCTAAGCGACTATGACTTCTGTAACAATAGATCTGATCCAGATTTGATCGCAGTTATTGAAGAGATGGGCACTGCAGCAAATAGTTGGGCTGCGGATATTGCTATCGTTGAAATTCCTGACGATGTGGAATGGCATATCCACGACTATGATGGAATGGAACACGTAGCAGAAAATCATAGGACTTGGGGTTGATGGCAGATGTAATTATTCTGAGTGGGTCTAAACATAATGACCCAATCTTTCCTAGGATTCAAAGGTCTCTTGGACCTTACAGGATTACATCAGAATTGAAGAAGCATGGGTATAGTGCAGTTGTTATTGACTATACTCAGTATATGTCTGCTGAAGAAGTCATTAATGCAATAGAAAAAGTTCTTACACCAGAAACTCTTTGGGTTGGATACTCTTCTACCTTCTTCTATGCACGTAGAGATGGTAAGGTAGCCATGATCAATGATAATCTTTTAAAGATGTATCAAAGTACATCATATGAAAAGATTTCTAAAATCTATGATTATGTTAAGGCTACCAGTTCAGCCAAGATTGTTTTTGGTGGCGCATATGCTTTACTTGCTCATGCGGATCATCAGGTAGATTATTATGTTGCTGGATATGGGGATGTGTCTTCAGTTGATCTTACTAATTTTCTTGCTGGTAAAAAAGATAAACTAGAAAATTTTACTGAGAAGGTTATTGATGGTAAGACTTCTATCATTATAGACTCAGGTAAATATCCAGAACCACAAATGGATCAGTTACAAACATTTTATCATGATGATGATGTGCATCTTCTTCCAGGTGAGGGATTGCCTATTGAATTTGCTCGTGGTTGTATTTTCAAATGTAAATTTTGTTCTTATCCTTTACTTGGTAAAAAGAAAGGCACTTACATTAGAGATATGGAAGAGGTTCGTGATGAGTTAGTTAAACTCTGGGAAACTAGAGGAACTGATTCATATTACATAACTGACGATACCTTCAATGATGATAATGATAAGATGGAAGAATTTTATAAGTTGTTTACATCATTGCCATTCAAACCAAAATTTTCTGCATTCTTAAGACTTGATTTGATTGATAGGTTCCCACACCAAGCAGATTTACTTCTTGAGGCAGGATTAGTTGGCAACTTCTTTGGTATTGAATCGTTTAATCATAAGAGCGCAAAAGCAATTGGTAAAGGACTTCATCCAGATAGAGTTAAAGAAAGATTAAAATGGGTTCGTGAAAAATGGAAAGGTAAAGTTAATACTGGTGTAGGTTTAATTATCGGATTGCCATATGATGATGAAAAATATTTTGAAGAACTTTGGGAATATGTCCATAGCGATGAATACCCAGTACAACATACATCATTTAATGCTTTACACATAACAGATAAAACAAAAGGTGTTAATCTTTATGGTTCTGAGTTTGCAATGAATCCTGAAATCTATGGTTACACATTTAATAATGATGGATGGGTTCATGAAGAACAGGGTTTAAATTTTAGAATGTGTTCTCAGATTGCAGATAACTTTAGCAGAAGTATGGGTAATAAAACTTTAGTTCCAGATTTTCAAGTAATATCATATCTTGCTCTGGGTATCCCCCTTGAACATATTACCACCTATACTGAAGTTGAATTGCAGAGAATGTATAATATTCCAGTATTGAATGATATGAGATTGATGATGTATAAACAAATGATTGGAGCAGTATGAGAAAAGAACTTGATGAAGCACTCTGTGCAAAATATCCGCTGATCTTTAAAGATCGAAATGAGAATATGCAACACACAGCCATGTGCTGGGGTTTCTCACATGGTGATGGTTGGTATAATATCCTTGATGTTCTTTGTGGGATGTTGTATGGTGATTATCGCCAAGCGAAGAGTCGTTATGATTATCTTGTTGATGTTGGTGTTGGTGGTGTTCTCTATGGCACTAAACTCGTAACACAAGAAGCAATCGATGAAGCCAAAGCAAAACTTGATGAAGAAACTGTTAAGGTTCCAGTGGCTTCTCAAGTAAAAGAAAAGTTCGGTGGACTTCGTTTCTATGTTAATGGAGCAACCGATAAGCACTGGAATTATATTTCAGTTGCTGAGAATTTTAGTTATCGCACTTGTGAAGAATGCGGTAGTCCAGGTAAAACTTATACTGATGGTTGGCATCGTACTCTTTGCGATATCCATGCAGCAATGGCTGGTCGTACTGAAGAATATCAGTCTGATGAAGATGAAGGAGATGAATAATGTTTTATGGTAAAGAAAATATGGAAAAGAACTTTGATGTTCTTTTACAGAAACTACAGCAACAAGAATTGTTTTTGTTTGAACCAATGCCAAGTTATAAAAATACTGAAAGATGGACTGACGAATTTCGTATTCGTGATGGTCATACTAAACTAGCAGATGGTACTTGGGTAACAATTCATAAAGTAAATGATTGGGTTGAGAAACTTAAGAAAGATACCACAGAGTTGTATGAAGAGAATCAAAAAACTCGTAATGATTTGAGACTTGCTAGACGAAAGAATCATGAGATGGAATATGGATTGCGAGTTGCTGAAAAGGCATTGAAAAACTCGCTGGCTTTAACTAAGGAGATGATTGATGAGTGATAAAGTATGGGTTATGGTTGAGACGATTGGAATGTTTCGTCAACGATATATGGTTGAAGTTGATCAAGCGCATCCAGAATATGCACTTGATGATGTAACAATGGAGCGTCCAAAAGAATTCTCTCAGAAATATCTTGGTGAAACAATCACAAGTCATCGAGTAGTTTCAGAACTAGAAGCACTTGATATTTGTGATGTAGATAATGATTATTGTCAAGGCTGGACAGAAGAACAAAAGATCAAAGCATTCTTTACTAAAGATGGTGAAACGAGGGACTTTTAATGTTTATATTTGACGTAGAAACTTTGGGTGTTGAATCTAATGCAGTTATTCTTTCAGCAGCATTGATTCACTTTGATCCAGAGAAACGTCCAACCTACCAAGACTTGTTAGATAGTGCTTGCTTTGTTAAGTTAAACGCAAAGGATCAAGCGAAACGTCTTGGTCGAACTGTTGATGTTGGAACACTAGAATGGTGGGCGAACCAGCATGAATATGTTCGCAGCGTATCGTTTGATGCAAACTCAGTAGATATGTTTGCAGAAGATGCACTTAAAGAATTGCATAACTATATGAACAAGTTTATTAATGCAAATGGTCAGACTATGTGGGCAAGAGGTTCTCTTGATCAGATGGCTATTGATTCTCTCGCTAAAAAACTTGACATGCAACCTATTACTGGGTATAATATGTGGAGGGATGTTAGAACTGCTGTTGATTTACTCAGTGGTGGAACTAATGGTTATTGTGAAGTGAACCATCCTTTATTTGAGCGAGCACAAGTCATTAAGCATCACCCTGTTCATGACTGTGCTCTTGATGCTATGATGTTAATGTATGGGAAAAACTAATGTTAGAATGTTTAATTGCAGGAGATTCAATAGCAGTTGGAATTGCCAACGTAAGGAAAGAATGTGTTTCGTATTCTAAAGGTGGAATTAATTCTCATCAATGGTTAAATACAAATATTAAGAACACACCACTTCAAGCACGTCATGTTATTATCTCACTTGGTTCAAATGACGCATACGTAAAGAACACTGAAGAAGAATTACGAACTATCCGTCAACTAACAAATGCTCAGAGAGTTTACTGGGTAATGCCAAGTGATAAGTTTCCAAAGGCGCAGTCAGCAGTCTGGCATGTGGCAAACGAATATAACGATGTTATTCTAAGAACAGATCGTATGCAACCAGATGGTGTCCATCCATCATGGGCAGGGTATAAAGAATTAGCTGAGAAAACAAAATAATGGAATTTTATACTTCGGTGCATCCGATTGGAGATCGAATTTTCATTCGTGGTGTGGAGAATGGTAAACGCTACCAACGTAAACTAGACTTCAGTCCTACCCTTTACGTAACTTCAAAGAAACCCTCCAAGTGGAAGACACTGGAGGGAACATTCGTTGATGAAGTCCAACCTGGGACTATTAAAGAAACACGCGACTTCATTAAACGATATGAGGGTGTTCAGGGGTTTGATGTTTATGGAAACTCAAACTACGCATACCAATACATCAGCGACAATTATTCCCATGATATCAATTGGGATATGGAGCAGATTAAAGTATTTACCATTGACATTGAGACTTCAACTGAGAATGGTTTCCCTGATATCAAGTCTGCCAATGAAGAGATCCTATTAATCACTGTTAAGGAACTTTCTACTAAACGAATTATTACTTTTGGTAGCAAAGCATACGTCAATCCACGCGAAGATGTAATCTATGTTAACTGTAAAGATGAACATAATCTTCTTATTCAATTTCTAGAGTTTTGGACTAAGAGTCATCCCGATGTTATCACTGGTTGGAATACTGACTTCTTTGACATGCCGTATCTTATCCGTAGGATTGAACGTGAACTTGGTGATGGTGAATCTAATAAATTGAGTCCATGGGGTTATGTCAATGAACGCAAGACTTTCATTAAAGGTAATGAAGAGATTCACTATGACATTATTGGTATCGCTCAGTTGGATTATCTTGAACTGTATAAGAAATATACATATTCTAAACAAGAATCGTATCGCCTTGATTATATCGCTGAACAAGAACTTGGTGACAAGAAGAAGGTTAATCCAGGAGAATCTTTCAAGGATTTCTATACTAATCACTGGCAACAATTCGTAGATTATAATATTCATGACGTAGAGTTGGTTGACAAACTAGAAGATAAGATGCGTTTGATTGAACTGCATTTAACCATGGCATATAACGCTAAGATTAATTTCGAAGATGTTTATTCGCAGGTTCGTATGTGGGATACAATCATCTATAACCATTTACGCAAGAAGGGTATTGTTGTTCCTGCGAAGTCACACTCTGGTAAAGATGCTCAGTTCGAGGGTGCGTACGTTAAAGATCCAATCATTGGTCTTCATAAATGGATGGCTTCATTTGATTTGAACTCATTATATCCGCATTTGATTATGCAGTATAATATCAGTCCTGAGACTTTGACTTCTGAAAAGATTAGCGTGACTGTTGACAAACTTTTGAATCAAGAAATTGATACAACTTATGTTAAGCAACGAGATCTTGCTTTGACTGCAAATGGTTGGACTTATACAAAAGAGTTCAAAGGGTTCATGCCTGAGTTAATGGAAAAGATGTATGTTGACCGAAGCAAATTTAAGAAACAAATGCTGAAAGTTCAACAAGAGTATGAGAAAGATAAGTCTCAAAAACACTTGCTCAAAGATATTTCTCGTTTGAATAATCTTCAGATGGCTATGAAGATTGCTTTGAACTCTGCTTATGGTGCCATGGGTAATCAGTATTTCCGATACTTCGATATCCGTATGGCTGAAGGTATTACTACTTCTGGTCAGTTATCTATTCGCTGGATGGCTAACAAGTTAAATGCGTTCATGAACAAAACTCTCAAGACTGAGGATAAAGATTATGTAGTTGCGATTGATACTGACTCAATCTATCTTACTCTTGAAACTCTAGTTGAGCAAGCATGTGCTGGCCAAACTGATGAACAAAAGATTAAGTTTATGGATAAGGTTTGTGAGGGTATCTTTCAACCATTTATTGATACAGGCTATCAAGAACTCGCTGACTATATGAATGCGTATAGTCAAAAGATGCAGATGAAGCGAGAAGTTCTTGCTGATAAAGGTATCTGGACTGCCAAGAAAAGATATATTCTTAATGTTCATAACTCTGAAGGTGTTCAATATGCGAAACCTAAGATTAAAGTTATGGGTCTTGAGATGGTCAAGTCTTCAACACCTGCAGTCATTCGTGATAAGTTGCGTGACTCGATTGAGGTTATTCTTAAAGGTAATCAGTCAGATCTTCAGAATTATATTATGGATTTCCGTAAAGAGTTTGACAAACTACCTGTTCAAGATATCGCATTCCCTCGTGGCGTAAATGGTATGAAACAGTATGCTGGTTCACCTATCTATTCTAAGGGAACTCCGATTCATGTTCGTGGCGCATTATTGTTTAATCACTACACCAAGAAGATGGGTCTTGATAAAAAGTATCAACCAATCCGTGATGGTGATAAGATTAAGTTTGTCTATGTTCGTAAACCAAATCCATTTCAAGAAGATGTCATTGCGTTTAGTCAAGAGTTGCCACCAGAGTTTGAATTGCATTCCTACATAGATTATGATAAACAATTTGAGAAAGTATTTCTCGATGCTCTTCAGATTGTTATTGAGCCACTGGGTTGGAATACATCAGAACAAAGTTCATTAGAGGATTTCTTTGGATAATATTCGTATCATTAAAACTGGGATTAATGTTTCAAAGATATTGAAACAACTAAAAGAACATCCTGAAGATTGGATGGCTCAGAAAAGTATTGAAGGTGCTCAATCACTTATCGATAGAGGATATGACGACATACCAGTTGGCAATCTTCAGCTTGTTGTTGGTGGCGTAGAAAAATTAGAAGACTTTGTTGGCGATAGTGAGATATGTATACCAACTGAAGCAATCAAACATCACACAGAGATAGTTGGTTTCCTTAAAAGAAACTTTAAAAAATTTAGTCGTTGTGGATTCTTATCTCTTCCAGTTGGAGGATATGTTGGACGCCATATTGATGAAGGAAAATATTACCTTACAAGAGATCGTTATCATCTATCCATCCAAGGAAGATATAGATATTTTGTAGGTGATGAACATTATGATGTTGAACCTGGAACTTTACTTTGGTTCAATAATAAACTACTACACGGAACAGAAAACATTGGAGACTGTACTAGAATCACATTTGTGTTTGATGTTCCACATTCAAAGAGCAACCCATAGGAGATTATATGAAGGTATTAAAATTTTACGCAGACTGGTGCGGTCCATGCCAAGGATTAAGTATGATTATTAAAGGAGCAGCAGATAAGATTACTGTTCCTATTGAAGAAATTAATATTGATAATGAAATTATGACATCAGTTGAGTATGGGGTTCGTTCTGTTCCTACTATGATTCTACTTGATGAACATGGAACAGAAATAAAGCGTCATACAGGTATGATGAATGAAACACAATTGTTAGAATTTCTAAAGGTATAATATGAGCATCTTAGACAAAATTAAAAAGAATTCAACTATCAAAGACTCTGCGATTCTATCTGAATCAAAGTTCTTTAAGAAGAAGGATATGATTCCTACTTCTGTTCCTATTATCAACGTAGCCCTATCAGGTCGCCTTGATGGTGGATTAACTCCAGGCATTACTATGTGGGCTGGTCCATCAAAACATTTTAAAACTGCTTTCAGTTTACTGATGGCAAAATCTTACTTGGACAAATATCCAGATGCTGCTTTACTTTTTTATGATAGCGAGTTCGGTACTCCTCAGTCTTACTTTGATACTTTCGGGATCGACACATCCAGAGTTGTTCATACTCCACTTACCGATGTAGAACAATTAAAGTTTGACATTATGCAACAACTACAAAACGTAGAGCGTGGTGATCATTTAATTATTGTTATTGACTCAATCGGTAACCTTGCTTCTAAGAAAGAAGTTGATGACGCACTAGAAGGTAAGTCTACTGCAGACATGACTCGAGCAAAACAAATGAAGTCTTTGTTCCGTATGGTAACACCACACTTGAACTTAAAAGATATTCCACTGGTTGTTGTCAACCATACATATATGGAGATCGGTTTATTTCCAAAAGCCATCGTTGGTGGTGGTACTGGTGCAATGTATTCAGCAGACAATGTCTATATCCTCGGACGTCAGCAAGAGAAAGAAGGTAGTGAGATTGTTGGTTATAACTTTATTATCAACGTGGAGAAAAGTCGTTATGTCAAAGAAAAATCCAAAATCCCTGTTAGTGTTACTTTTGATGGTGGTTTGTCTAAGTGGTCTGGTCTACTTGACGTTGCACTTGAGTCAGGACACGTGGTCAAGCCATCGAACGGCTGGTACAGTAAGGTGGATCAAGATGGGGTTGTAGAAGATAAAAAATATCGTGTTAAAGATACTGACTCGAAAGAATTTTGGATATCAATTCTCACAAGCAAAACCTTCTATGATTTCATTAAGAACAAATACTCAATTGGTCAGGGTGAAGTAATGATGCGCGATGATCTTGATGAAGCACTTGAGGCTCTAGAATTTGATGAGTGAACATCTTGCGAAACCTTATATTCTAGTTGAGAATCGCAAAACAGGACATGATGCGATAAAGTTGACTTCTGGACCATTTGAAGGTATAATATATTCTTACGGTAAAGTTAAGTTTGACGAGCAACCTGATGACACTTGCAAACTTAACTTTGAGTATGAAGTCCATAACAATCAGATAGAGTACAACAAAGAAGAATTTGAATTCTATATTGGTGAACTTCTTCAGTTTATTATGGCAGAAGAACTACAAAGAAACAACATTACTTACACTGGCGGAACTGAATGAGAATTGAAACAAAGATTTTAACTAATCTTGTATATGATGAAGAATATTGTCGTAAAGTAATCCCTTTTATCCGCACTGATTATTTCTCTGAAAGAAAAGAAGCAATCATTGCTAAGATCATTGTGGATTTCTTTACCAAATATAATAAGCCATTAACAAAAGAAATTCTTTCTATTGAAGTTGGTAATCGAACTGACATTAATGACAAAGAACTTTCTGACATTAATACTTACGTAGAAACAATGACTCATGAGGAAGTTAATGATTCTTGGATGATGGAACAAACTGAGAAATTTTGTAAAGATAAGGCAGTTTATAATGCGATTCTACACTCTATTAAAATCATCGATGGAGGAGATAAAGTCCACACCAAGGACTCAATTCCTTCTATACTCTCTGATGCTCTTGCCGTTTCTTTTGATAACCATGTTGGTCATGACTATATCGAAGATAGTGATGCTCGTTATGAATATTATCATAGGGTTGAAGAGAAGTTGCCTTTCGATTTGGATATGTTTAACAAGATCACTAAGGGTGGTCTATCGAAGAAAACCCTTAACATCGTATTGGCTGGCACTGGTGTTGGTAAATCTTTGTTTATGTGTCACGTGGCTGCTGGTGTTTTAGTTCAAGGTAAGAATGTTCTTTACATTACTATGGAAATGGCTGAGGAACGAATCGCTGAACGTATCGATGCCAACTTGTTGAACCTTACCATGGATGAGTTGAAAGTTATTGATAAAGATATCTTTGATAATCGTATTAAGAAAATCTCAAGTAAGACTCAAGGTAAATTAATCGTTAAAGAATATCCAACTGCAGGTGCGCATGCTGGGCACTTTAGAGCATTGCTTGAAGAGTTGAAGTTGAAGCGTGAGTTCTTACCTGATATTATCTTCATTGACTATCTAAACATTTGCGCAAGCCAGCGTATGAAGCAAGGTGGAAGTATTAATTCTTATACATATATTAAGTCCATCGCTGAGGAGTTGCGTGGTTTGGCTGTTGAATATAATGTTCCAATCGTTTCAGCCACACAAACTACTCGAAGTGGATTTACAAATAGCGATCCAGGTTTGGAAGATACTTCTGAATCGTTTGGATTACCTGCCACTGCTGACTTGATGTTTGCGTTAGTTTCAAATGAAGAACTTGAACAACTGAATCAGATTATTGTGAAACAATTAAAGAATCGTTACAACGATCCTAGTTTCTATAAGAGATTTGTTATCGGAGTTGATCGAGCGAAGATGAAGTTATATGATGTTGAAGCATCTGCTCAAGTAGGTTTATCTGACTCTGGGCAGACAAAGGAAGTTGATGTTCCTATGTTTGATAAGAGTGAGTTTGGAAAGAGACAGAAAGCAGAAGGTTTCAGTGGGTTTAAGTTTTAGGAGAAAGATATGGTTAAGATAATTGTAGCTGAACAAAAACATAATTGTGAACATCTTCTTGGTAAGTTTGTTGACGAATCAAATTATGATTTTCTTATTGAAGAAGATACTGATGTTTATATGCCACCACAATTTGGTGAAGATCCAATCTCAGAAAAACGAATCGTATTGAAGTTTCGTAAAAATTATTTTAGTAAAGAGCAGCAAGATGCAGCATATGTCGGACTTAGAGAAGCAGCTATTCGAACAGAGAATCGAGGACTTGCTTCTGGTATCAAAGATGGCATTCTTGCCACAACTGAAGGAAGAGAATGGGTAACAAACTATCAAGATGAGATGATGCGTGCCCTCATTAAGAATCGTAACTCTGCTCTTGATAATGAAGATGTCATCGATACTGTTCGTGCCAAATATCCACGTGAAGTAGATAAGAAGATGGCTGGTGGTGATGGTAAAAATAATGTATGGGTCATCTCTCGTTTCCGTGGTAAGTTTGATTTTGAAGCATGGCTTGATTCAATTAAAACTTTTACACGCGAAGAACGAGCAAAGGCTACTGAAGAAGTCATGAAGATGGTTAGCACAACTACCTATGGTAGTGCTGTTAACTCAGGTATTGCTGGTTGGTTTGATCGTTACCCACGTATCCCTTATGGTCGTGCAACTTCTTATACCCGTGACAATTTTGAGAAGTTTCAAATGTCATATCCATTCCTTCAAAATCTTTCTGAAGGTTTTAAGAATCTTTTACCAGAACGATTTGCTGCACAAATGGAAGCAGCATCAAAACTAGATCCAAGATTCCTTGTTCCTGGAACTCCATTTACAACTATCACTGTCAATAAAACATTTAGAACTGCTGCTCATTATGATGCAGGTGATTTGAATTCAGGTCTATCTAACTTGCTAACATTATCTAATGATGGTAAGTATACTGGAGGATATTTGATTGCCCCTGAGTATCGTGTTGCAGTTAATGTTCGTCCAGGTGACTTGCTCTTAATTAATAATCATGAAGTTATGCACGGTAATACTGAAATCAAATGTGACGAAGGTTCTGAGCGTGTATCATTGGTATGTTATTTCCGTGAGAAGATGCTAGATCTTGGTTCTCATGAGTATGAAGAATGCCGTTATAACTTTGTTGAATCTCGTAGATTGAATAAAGAACATCCTTTATGGAAACCACTATGGAATGGTGTTTCTGAGGGTATGTGGACTACTCAAGAATGGTATGATTACGTAGAATCTAAACTTGGTACTGAAGAACTTCATAAGTATCATCCAGAATCTAATGCTTCTTCACTAGAAAGTTTCTTTTAATGACTCTCTTGCCATTATTTCCAATTCCACTTTATATTGAAGATGTTGGATTATTAAACGATAATGAATTAGAATTTGTTAATTCATTAGAAACTGAGTTTAATCATTATTCTGGGAATTCTTACAGTTTAAACACATATGTTTTAAATAGTATGCCTGAGATATCTGAAAAGATTTCTGAAAAGTTAGATGAATATGTTCAAAATGTTTTATGTCCAGAAACAGATGTATCATTAGTAGTAACACAATCATGGATAAATGTTAATAAACCAAACACATCACACCATATGCATACACACGATAATAGTATAATCAGTGGAGTTTATTATATTAGTCCTGACATCCCAGAAAGCATAAAATTGTACAAGAAAAAAGAAAATAATTTATTTTATAATACAAAAATAGTTAATCAATTCAATTGTAAAAAATTTAATTTAAATGTAAAAAAAGGTATGTTAATTTTGTTTCCTTCTGATCTAACACATTCGGTAGATACTAATCTATCTTCTGAAAATAGAATTTCATTATCTTTTAATACATTCTTTAAAGGAAGTATTGGTATAGAAAACACAATGTCATTTTTGGAGTTAAAATAATGTGTAGTGTTATTGGTGCTTTGATTCAGAATCCTACTGCCAAGGATTTTGAATCTATCCGTAAAGTGTTCCTCGAGTCCAAGATTAGAGGAATGCATGCAACTGGTTTATCTTATATCAAAGATGGTAGGATTACTACATTTAAGGAATCAGTTCCTGCGGATAAATTTGTTCATCTAGATAATTTAGAGGAGATGGTTAATGATGACGGTAATCTTTACCTTATTGGTCACTGTAGATATAGTACTAGCGATTTATTGTATAACCAGCCGATAGCAAGCGAAACACATTCTATTGTTCACAACGGAGTTATCACTCAAGAACTCCCAGAGAATTGGGGTAAGTTATTTCATTACCCTTGTGAAACAAAGAATGATTCAGAACTTGTTTTACATTCTGCAAATGCTCTTGGTGAATATCCAGATGCATCTATGGCAGTTTGTGAGTTATCAGTTAATGATAAACATCTTGTTGTTTTCAGAAATGGTAAGCGTCCATTATATTTGACTTCTTTAGTGAATGGAGTTATAATTACTTCTACTGCGGATATTCCTAAACGTGCAGGTATTAGAATTCCAGCAGTTGAAGTGCCAATGAACACTTACTTGACATTTGATTCAAATATGACAATGAATGTTAATCTTGTTAAAACTAACAAACCAGATTTACAGAAAGTAGATTATGAAACTGAAACCATATCCAACTGACAAATATACATACGGTATGGAAATAGAGTGGGGTGATGTTCCTCGCTCTTTTTCCATTCCAGAGCATCTTGGTTCTTGGGAATACTCAGAACGAGATATTATTAACCTAAGAGAACCATACAAATATGTCTGCGCTGACCCACTTGGAGAAACTCCACCAGTTGGTGGTGAGATTAATACAAAACCTACTAAGACTTGGGAAGAACAGGTTGACAGATATTTTGAACTTTATAAAATGTTTGATGATAATGGCACTCCTCCCACTGTGGGTGTTACCGCTCACACTCATATTCATTGTAGAGTTCCTGGTCTTAGGGACGATATCGAAGCATTGAAACGATTAACAAAATACATTAAAGAAAACCAAACAGATACTATTGAGCACGTCTATGGTTACTTTGAGCATAACCAAATGAAAGGTGCCAAAGGCGCAAAGATGTATTTGAAGTTTGATGGTGGTCGAGCAATGCCTGACTATATGTCAGATAACATTATCAACAAAGCAACTGACTTTGATTCATTCATTAAGATGCACGCTGCTGGTAAAGATGGAGTATCAATGGGTCGCCCATTCCGCTACGCTATTAATATGTACGCACTGAAGCATATTGATACTGTAGAGTTTAGATTATTTCGTGGTACAATGGATCGTACTGAACTTGAATCTTGTTTTCGTTTCGTTCAAGACTTCCTTGATGCTGCATTGAATGATGGTCAAAGTGTATTAGAATTAATTTCAAACAATCATTATACATTCCCTCCAATGCAGTGGGATCTACTTCAGTTTATTGGCTGGGAGAAAACTAAACATCCAGAAGATCGCGGAGAAAAAGTAAGAACATATGTTGAAGTTGTCTAAGTGTTCACGTGCTGATTTTATAGCAGCAATTACTGAAGACAAAGAAGATAACTTTGCCAAAACATTTGTTGCCAAAGCAGATATGCAGGATCAATGGAATTGCTGTATTGGCGTATATGATGGTAATGAATTAACTGCTGCCATAATTACTACAATCTCAAAGACCAAACCTCACGTAGCAAACTTACAACTCTTACATACATTTTCAAAACATAGAGGCAAAGGTTCTGCAAGATTATTATGTGAAGATTCATTGAAGCGTGCAAGATCTAATGGTGCTCTTTACTTTAGAGTATCATCCGAGAAGACGGCAGTTGGTTTCTATGAACGACTTGGATTTAAGTTTTGGGGTGCTCAAAAGAGTGGGTGTCAGTTATCTATCTTTCGTATAGGTGGAGATACTTATGCAGATGCTGACTACGATTACTCTGATACAACTATCAATAAGGCTGTTAATCGCAAGGGTAAGGGTGGTTGCGTAACCTTATTCAGTCTTGCAGAGAATCAAAAACAACTTGACTTTCATTCATTTTTATAGTAAAATATAATTTTGGGAACACACTATGACACACTTAAGAAAAGAAAATTTAGCAGTTGTTACGAGGAAAATTGCTGAAGATGCATGGGTAACTAATCTTGATGGAACAAAATCAAGAGCAGTATCTTGGTGTAAATGCTGTAGGGTATATAAACCACTAAGCGCATTTTATTTAAAATCTCAAAGCACAAGGAAACGCAAAAACGATGTTCGTGGATATTGTTGCGTATGTTTTGATGATCAGAATAAAGCAGCAAGAGAAATTCGTGAAGAGAAAACTGCAATCAAGCAATTAAATATGTTAATTAATGAATTAAAAATGGAATTTGAACATCTAGATGGATTACAGACTTCCGCAAAATAATAGAGAAGCGTTCATCCGCTGGTATGCATGGTCATTAAAGTATGATGATTGTGACCCAGCTGTTTGGTGCACGAACTATCTCAATAAGCGTTACGAGCATAATGATGAACAACGTCTTTGGCTCGCTTGGCTATACGGCAACACTTATCAATTACCAACTGCATGGGTATTGATGAATGAGTTTCCTGATTTTGAATTAGCAACAGTTGATCGCATTACGCAGTGGAACGCAACAAACTATAAACGATTACGCTACCAAACTGATACAAAGTGGAACAAGGGGCATCTACCTGCCATGTTTGCTTCATATCAACAGTTCATTGGTGGCAGATCTCAACGAGAAAGATTGGAAAGATTTTATGGAGATAATGAGGAAGTCAACTTTGATAATCTGTGGGAAAGCGTTAAGTCTGGGCTGCATAAGTTTGGTCGTTATTCCACTTGGTTTTACCTTCAGCATCTTAAGCATACCGCTGGTATTCGCATCAGCCCTACTAGTCTCATGCTGGATGATTTTGATGGCTCTCGTTCTCATCGTAATGGATTACTTTGCGCCCTCGGCAGACACGACGATATGGATAGAAAACTCACTAGTAGCGAGTATACGAATCTTGAGTCAGAAGCCAGATATATTCTCACCGAAACCAAAGATAGATTCCCAGATTTGGAAACGCAAGTAGACTTCTTTACAATGGAAACCTGCTTATGTTCTTTTAAGAAAATCTTTAGAGAACATCATGGTCGTTATCTTGGTTACTACTTAGATCGTCAGGCAGAAGAGATTATTAAAGCAGAAAACGATGGTTGGTATGGTATTGATTGGGATGTTCTTTGGCAATCACGTGAAGAGACTATTGACTTTCGTCTTGATCACAAAAGAGGAATTGATAAAGAAAAGTTTTCTTCTTTCCTAAGTTCAGGTAAAATAGAAAACTTGGAGTGGATGTTTGATGATGAAGAACCTGTTTTAATTGGATTGGAGAATTTTTAATGGCTGTGACTAAAGGACAAATGACTGGGCTTACTAATGCTATCTGGGAAGATATGAATAATATTGCAGTTTCAAATACTACTGGTAATACTATAACTATGAATACCACTGGTGCAACTATTGCTGTCCGCCCACCAGTTGAAATGATTTTAGATCGTTACTCACTAAATGAGTTGACTGTTGAACATCGAGTTCAAGAGTTTGAACTTATGAAACTACGTGAAAGTAATGTAGATTATGCTACTGAGATTAAACGTAATCTATCAAAGTATGCTTCAGAAGAAGTTACTAACAAGATGACCTTTACAAAGAGAACTGATCAGAATACTGATACACATTCTTTTCGTGGACGTGTTTGGGTTTTTAGTAAAGAAGAACTGATTAAAATGATTGAGGAAATTAGAAATGGCATTTAATGAGAACGTAGGTGTAGTTGACACTATTAATGTAGAAAGGGTAACTAATCCTATGAAGACCAGAAAGATTATCGCAGTTGGTGGTTCTCCTGGAACTGGCAAGACTACTTTGTTCCGTAAGTTTATGGAAGATAAAACTTGGCTAGAAGTTTCTCCTGCTAAATTAGTAAATGCCTCTTATAATACAGAACGAGATCTATACATCCTCGGTAAATATGACGAGGGCGAAACCTTTGCTGGAACCGATCGACTTTCTATGGCTGTTCAACCACCTCTTCAAGAATGGGTCGCTTCCCACAACTGTAATATCCTTTTCGAGGGAGATAGGGTTTTTAACCAATCATTCCTAGAGTTCTGTATGTGTCTCCCGAACACCCAACTAGAAGTGGTATTTTTAAAGGCTCCAAAGGATATCCTAGAACAAAGATATCGAGATCGTGGATCCGATCAGTCCGAGCAATTCCTACGTGGAAGAGAAACTAAATATAGTAACTTGATGTCTAATTTTGACCTTATGCCATATATTACTGAGTTTGCAAATACTAACTTAGAGGAGCAGGGGAAGGTTCTTGCATTTTTGGAGAAGCAATTTAGTTAAGCAAGTATCTTCTGGGAACCATGAAATTCCTAGAGAACGCAACTTACGACTGGCTGGACTTACTCAATTTCTATGAGCGTCCATTCAGAGCAAAACTCATTCCATCAAAAGTATGGGTGGATCTAGATTCTTATAAAAACAATCCAATAGGGTTATCAAATTACGTAAGAAAATGGCGCACTAAAATTGAGTGGCGCAAAGAAAAGTCCAAAGCAAAGTGGACTGAAAACTATGTGGCTATCGGTGGCGAGTATGACACAGAAAAACGCCAGATAACTCTTCAAATCTATACACAAAAATATAACATATTCCCATTCAGCGATAAATCTTGGGCATCATTTAAATTTCGTTTACTACAAACTCTGATGCATGAGATGATTCATTTTATGCAATATGATAGACGTGGTGATGAATGGAGCAATTATGTAGTTCCCTATAAGAAAGTAGGAAACGCTAAGAAAGATGAACAGAGAGCATATCTCTCTGAGTTTGATGAGATACAAGCATATGCGCATTGTGTGTATCTAGACTATAAAATGCGCAGACCAAATGTAGATATCAACATCCTGTTGAATCGTTACTTAAAGAAACGAGATTCTTCTACACTTCACTATTTCTTAAAAACATTTAACTATGATTTAAGAAACAATCAAGCCACTCGTAAGATCATAGACCAGATAGGTAAATGGGATCGCAAGTATAATAGACTGACCTAAATATCAAATTATAGATTATTAGGTTACTATGGATTATACTAAACTTACGGCAACTGCCAAAAAGATTGATGTTTACTTAAAGGGTAAACAAATAAAATCATCAATTAAAAAATCACGTTATCAAACTCAGATTAATGCAGTGGAAGTAGCATACCCTGGATCTTTAGATGCCCTTTTAAAAGAAGCCAAAATCGTTGGGACTATTTCAGATTTAACTCCAACTGAAGAAAAATCAATTTCGGGTAAATACAAAGCAAAACTAATAACAATAAAAACAGCAGTTGCTTCTTGCGCAGCAAAAGAACAATTCTTAATTGTAAATACCTTTACTGAGAAAGGTAGTCTTAAAACTAAAGATCTTGCTCCAGATAAACTTCTATTGACAGATAAGAAATTTAAAACACTTGCTGAGTTTGATAAAGCAGTTTATGCTGGTATTAAAGCAGTATCTGTTCCTAATGATGTTAAAGATTGTATCAAAACATTATATGAAAGCGTTGCAGCAAATACAACTCATAGAGATAACATTCCTATGAATGCTGCTGCAAAGAAAGCGTTTAAAATTGTAAAGCAACAAGACAAACAAGCCATTGGTAAAGACTTTGGGGAAGTTCTTTCTTTACGTTGGTATCTAACGCAAAATTTTTCTAAGGGTTGGACTGAGTGTTACTTTTCTCTAGAAAGTAACGCTGCATTAGTTGACTATGTTATTAAAATTAAAATAGGTACAAAGATTGTTCCTGTTGATGTATCTGCTAAATTTGAAGCAGGTGCTGCTCCTTCTATCGGAGCGATTGTTGAAAATATCAAAACTGTGTATAAAACACCAACAGCTGAAGAAAAGAAAGCAATTGGAGTTCTCCAAGCACTTGCTTCTGATTCAGGTAATACTTCTACTAAAATTCTTGCTGCATATAAAACTCTAAACCTACCAGCATATACTAAACTAAAGAGTGCTATTGGAGCAAAAGCAGATTTTACTATTGAACATGTCTCAGCTAAAATTCAAAAGATTGCCGACGCTTCTAAAAAAGCAGAGAATAGAATGAAATCTTTTAATGCAGAATTTAAAGATGTGTATGATACGCTGGGTAAGAATGCTTCCGATGATTCTTTAAAAGTTGTTTTTAGCACCCCAACTTATAAGAAATACTATTCTCTAGTATTGGCTCCAATGGGCTATGCCCTTGTTGATTATATGAACAAGACTCCGATTTATCAGGAGATCTTAAATAATATTAGTAGAGAAATGAAGACAGAACAGGTATATCTAACATTCCCTGGAGAGTCTATGGGCTTCGAAAAGAAATTATTCTCTAATGCTACCTTTAAGTTTGCCTATGGAGCGAACGCCAAAGACTCGGATAATACTGGTATTAAGTTCTCAATGAAATAATACCTCTTATAAATAACCATATAACACTATTAAATTGATGGATTAAATGAAAGATTATAGACAATTAATTAGAGAACTACCGAGTAAAACGATAGTTCTAGCCTGTTCAAAGTTCAACCCTCCGACGATCGGACATGAACTCTTAATCAAGGCTGTCAAATCTGTAGCTGAGCAGAAGAATGCTAGTTACGCCATCTATGCGTCCGATATCAGCGACGCTAAAAAGAATCCTCTAATAGTAGAAAAGAAGTTACAGTATTTGAATCTGTTGTTTCCGAACATTACTTTCTCTACTTACTCAGATAACCTAAGTGAAGTAGTTTCTAAATTAAAAGAAACATACCGTAATGTTATAGTTGTAACAAGTGCGGATAAAGTTGTCCCATTAAAGAGATCTTTGAAAGAAGCCACTGTTATTTCAGCTTTTGCAAAAGATCCTGACAGCGAAGACGCTACTCGTAGTTATGCTGTAAAGGGATTATACGAAGATTTTAAAAATAATTTACCATCATCGATTCGCGACATTGATTCTCGTAGATTGATGAATGATATCAGAATTGGTTCAGGACTTGAACCAATCAAAGAAGAAATTAAATTAGTTAAAGACGAACTACGCGAACAGTATTTCCGTGGTGAAATCTTTAATGTTGGTGAGCAAGTAGAGTCCGATGGCGAACAATATGAAATTGTTAAGCGTGGATCTAATCACCTTTTATTAAAAGAATCTACTGGCAAGTTAGTTAGCAAGTGGCTTCAAAATGTAAAATTAGTAGAGAAGAAAGTAGAAAAGAAAAAATTGAAGTCTTTTAAATCTACTGTTAAGAACTATTGCCCTGTTTGTAATATGCAACATACTGGAGAATGTCCACAGGACTTTACTTCTAAGACTTCTGACCCTATGTCAAACACTACAGTTACACCTGGAATATAATAATGGATGAGTTAAAAACAGCAATTAAAGTATTACTGGCTAATGCAACAGTAATGTATTATAAGACACACCAGTTTCATTGGAACGTAGAAGGTATTGAATTTACTCAGTATCATACATTCTTTGAAGAAATATATACTGATGTTTATAACTCTGTAGATCCAACTGCTGAACTACTACGTAAGTTAGATGAGTATGCTCCAGTTAGTATTGATGAACTTTACACATATAAAACATTAGAAGAAGAAACAACTAGAGTTATCCTTCTTTCTGATATTCTAGCGAGTTTGATACAGGCAAACGACGAAGTCCTTGCCAGCCTAAATAAAGTGTTCACTATTGCAAATGCGAATAAACAACAAGGTATTTGCAATTTTATTGCTGATAGAATAGATACGCATCAGAAGCATGGTTGGTTCTTACGTGCTTCTGCAAAGAAAATAGGGTAAGTATGAAATCGTTTCAAACATTTTTAAAAGAAGAAGCTGAAGGCGAAAAACTAAAGCATATTACTCATGCTGAAGATCGTCCATTGATGCATGGACATGAAGGTTTCGAGCATGCTCATGGCGCACTAATGCAAGCCCATAATCATACTGTTGCTGGCGCAAACAATAGTAAACTAACAATGAAGTATGATGGTTCTCCTTCAGTTGTTTTCGGTCATCATCCTAAGAATGGTAAGTTCTTTGTTGGCACAAAAGGTGCTTTCAATAAAGATCCAAAGATTAATCACACAGAAGCTGACATTGATAAGAACCATGGTCATGCTCCTGGATTAGCAGTTAAATTAAAAGCAGCATTAAAACATCTACCAAAAGTAACTCCAAAGACTGGCGTTTACCAAGGCGACATTATGCACTCAGAAGGTGATGTCAAGACTGATAAGAAATCAGGTTCTGCTAAGTTTACTCCAAATACAATCTCTTATACTGCTCATGGCGATGAAGCAAAGAAAGCATCTGGCTCAAAGATTGGTGTAGCTGTTCACCAAAAATATGAGCATGGTGAAGGTGCAGATCCTAAGTCTTTAGAATCAATGCATGTTACTCCGCATCCAGATACTCATAACTTTGGTGAACATAAAGATGTTCACCTTAAGACTGCTAATCATGACACTTCTAAAGTAAATTATCCAAAAGAAGCCCAAGACGAATTCCATAAGCATATGAATGCTGCAAAAGATATTCATGATACTCATGGTCATAAAATGTATGATGCGGTTCACCCAGCGCATAGTGGTGATACTGGACACTTGGCTTCTTATATTAATCATACAGTTAAAACAGATTCAGTTCCAACTGCAAAAGGTTTGCAAGGACATGTTACTGCTCACTATGAAAAGAAAGCAGCTAGTGTTAAGTCTGATGCAGCAAAAGCAAAACATACTAGCGAAGGTGCTGCGCAAGTAGCGCATATCGAAAAGAATAAGTCACATTACGATAATCTATTGAACATGCACAGTCATTTGGCTGCTGCCAAGAATGTTTTAGTGAAACATTTAAATACTCATACTGGTGGTCTTGAGCATCACATTGGCGATAACAAAACAGATCCAGAAGGATTTGTTGTTAATCATGAACACAATGGTAAAGAACAACCAACTAAATTAGTTAATCGTAAAGAGTTTAGTAAAGCAAACTTGTTAAAGGTTTATAAAAAATGATCTCATTTAAAGAATACCTCGAAGAAGGTAAACGTGGATTGTGGGATAACATTCACGCTAAACAAGAAAGAATCAAGAATGGTTCTGGTGAACACATGCGCAAACCAGGAAGCAAAGGTGCTCCAACTGCTGCTGCATTAAAGGCTTCTCAAACCAACGAAGCTGCAGTTGATGCCAAGGGTTACAAATCATCTACTGGTGGTCTGACTCAAAAAGGACGCGATCATTATAATGCTCAGGGCGGTCATCTAAAAGCACCAGTAACAACTCCACCTTCAAAGTTAAAGGCTGGTAGCAAAGCAGCAAATCGTCGTAAGTCTTTCTGTGCACGTATGAGTGGTGTTGACGGTCCAATGAAGAAACCTAATGGTGAACCAACTCGTAAAGCACTTGCTCTAAGAAAATGGAATTGCTAATATGTTAATATATAAAAAACTACAAGAAGAATTGGGTGGGAAAGAAAAGACAGATAAATCTGTTTCTCTTAAATCTAAAGTAATTGCATTTGGTCGCATGAATCCTCCAACTGTTGGACATGAACAAGTAGTAAATAAAGTTCGTTCTGTTGCTAAAGAACATGGAGCTGACCATGCAGTTATTCTTTCTCATAGTCATGATCCTAAAAAGAATCCATTAAGTCCTGAACAGAAAGTTACTCACGCCAGAAACGCATTTTCTGGAACTAACATAACTGCAGCAAGCAAAGAACATCCTACTATCCTTCATCATGCGGCACAAGCCCATGCTGCTGGCGTTAACCACCTACACGTAGTTGCTGGTTCTGATCGTCACCAAGCCATGCATGATTTACTTCATAAGTATAATGGTCAGCATGGGGCTCATGGACACTATAATTTTAAATCTATCACCATGCACTCTTCTGGTGAACGCGATCCAGATTCTGAAGGTACTTCTGGTATTTCTGGAAGTAAAATGCGCGAACATGCTGCTTCTGGTAACAAAGCAGAATTCCACAAAGGTGCTCCATCAACAATGTCAACCAAACATAAGGACGCAATGTATAATGACGTGCGTAAAGGTATGAGTCTTAAAGAAGAAACTAAAGAACAACAAGATGATCGCGCAGCGCAATTAAAGCGTTTCAAAGATCAAATGACTAAAGCAAATGGTCCAAAGAAAGACACTGAACTTGGTTTAGATAAAAAAGAAAAAGAAGCAATGGTACAAGTTCAAGAAGTTCTACGTCCAGATATGGGCGCAGGTGCTTACATTAATGACTTTATTAAGTCAACTCATCCACGCTTCAATAACAAGTCTAAAGCAGAACGTCGTCGTATGGCTATTGGTGCTTACATGGCTGCCAAAGCAAATGGTATGAAAGAAGAAGTTGTTTCTGAAGAAGATATCGGTAAACACAATAATGCAACAACTGGTTTTAAACCATTAGTAAAGAAACTTACACCAAAGTATGGTAAAGAAGCAGCAGGAAGAATTGCTGGTTCAATTAAGAAAAAAGTAATGGCAAAAGAAGAAGTTCAGATTGATGAACTATCAACTGATCTACTAGGTAAATATAAAACTGCAGCCCATGCATCTGCCAAAACAGCTGATGCTTCTGGTAACTATGCAAAAGGCGATAAGCGTTTCAAAGGCATTAACAAAGCAACTAATAAACAATTTGACAATGATTTAAAGAAACATGGTCAAATAAAAGAAGGTACTATTCAAACAAATGGTACTGATCAAATTGAAACATCAACATCTGCTCCATCAGCATCAACGGCAAAGGATACTACTATGGGCAAAAAGATCAAAGGATTTAAATTCTTTAGTGGAGAGAATGATAAACAAATGAATATGAATCAGCCAGTTAAAGAAGGATACTACGAAAAACCAGCATCTGCTTATCGTCGTAAGGGTGACGAAATAGGTGGTGGTTCTTCTAAAACTGATGTTCCTTTCGATGGTCCATATACTTCATCGTTTAAAAAACCATCTAATCCAAATCGTACTGGAATGGATTCTGCTCGTTCATTGGCTCAACGTGCAATGGATCAAGTTAATAAACAGAAACCAGTTAAAGAAGAAATTGAGTTAGAAGAAGGTGATTTAACAGTCAGAACTCTTTATAATAAATTTGCAAATGCTCATGTTAACGGTAACGATACTAAGTCAACTGAAAAGGTAGTCAAAAAAGTTCATGGTGACGAAGTATTTAAGCATATGAAGAAAGCAGCCAATGCTAATGCAAAGGGTGACATGGATAGCGAAGAACGCCATTTCGACAATGCGCAAACTGCAGCAAAGAAAACAGATAGAATCGGTGGTACTGTTGGGCGTGGTCGCTCTGAGTTTATGAGAAAAAGAAGAGAATGGTCAGAAGAAGTTGAGTTAGACGAAACAAAAGACAAAAGAGAATATGGCTACGAAGGTGATATGGCAATGAATCAATTGAAGACATTAGTTCGTTGTGCTGAAATGATTGAAGATTGTTTAAAGCCAGATACTGATTTGCCAGAATGGGTACAATCTAAGATTACTCTTGCCACTGATTATATTCAAACTGCAGCTGATTACTTATACTCTGAGGCTGAAGTTAAAGAAGGTTATAGAAGTTACTCTGGTAGAAGCCATGGTCATGCTTATGGTGGTGGCGGATTTGGTAAAAGAGAAAGAGAAGATGATGAGTACCATGTACCTGATCCAACTCCAGTAGCACCAACTATTGCTCGTAAATATATCAAAGGTACACCAGAGAACAAAGCAGCAAAGGCTGCAAGCAAACCAATCAATGGTCACCCAACTAATGAAGAAGTTCTTGACGAGAAATCTGATCAAGCACGTCGTAATAAGACTATGAAGAATATGTTGGATACAATTCGTGGTGCAAAATTTAAATTAAATAATCCAGTCCCTGACACAGACCATAAAACTGCTCAAGAAAAGAACAAAGCAATTGGTCGTGCTTTACGTAATGAATCCATGACTGGCAATCCAGGTAAAGGTTATCATGGCGCATGCGGTACTGCTGATGAGAAGTATGAAGAAATGCATAAGCATGTTAAGAATTTAACTGATGGTGATGATAAGACAGTTAAACATTATCTAGATTCAGGGCATGGTGAAAAACTTGCTGGACGTGAAGAAGATCATGACCATATTAAGTCAGACTTTAAAAAGTTTATGAAATACTATCGTCCAGAAATGAATGATCCAAAACCAGCTGTTAAAGAAGAAACTACTCCAGTTGGAAAACCACAAAAGATTACAACTAAAACTGCAGTAATTAAATTACATCCCAATGGTGTTGCTTCTGACACTGAAGAGGGTTGGGCAAAACCAAAAATTAAAGAGGGAACTATGAAATCATATAAAGACTTTTTACAATCATTAAGTGAGGCTTCTAAAAAGAAACCAGCATGGCTTCTTGCTGCAGAATTAAAAGCAGAAAAGCGTGAAGGTAAACTCAAAGAAGAAACTGAAGAATTAGATGAGTCTACTTATGCAGATGCTGATAAGGCAAAGGCTGTTGCTTCTGCATTAAAACAAAAACATAATGATGGCAACTATTCTGTTAAACAAACTAAGAATGGTCATAAAGTAGTTCATGCTTATCATGGCGATGCTAAGGTTAAAAGCCAGTGTAAATCAATGAATGAAGAACTTCAAATTGATGAAATTAAAATGGCAGATGTTCCTTCACGTATGATCAAAGGTAAATCTTATGGAGCTGATTATGAGGATCCAGAAGGCGCATTTGAGACTAAGAAAGACATGAAGAAACCAGAAAAAGCAGGTCGTAAGGCTGGTGCAGGTGCTGGCGTATATAAACCACGTGCAACTATGTCCAAGCTGAAGTCAGCTGGCGCAACTTATAAATAAACAAGTCCAAATTCAAGGAGAATCAAAATGGCACTATGGGGAAACAAAGACAGCAAGTCTGCTACTGGTACAGTTAGCATCGATGCTGCAGGCGTAGTTACTGGTTCTAGCACTCTGTTCACTACAGAAGCTGCAATCGGTAATACTATCAAAGCAAATAGCGTAGAATATCAAATCGTATCTATTACTAGCAATACTGTTGCTAAAGTAATTATGGGTACTAACAATGGTAACGGAGCAGTTACTACTTGTTCTGCTCAATCATATACTTTATCTGAGAAACCAGTATACGTTGCTCACGGATCTACTGATAGTATTTCTATCATGGGTAACTCAAGCAAGATTTACGGTGTTGACTCTACTGAAGAAGCACAAACTGAAGCCAAAGCAAAAGGTATTGCTCATGCTGGTTGGGTTCGCTACCACAGCTATACTGATGCTCAAGGTAACGTACGTAACAAATCTGAAGTTCTAGTTGCTAATAATTCTATTACTGGCGACCAAGCCGATGACTCAATCCTACCAGATGGTACTATCACTATCGGTACTAACCCTGCTAACGTATCTGGTGCTGCAGCTACTTACACTGGTACATTCACTGTTGCCGCAACTGCGTCTCCAACAGCGTCTCTATCTTACAACTGGCAAGTTTCTACAAATAGCGGATCTACTTGGGCTAACGCATCAGGTGGTGTCTACTCAGGTAACACAACTGCTACATTGACTCTAACTTCTGCTGTTAAAGCAACTTACAACAACTATCAGTTCCGTTGTCAAGTTAGCGCAACTGGCTACACAACTGTAACTTCTACAGCTGCAACTCTAGTTTACGCTTAATAAGTAGTTATGTATGATGGGGGAATTGTTCCCCCATTCGTTTGAGAGATATGATGTGGTATGAATGAAAAGTTAAATGAAGCGAATTTTCTAATCTATGCAATGCATCACTACGATAATACGCAGTGTTATAGTTTATCAGAATTCGAAGATGATTTAAAAAAGTTTTTATATCTTAAGAAATTAATCTCTAGGTATAAAAACAATGGCGATTTAAAAGAAAGACTAATACTCAATCATATAATCGTTCTTTATAATCTGTTTGGTGATGCAACTACCAAGATGCTTTTTTATAAAGTAGATGAAGAATGTTGGGATATCCTTATAACATTTTTAGTATATCTTGATCGGATGCCAGAAGTTATAACAGATTATGGAATTATATTATCAGAAACAGTTTTAGATGAGAGAGTTATCTCCACACTAAGGAAAATTTAATGAGCCGTGTTATAGACAACGTAATAGCATTTAAAGTTCTTAGAATGTTAGTTACTAACTTTACTGATACCGAGGCATTTAAACTTGGTATTATAGACCAGCACGGCAACGTATTAAGAAAGTCTAACCAATTTAGCACAGATGCGGAACGTAACGCATTTAGTTATCTACATCGTTTAGTATTTAATCTTAAGAAACTTATTAATAGATTTGGTGGTGAGAATAGACTAAAGAGTATGGCTGCTGCTATTTGGTTAATCAGAGAAAATTATCAGAGTGGTTCGAAAACTACTTCTCAGTTAGAAGAAAGATTTAAAAAACTAATGGAAACAAATATCCATTTAGTTGAAGAAGAAATTCTAGTTGGTCGTTTCTTACGAGAAGATGGAATGGGTGTTGGTGCAGTAGGTGGTGCTCCAACTAATAATACATCTGGTCCAGTTGCAACACAGGAGCCAAAGATTTATCCAAAGAGCAAGAACAAACCTATCTTTGGAATGGCAAGACGTAAACCACTGGCAGTTAAAGAGATTACATAATGTTTCTATTAAATTTTGTTCCTGATTTTATTTTTCATATTATTGCCATTGTTGGTATTCTATTAACAGTTGGTGCAATTGCTTTTGGACAAATCCCTTTTATTGGAACATATAATATACCAATAAATATAATTGGAGTTGTTTTAATTATATTTGGTTTTTATATGGAAGGCGGGATTTCCAATCAAGAGAAATGGGAAGCCAAAGTTGCCGAAGTCAAATTAGAAATGGCAAAAAAAGATGCTGCATCTGCTGAAGCGTCTACGAAAGTAGTAACGAAGTACATAACTAAAGTTGAAGTTGTTAAGGAGAAGGGTGATGCAATCATCAAAGAAATTCCAAAGTATATTAGCCAAGATGCTGACGCTAAGTGTCCTGTGCCTAATGGTTTCGTCGTGCTCCACGACAGTGCCAGTCGCAATGAAGTTCCCGACTCCACCAGAAGCGTTGATGCAGGAACCTCCGAAGTTAAACTCTCTGGCGTTGCCACAACAGTCACAGAAAACTACACAACCTACTATAAAGTAGCAGAACAATTAAAGTCTCTACAAGAGTGGATTAGAACTCAACAATCAATATACAACAAGTAATCGTATGGAATTGCCAGAGAGAATCGCCAAAATGGAAGCACAAGTAGAAGGCATCAAAGAAGATGTTGCTGCTGTAAAGCAGGATATCAAAGAGTTGCACTCTCGTGTGACAACAACTACTCGTGAGATTACTGATCATATTGATCGTAAGATTGATGACCTTGCTAGAAGCGATGAAGAACAGCATGTTGCAATGTCAAAGAAAATTGATGCAATTAAAGATCGTGTAGATTTACTTGAACGCTGGAAATGGATGATTGTTGGTGGCGCAATTGCAGTTGGATATCTAATCTCTCATATAAATTTATTAGATAAGTTTTTTAAATAAAGTTTGCTTTGCAAGAGTATATGGGGTATAATTACTCTATATGCTCTATATTGACAACAAATACGCAAAAATCCTTGGCACTCGTCTAAGGAACTTCAAAGAAAAGAAAGACAATACTTGGAACTTCTCGTGTCCAGTTTGTGGAGATTCTTCGAAGAATAAATTGAAAGCACGTGGTTACATTTATCCACGTGAACAAGATCTATTGGTCAAATGCCACAATTGTGGTTATGGTAGCAACATTGGTAATCTTATCAAGTATGTTGATCCAATGCTTTATGATGAATATGTTTTGGAACGCTATAAAGCAGGTGCTTCAAAATACACTGATCACAAAGACGTTAAGAAAACAAGCGTCATCTTAGAAACTCCCACTGTAGAATTATTAGAGGATGATATCCTTTCTAGTTTGTCTCGTTTAGATAAACTACCACTAACACATCCTGCTGTTGAGTATCTTATTAATAGAAAGATACCAAGAGATAAATGGCATCTTTTGTATTTTGCTCCAAAGTTTAAAGCATTTACTAATTCAGTTACTGCTAAATTCCAAGAGCCAATTAAAGATGAACACCCAAGAATGATAATACCATTCTTTACACCAGCAGGTAAATGTTTTGCTTTTCAGGGCAGAGCATATGGCACAGAAGAACCTAAGTATTATACAATTAAGGTTGACGAAACACAGGAGAAAATTTATGGGCTCGATAGAGTTGATTTTAATAAGCGAATACTTGTTGTGGAAGGACCGATTGACTCGTTATTCTTACCTAATGCTATCGCAGTTTCTGGAGCAAGTTTCGATACTCCTACTATTAGGCAGTTGTTGGCTAACGCAACAATTGTAATGGATAATGAACCAAGAAGCCGAGAGATAACTAAGTTTCTTGAAAAAAATATTAATGCTGGTTACAGCGTTTGTATGTTTCCTGATCATATACAACAGAAAGATATTAATGATATGATTTTATATGGTAATATGACGGTAGATGAGATTGTCAATACGATAAATACAAATACCTTCAAAGGAATTGAAGCAAAATTGAAATATAGTACTTGGAAAAAAATATGAATGTTAGAATGATTAGTTATAGTAAACCTGATGATAAAATGTTTCAAGAGGGTTTAGTAGATGTACAGGAGTTAGTTGCGTTCTGTGCACGTGTGAGCAATCCAAGCAACCAGTTCAACACAGATACATCAGAGAAGTTAATTAAATATTTAATTAAGCATCAACACTGGTCACCTCTAGAGATGGTTAGTGCTTGCTTAGAAATTGAAACTACTCGCGATATAGCAAGACAAATATTACGTCATCGTTCTTTTTCATTCCAGGAATTTAGCCAGCGATATGCTGATCCAACAAAAGACTTATCTTTCGTTCTTAGAGAAGCCCGACTTCAAGATACGAAGAATCGTCAAAATAGTGTTGAGAATACAAATCTAGCATTGGCAGCATGGTGGGAAGAAAGACAAAAGCGTGTTATCAATGAAGCCCAAGAAGCATATAATTGGGCAATACAAAATGGCATTGCTAAAGAGCAAGCAAGAGCAGTTCTACCAGAAGGACTTACTGTTTCTCGCTTATATATGAATGGTACATTGCGTAGCTGGATTCATTTTATTGAACTCCGTTCTGCAAATGGTACACAAAAAGAACACCAAGAAGTCGCACGTGAGTGCGCAAAGGTTATTGCTGAAGTATTTCCTTTAGCAAAAGAATTAACAAAATAATAATAAATGGGGCAAGTAAATATGAATGACATTGTGCATGGCATAACGGTAGATTATTCTCGTGATGGTTTGTTTGACGAATTAGGTAAGTTAAGATTAAAAGAAAGTTATATGAAGGATGATGAAGTAAGCCCACAAGAAAGGTTTGCTTTTGTTTCAAGTACATTTGGGAGTAACCCTGAACATGCGCAACGATTATACGAATACAGCAGTAAACATTGGCTGTCTTATTCTACTCCCATTCTTTCTTTTGGTCGCAGTAAGCGTGGTATGCCTATATCATGTTTCCTTAATTACATTGAAGATACTGCAGAAGGTTTGGTGGATAATCTCTCAGAAACTAATTGGTTATCTATGCTTGGGGGTGGAGTGGGCATTGGTTTTGGTATTAGGTCTGCTGATGATAAGTCTACTGGCGTTATGCCGCACCTTAAAATGTATGACGCTTCTTCTTTGGCGTACCGTCAAGGGCGCACTCGTCGTGGTAGTTACGCTGCTTATCTTGATATTTCTCACCCCGATATCATTAATTTTTTGGAGATGAGAAAACCAACAGGTGACCAGAACATGCGTTGTCTGAATATGCATCATGGTATTAATATTCCTGATGCATTTATGGAAATTATTGAACAATCAATGATTGATCCAAACTTTGATGACTCATGGAATTTAATTGATCCAGCAAGTAATGAAGTTCGTGAAACAGTTTCAGCAAAAGAATTATGGCAACGTATTCTTGAAATGCGCATGATGACTGGCGAACCATACATTCACTTTATTGATGAATCAAATCGTAAACTACCTCAGTGGTTAAAAGATAAAGGTTTGAAGGTTCATCAATCTAATCTATGTTCAGAAATTATTTTACCAACAAATGAGAAACGTACTGCTGTTTGTTGTTTATCTTCATTGAACTTGGAGTACTATGATGAGTGGAAGAAAGAGTCTTTATTCCTTGCTGATGTTGCAGAGATGCTTGACAATGTTCTGCAATATTTTATTGATAAGGCTCCTTCTACAATCAAACGAGCCAAGTATTCTGCAATGCGCGAGCGAAGCATTGGTATCGGTGCTCTCGGTTGGCATGCTTATCTACAACGAAATTCGTTACCGTGGGAATCTCCACAAGCAGTTGGACGTAACAAACAAATCTTTGCTCACATCAGAGGACAGTTAGATGAAGCGAATAAAAAACTTGGATTGGAAAGAGGTGAAGCACCTGATGCAGTGGGTACTGGGAATAGGTTTAGTCATCTTATGGCTATTGCTCCCAATGCTTCTTCTTCCATTCTTATGGGCAACACTAGTCCTAGTATTGAACCTTATCGTGCCAATGCTTATCGCCAAGACACTCTATCGGGTTCTCACTTAAATAAGAATCGTTATCTTGACAAGGTTATTATGAAGCATCTTTCACCTTCAGGTGCTCCATTAACACCGAAAGGCGAAGATGAATATCAACAAATTTGGAGTTCAATTATTGCGAACGATGGTTCAGTTCAACACCTCGATTGGATGGAAGAGTGGACAAAAGATGTGTTCAAGACTTCTATGGAAATTGACCAGCGTTGGGTCGTCCAGCATGCCGCAGACAGGCAAGTATATGTAGACCAAGCGCAGTCATTAAATGTTTTCTTTAGACCAGATAGTCATATTAAGTATATTCATGCTGTTCACTTTCAAGCATGGAAGCAAGGTTTAAAGACTATGTACTACTGCCGTTCTGATAAAATTGCTAAGGCTGACAAAGTTTCTAAGCGTATTGAACGTGAGGTCATTAAAGAAATTAATCTACAAGCACTAACAGGAGATGCTGATACGTGTTTAGCGTGTGAGGGATAAATGATTAAAACGATTGACCAAATCTATTACTGGGAAGAATTCCTAACATTAGATGAATATGAATTAGTTTGGGAAGAATTTGATAAATTCAAATGGGAAATGAAAGGTCATGCTGCTTCTGATGAAGAAGGTTTAAAAACAGAAAGATTATTTTGGTATAAAGATCTAGGGGGTGCTGGATTTATACATCAAGTTTTTAAAATTAAAACTGAATTATTTTTAAATAATAAAATTGTTACCCGACGTTTATATGGTAATGGTCAATCTCATGGACAAACAGCATGGATTCATAAAGATATTGAAGATACTATAATTAATGGGGAATGGGGATCTGTAGTTTATTATTTACATAGAAATTGGAAACCACATTATGGTGGAAATTTAAATATTGTAAATGAGGATGAAACTAAAGTAACTAATACATTTTTTCCAAAAACAAATTCAGCTGTATTATTTAATTCAAGAGTAAAACACTGCGCAATTGAACCATCAGTATATTGTAGAGACCAACGAATTAGTATTGCATTTAAATTTAAAATAAAAGAAGATTCAGATGAAGAAGAAATTCTTTTAGAACCACAAGAGAAACCACTATGATAACTAAAACAAAAAACAATTTAACCGATCAACGCACTTATTTTAAACCATTCAACTATCCATGGGCATATGATGCATGGTTGAAACACGAACAAGCGCATTGGCTTCATTCTGAAGTACCAATGGCTGAAGACGTAAAAGATTGGAAGAAAAAATTAACAAATGAAGAAAAACAATTTCTTACGAACATTTTCAGATTCTTTACACAAGGTGATATTGATGTTGCTGGTGGGTATGTTAACAACTATCTTCCTTATTTCCCTCAGCCTGAGATTCGTATGATGCTTATGGGTTTTGCTGCTCGTGAAGCCCTACATATTGCTGCTTACTCACATCTGATAGAAACTCTCGGCATGCCTGAGTCTACTTATAATGAGTTTCTCGAATATCAAGAAATGAGGGATAAGCATGACTATGTTACTGACCTTTCTAGTCGCAATGGGACTCTTGAGTCTACTGCTACTCACATCGCTGTGTTTAGCGCATTTACTGAAGGTATGCAGCTCTTCAGTTCTTTTATTATGTTGCTTAATTTCCCTCGCCATGGTATTATGAAAGGTATGGGGCAGATTGTTACTTGGTCTATCGTTGATGAAACAATGCACTCTGAGAATATGATTCGTTTGTTCAAAGAGTTTATCAAAGAGAATAATGAAATCTGGAACGATGATTTAAAATCTAAAATCTATACAATTGCTGAAAAGATGGTAGAGTTGGAAGATAAGTTTATTGATCTCTGTTATCAGAATGGCGACATGCGCGACTTATCAGCAGAAGATGTTAAGAAATATATTCGTTACATTGCTGATCGTCGCCTAATTTCTTTAGGCATGAAAGGTATTTTCAAAGTAAAAAGAAATCCACTACCATGGGTTGAGGAAATGATCAACGCACCAGTTCATGGAAACTTCTTTGAGAATCGTGTAACTGATTATGCTAAAGGTGCATTATCTGGTTCTTGGAATGAAGTATGGGGCAAAGCAGCATGATAGTAAAACAGTTTCAATGTCTATCTTGTGATGCTGAGGGTAAGATTACAGTAAAAGGTGATGACTTCAAGTATGAAGACATTGTTTACTGTCCATTATGTTCAGCTGACATTTATGAAGAAGAGGAACTTAACGAAGAAGAATAAATAGTCCACTATGTGGACATTTAATAATAAAATCGTTGAAGAATTGCCTGAAGATTGCGTTGGCTTTGTTTATTTAATTACGAACAAAGCCAACAGTCGCATGTATATCGGTAAGAAGTTATCCAAGTTTAGTAAAACTTCTTATAAAATGGTTAAGTTAAAGAACGGAACTAAGAAACGAAAGAAGATTAAGTCTAAAATAGACTCTGATTGGCTAGAATATTATGGTTCAAGTTTAGAACTAAATAAAGATATAGAGTCTCTGGGTAAAGATAATTTTACTCGAGAGATTTTATTTTTTTGTAAATCAAAAGCTGAGTGCTCGTATGTTGAAGCACGAGAGCAATTCGGGAGAAAAGTATTAGAATCTGACGACTATTATAATGGACAAATTTCTGTCCGAGTCCATGGTTCTCATATTAAAAACAAGTTATGACATATCTACTATTCGGAACAGCATTAGCGTTGTCGGCTTGTGCTGCTTATTATTCTATTATGGGATTAGTTGCAATTTTCGCAGCAGCAGCTATTCCTATTTTCATCATGGGATCACTACTTGAAGCATCAAAATTAGTAGTTGCCTCATGGTTATATCGCAATTGGAAAGAAGTCCCAGTATTGATGAAATCATATTTTACTGTGTCTTTAATTATTTTGATGATGTTAACTTCAATGGGTATCTTTGGTTATCTATCAAAGGCACACTTGGATCAAGCAATACCAACTGGTGATGTTTCTGCCAAATTGGCATTAATTGATGAGAAGATTAAAACCGAAAAGGAGAACATAAATGCAAATCGTAAAGAACTTACTCAACTGGATGCACAAGTTGATCAAACCCTCAGTAGAACAACCGAAGCCAGTGGAGCCGATCGTTCCATTGTCATTAGACGAAGCCAACAAAAAGACCGTAACAGAATCCTCAACGAAATCGGTCAAGCGCAAGCCAAGATCGCCAAGTACAACGAAGAGCGTGCGCCAATCGCCAGCGAAGTCCGCAAAGTCGAAGCCGAAGTCGGTCCAATAAAATATATTGCAGCATTATTATATGGTGATAACCCAGAAACTGATGTATTAGAAAAAGCAGTTCGTTGGGTTATCATTATGATTGTGCTAGTATTTGATCCACTGGCAGTTTTATTGTTAGTTGCTGCAAACTGGCAACAAAAACGCGAACGAGAAGAAACTGAACCAAAAGAAGTTTTTATTGATGAGGGTGAGTTACCACCTGTACCTGATGAAATTAACCAAACAGAAATAATTGAACCAATTAAAGTTGAATTAACAGATGAAGTTCCAGTTTGGGAAGAAGTTCGTGTTAATATTAAACCAGAAGAAAATCCAATAGAACACACTGTTACTGGGTATGCCCCAGCCGAAGTTACTGACGAGGAATTAAACATCACTGTTGATGAAGGCAAGGATTGGGAACCAAATCTATATAATCGCTTAGAAAAACGTGATGAAACTCTACCAGAAAAAACTCAATCATTTCTGAACAAAGCAAAAGAAGTATTTTCAAGCATTGGCGTCAAAACCATCGAAAAAGAAGTAGACGATCTGCAAGACAAAAAACCTAAATAGATACGTATATAGAATATACATATTTTTTTAGGCAAAAAGGTAGCAAAAAATGGCAGAAGTAAAAGTAGAAACAAAACCTCTTTCTCGTTCTGAGAGAGAAGCACAGATTAAAGACAAAGCTGGTTTAGTAATCTGCGTTTTGGCAGCATTACTTGCCATCAACACACTAATGGGTGGTTCAAACTCTAGTAAAATTTTGAATAATACTATTGAAGCAAATAATACTTGGGCATTTTACCAAGCAAAAGCAATCAAACAAACATTGGCTGAGCAGTCTCTAGATGATGCTATGTATCGTAACGATAAAGTAAAAGCCGAAAAACTACAGGCAAAAATTGCTCGTTATGAATCTGATCCAGCTACTGGTGAAGGTAAAAAAGAATTGATGGCAAAAGCACGAGGATTAGAAGCAGGCAGAGCGGAAGCAAAAGCACGCAGCCCTTTCTATACTTACGCTGGTTCGTTATTTCAAATCGCAATTGTTCTTCTAACAGCATCAATTTTAGCAGTAAATATGCGTATGTATTGGGCAAGTATTGGTGTTGGCGTTACTGCTGCATTATTAATGTCTCAAGCATTGTGGTTATGGATTCCTATAACACTATAACAAAAGGTAATTCAAATGTACAAAAGAATCGCTACAGCGGTGCTTTTTGTCATGACTACATCACTTGCGATGGCAGATCCCATCGTAACCGACTCGACTTCAAGAAGCACGACAGACTCTAACTCTACTAGCACAACTACAGTTAAGTCCCCACCCCCAACTGCTGTTGCACCAGCAGTTACTGTTATTAACTCTGATGTTTGTGCAGTAGGTGTATCTGGCGCAGCACAAACTCAAATCTTAGGTATCAGCTTTGGTTCAACCATGGTTGATAAAAACTGCGAACGATTAAAACTTGCTCGTGGTATTTACGATATGGGTATGAAAGTTGCCGCAGTTGCTATTATGTGTCAAGACGAACGTGTATTCTCAGCAATGATGAATGCAGGAACTCCTTGTCCAGTTGATGGTAAAATTGGTGAGTCTGCCAAAGAGATTTGGGCTGCAGCACCAGATCGCCAACCACAGAAAGTTAAGAGCAAGGAATAACCAATGAATTTGGTTTCTGTCCTTGCTGTCGTAATTTTGGCAGCAGGTCTTGGCACCTGCTCAGTCAAAGCACAGACTGTTAATGCTTCAACAGCAGGCGCAGCAGTAGCAATGCCAACTGGTCCAATGCAGTCACCAAATCTTGTTGGTGCTCCGTATAGCAATATAACAGGAACAACTCCATATACTGGAACTGGTGGTGGACTTTCTGGTGGTTCAACTCCTGGATACAACTCTACTACTAATACCATATATTTTGGTTATACTCAGTCAGCTGCTGCTTACACTTATGCATTTAATGAAGCATTAAGAAACAGTGGCATGACAATTCTTGGTTATAACTACTCATGGAGTTATTTGAATCAAGGGCAAACATCTGGTAATCTTACAGCTGCCGTAAACTTTGCTGGTACCAATGGAACTTCTCTGTATTCAAAAAGTTGGGTTCTAGGAACAACGACTGATTGGACTAATATTTCTGGAACAGAAACATTCGCTAACAATGGAATGGCAGTATCAAGTATTGCTAATTTCTCTTTAACATTTAATGGTAAAGATTCTCGTTTCTGGGCAGGATATTATGGACCACAAGTTAAGGATCCATCCTTATCGCTAAATTATACATTTGATCGATGTTCATCTGACCCATTATCAAGCCCATCATGTCCAGGTTATGCTGCTGCTTATCAGGCTCAGCAATGTGTAGCAAATCCGCTCTATAATACAAGCTGTCCAGGTTATGCTGCTGCTTATCAGATTCAACAGTGCACAATCAACCCATTGACTGATCCAACTTGTCCTGGATATGCCACTGCTTACTTAAATTATCAGTGTTCTGTTAATCCCCTATACAGTACTACATGTCCAGGATATGCGCAAGCGTACTTAGATGATCAATGTATCAAAGATTCTTTATTCAGTAAAGACTGTAAAGGATACGCCACTGCTTATGCTATAAAGTATTTGGTGACAGGCATTGATTCAACAGTAGTAAATCAATCATTGTCTAATACTGCTGCAACTAAAGCAAATGATCCAACTACAGTTAAGGTTGCAACTAATATAGCAACTACAACAGTTAATACTGATGGCACAGTTTCTACTGGTGTTTCAGCAACAGGTAGCACAACAGTTGATAAAGCAATTGCCGCACCCCCACCAACTGCTAACTCTGCTGCTGCGCCAGCAGCACCTGTTCAATTAGCACCACCTCCACCTGCACCACAACAAATGTCGCAAAATGAACCAAGGGGTGGTAATAAACAAGAGGATAGAAAAGATGATGCTCCGAAAGGCACTGGAGGCAGTTCTCCGCCACCGAATACTAATACTGCTCAAGCATCATCTGATAAACCAGCAGCACCAACAGCTCGACAAGAAATTCAAGCAAGAAGAGAAGCTGCAGCAAAAGCAGATGCCGTAGAAAAAGGTAAGAATCTTGCTGGTGAAATGGGTAAAGCATCAGACTTGGAAGCACAGAAAGCAGTTCAAAATGTAGTTATTCAAGCAATGGGTTTCACACCTGGATTTGATGCTTACAGTAGACAAATGATAGTTCAGCAACAGTTTTATCCTGTTGTATCAGTATATAACAATCAAAAGAATATTGATAATCGTTACACAGCAAGAATGTTTGGTGGTACTGATAGACTTCACAATGAAATGGTGGAGAAACAATATGAAGGTAGATAATGGATCCATTAACACTATTTGCTCTTGCTAATGGTGCAGTATCAGCAGTAAAGGCTGGGTGTAAACTATACAAAGACATCAAAGGCGCAGCTGGAGATGTCAAAGATGTACTTAAAGATTTAGATCAGCAATTTGCTAAGTTACATCCACCAGAGAAACCACCAACTGTTGAACAACATAATGCGTTCATAAAAGAAAAGAATCGTGTTATTGAGTTGAACAAACGTGATGGTGAAACAGCTGGAATTTATACTGAGATCGGTGAACATCTTGGTACATACTACGATAATTATCATAAGTGCATGACTATCTTTGAAGAAGAAGAAAAGCGTAGTAAAAACGAAGTTTATACAGGTGATGCTAGTTTAGGCAAACGAGCATTACAAAGAGTTTTAATGAGAAAGCAACTAGAGCAAATGGGCACTGAGTTGCGTGAAATTATGGTATATCAAAGTCCACCTGAACTTGGTGCACTATACACTGAAGTTGAAGAGATGATGGAGATTATGGGAAAGCAGCAAAAAGGTCTTATCCTAAAACAAATGAAACAACATGAGATTGATGAAAAAAGAAGAAAACAAAAATTACATCAACTACATGTTAATATGTTAATTGGTATAGGTGGATTGATAGTTTGTTGCGGTGTTGGATTAGTATTATCATATGTGGTAGAAGATAGAATTAGAAAGTATCCACAGTATGGTACTGGATGGATACCAAAAACTGAATTACAACAGCAAAAAGAATCCCAAAAACAAGTTTATGTGGGGAGATGAAAATGGCAGTAATTGTTGCTCCAATTTGTAAAGTTCCGAACTGTAAACACGATTCACAAGTATTATCTAAAACAGGTGATAACATTCGTTACATGGCTACATGTTCAAAACATTGGAATGATTTAATTCCACAAGAAATAAAACAATTAATAAAAGGAAGTTAAGATGTCAGAAGAAATCAAAAGTGTCGATGCAAAGATCGATGAATTAGAAGCAGGTGTAAAGAAATACGCTAGTAAAGATACAGTTATTAGTATCGGTGGATATGAGTTCACTCCAGCCAAACTAATGATTGCTTTTACTATTGTTTCTTCAACACTAGGTGGTCTCTATGGTGCATTTGAAGTATATAAAGACTACCAAGATATGAAATCTAAAATCTCTAAGTATGTTTCTCCAGATTTGACAGAAGTTTATAAAAAACTTGCAGTTATTGAAGAGAACAGCCAAAAGACTAGCGATTATACACGTGATATTAAAGGCGACTTGAAGAATGATATCCGTCGTTTAGAAGGTGTTGTTGAGAATGTTGAACGTGCATCTAAACAAACATCAAGAGAAACTGATCAGTCAGTTAAAGAAGTTCAGAACGAAGTTAGACAAATTCGTAAAGAATCCGAGCAAGTTGCTAAGAATCTAGAACGTGATGTTGATCGTAAGATTCAAAGAGCACTAGATAATCCTTTGGCTAAATAGAGGTGGATCCGTATTTTTTCTTTGATATGGTAGCATATCTTATGTTAGAATATTATTTTTTACCTTACAAATTGATTGGAAAAACAAGTGAAAAAACTCTTACTAATAGCACTTTGTGCCCTAAGTCTTAATGCGTTAGCATGGACTCAACGTCCACCAGAACCAGTAGCCAACTGCGCTACTCATAGTCCTTATGGATGGCCAGTTGCAAATCCAGCTGTTCAACCAATCTGCCGTCAAGCATATCTTGTTGGGTATGATGCTCCAGCAAAACTGCCACGTTATGTAAGTTATACTTTGTTACCACAAAATGCATTAGGATGTGTTGCTCGCACCAACGCTTTTGCTGCAGACCAATCAGTTGTAGGTGGTGCAGTTCCCGCTGACTATGCTGGTACTGGATATGACAAAGGTCATATGAGTCCTGATGGCGATTTATCTTGGGATACTCAAGTTGAATTTGAATCATTCCTTATGACTAATATGAGCCCACAGGCTGGAAGTTTAAATCGTGGTATCTGGAAGTTATTAGAAACTTCAGTGCGTGGATGGGCTGTTCAGCATAACCAGAGTTTTACAATTATTGCTGGAGGCATTTATAATGCTCAAGACAAGAAAATCGGCAGTGGCGTTATTGTTCCACATAGTTTTTACAAAATTGTTATCAATAATCAAACCAAAGAAGTAGCTGCATGGGAATTCCCTCACGTAGCACCATATCCTAATTTGGGTAACGATCTAACTAAATTTCGTAAACCAATTGCTCAGCTTCAAACAGAAGCTGCTGTTGCATATTCATTCCCAGCTGGCGCAAAAGAATTAGCACCTGGAGCTGAATGGCCAGTAGACTTTGGTGCTCTTACTAAAGCAAAACGCGCTAAATGTGGCGCAACTGCATCGGATGATTAATATGTTTAGTACAGAAGAAGGCTGCCCAGTTTGCGGTGGCAAACATCCAAAGAAATAAATGGCATACTCAGATAAAGTTATTGACCACTATGAGAATCCACGCAATGTGGGATCTCTAGATAAAGATGATCCATCAGTTGGTACTGGAATGGTTGGCGCACCAGCGTGCGGTGATGTGATGAAACTTCAAATTAAAGTAGAAGAAGGAATTATCACAGATGCTAAATTCAAAACGTATGGTTGTGGCTCGGCTATTGCATCGAGTTCACTTGTTACTGAATGGGTCAAAGGGAAAACACTTGACCAAGCAGGAAACATTAAAAATAGCGAGATTGCTAACGAACTTGCCCTCCCGCCAGTTAAGATTCACTGCTCTATACTTGCGGAAGATGCGATTAAGGCAGCGATACACGACTACCAATTAAAGTGTGCATGCTCATGATTACAATAACAGAATCTGCAAAAAAACAACTTGATGAAATCCTTATGGATGAACCAAATGGAAAATACGTAAGAGCATTTATATCTGGTGGGGGATGTTCTGGTTTCAATTACGGATTTACTATTGAAGAAGAAAAGGAAGAAGATGATTTTGTCATTGATAACCTCGTAGTTGATGCTCTTAGCATGACCTACTTTGATAATGCTACTATTGATTTTATTAGAGATAAACTAAAAGGTTCACAATTTGTCATTAGTAATCCTAATGCAAAATCTACTTGCGGCTGCGGCAGTTCTTTCAGCGTATGATATGAAAAAACTCGCATTGTTTATGCGCCATCCTGAATGTTCTAAGGATTGTGCATATGCAATGGTGCATGCTCTATCTTCTGATTATCAAATAAGAATATTTTCTGAAGATGAATTAGATGATCCTGAATTTTTCAATAATCTTGATGTTATTGCTTTTCCTGGTGGGATTGGCGATAGCGACACGTATTCTAATTTCTTCACTAGAAGAAGAGCGAATAAAATCTCCGAGTTCATATCAGGTGGTGGTCACTATCTTGGTATATGTATGGGTGCTTATTGGGCTGGAAGTCGCTACTTTGATATTTTGGATTATGTAGATACAGAGCAATATATTAAACGTCCAAACGCTGACATAAAAAGGAGCTACGGAACTGTAGCTCCAGTCACATGGAAGAACCAAAAAGAACATATGTATTTCTATGATGGTTGTGCTTTGATTGGTGATGAAACAAAATTTAAAACAATCGCTAAATATGCTAATGGTGATCCAATGGCAATCATCCAAGAGAGAATTGGTTTGATTGGTTGTCATCCTGAAGCACCTGAATATTGGTTTCAGAAACCATGGCAATACATAAATAAATACTACACTGATGGGAGGCACCATCAATTACTTTTGAATTTTGTAAATGAACTTACGGAGAAATAAATGATAATCGCTGGATGGGTAGTTGTTGGATTCTTTTCTGCTATTGGATGGTATGGCGCAAACCACTATGTCATTGAACCATATTTTCCAACACCAATTGAACGCAAGAAAGAAGAAGCAAAATGACTTCTTTATACAAAATCTTATTAAAACTTTGCCAGATTCTAGCATGGGTTCTTGCATTTGTAACAGTACCAATCCTTTCGGCTCTTTGGATAATTTCTGCTGTTGCAATAGTTATCATTTTCCAAATGCTTTTAACTTTGCATCCTGCTCTTGGGCGCAAAATAGACCGAATGTTTGAGTCTCACTTCATAGACCGATTATTCCCCTCTAAATAACCCTTTAGTATTAACAACTTACGAATCCCCTCACTTTCTGAGGGGATCACAACATTTCGCTTTACTTTCATTGCATGATGGGGTATAATAGTTGTATAAATGATGAAAAAGGTGATAAAAATGAAAAAAGTTTTTTTAGTTTTTGATGGTGAAGCTACTATCGCTGTGACTGATAATCGGGCTGATGCTGATATGATGGCTTCTGAATATGAATTTGCGGTCGGTGCTGCTGATTCTAATGTTTTTGTTTATGAAACTACGTTCGGTTCTTATATCGGTGAAGTTTATAATAATGTGATTTTTAAACAATTTGTTGAGTGAGGTTTTTATGGCTGCTATGAAAGATTTGTGGGAAAATATTAATTACCTTCTTGACACTACTAAGTGGTCTTGTGAAGAAATTGCAAACTCTTTGAATTGTCCTATTGAGTTTGTGAATGAAATTGTTGAACAGCGTTGGAATGAGGTAACAAGTGAATAAATTTATGAAAATGAAAGAAATTAATGAAGTGAATCGGGAGATCCTCTTGATCACTCAAGAAGAATGTGCTGAAGTTACCCAAGCCATAAGTAAAGTTTTTAGGTTTGGAATGGAAGATACCCACAAGGGTCTCTCTAATCGTGAACACCTAGAAGAAGAAATTGGTGATTTAATGTGTATGATTGACCTACTAATTGATTCAGGTATGGTTAGTGAGTCATCTGTGTTGACTGCAAAAGCCGAGAAGTTGAATAAACTTAAAATGTGGACAAGTATTTTTAAGGAAGCAGCATGATTCAAATCCAAGGTGTTAGTAAGCGTCAAAAAAGGATGTTGAATATTATGTGGAATCTTGATTCAGAGGAAGACTACTTTGAATGGTATAATTCTCTGGATGAACATTTGCAGAAGGAAGCTGAGTTGTTACAACGATTGGTTATCATGGCTGAACTTGATAACGAAGTTCGTGATACAACTGATGCAAAAGAACTGTTAAAGAAATTTGCTTTGTAAGAGGATAAAGTGTATAATAGACCTATGAGACCAAGAAATCTAGTAGCAAAAGATTTGCGAACACCAAAGTACCGCATGCGTACAGTGGATTCCAAGGTCAAGTATACACGTCAACCAAAACATAGAAAGGTAGATTATGTCAATGGATTATGAATGGGAAATTCATACTGCTGGATTGACCAGACAAATTAAGGTTAAGACTCATGCGTATGATCTCGTTGAATTTACCATCAAACAAAAACTCGATGATGAAAATGGAAAGAATATAACTGACACAGGTTATACAAGTTTCTATTCAACAAAAGAGTTTATTGAATTTTTTGGACCTATAATTAATGAATTGAAAGTGAGATTAGATAATGCAAACAGTATTCAAGAATGACAAAGAATTTGAAGAATTTAAAACCTGGACTCTCGGAGTACTCCACGATGCAAACATCAAAGATTTGTGCGTTACTTTCACCAAACAAGATGGCAGCGAAAGAGCAATGCGTTGCACCCTTGTCGAAAGTAATATCCCAACAGATAAAATCCCAAAAACCACAGGTTCGCCTACCACGTCTAATGGATCCGCAGTTCGGGTCTTTGATACCGAAAAGTCCGAGTGGAGATCTTTCCGCTGGGAATCAGTAACTAAAGTGGAGTTCTCACTATGAAATATCTATTTGCAATTGGTTTTGTTGTTCTCTTGCTTATTCTTGCGCCAGTCGCAACTATTTGGTCATTGAATACATTGTTCCCTGTTCTTAACATTCCGATCTCATTTGACACTTGGTGTGCTGCTTTAATTCTTGGTGGCGTAGTGGGTGGTTCAACTGGTCTCTCTTTTAAATCTAAGTAAGGATATATCATGGCAGTGAATACCGCAAAACGTAGAGCAGCAACAGCAAAGGCTGAGGCATTTATGAAAGGTGATGAGCAAGTACTCACACAAGAAAACTACATGCGTGATTTACTCCATGTGTTGAATTACTATAATTCTAACACTGATGATAAAGATAAGAAGAAATGGTTCATCAGCCATTATGCAAAGATCGACAAGAAAGTAGCAGTCGAACTTCTAAAGGTTGATGAATACCATTTCCGCACTGCAGGTATTCTTGCTCGACTAATGGATATCGGTTCTGAACTTCAAGAAAATGAAATGAGACATTATAATGAAGGTACTGAGAAATTACTTGCTCAGATAAAACTGCGTCAAAGGTCTCAAGACAAACAAGACAAGAAAGATGCAGCTGCAGCAAAAGAAGCCATGCCATCTAATGTTATATCAATTCAACAAAGAATGGAAGATAAGGCTCATGACTTGGCTGGTGAAATTGAAGGAGCAATTGACGACTTTGTGCTCAATGGTTGCAAGTCCGATTTTTCGACAAAGAATTATTTGCTGGCGAATCAAGTGGCTGGACCGATTGCTAAACGCATTGGAGAGTTGTTTGTTGGTACTGCCAAAGAAATTGAGGACGCCATTGCAGAAGTTGATGAGCAATTGGTAGAAGGTTATTCACATCTAACTAAAAGAGAACTCAAACGATTTTCTGAATTTGTTAATAATATTATTGCTGACTGTAATCAAATGGTTCAGACTGCAAAAACAAATCGTGCTCCACGTAAGCGCAAAGAAGTTTCTCCAACCAAGATGGTTGCAAAGATAAAGTATCTCAAAGAGTTTGCTGAACTAAATTTGAAATCTATAAACCCAACAGGTATAATTGGTTCTAGCGAAGTATGGTTCTATAATACTAAGTATCGTCGTGTAGGTGTTTATCGTGCCGAGAATGGTACTGTTTCTGTTAAGGGAACAACTATTATTGGGTTTGATATCAAAGAATCTAAAGCATTCACACTACGCAAACCAGAAGAATTTTTTAAGGGATTGTCTATGGGAAAGCGTGCTCTTAGTAATGCTTTGAAAACACTCAAGACAAAACCAGCTCAACCAAATGGTCGTATCAACGAAGAAACTATTATCCTCGGCGCATTTTAATGGAATTTAATTATATTTCAGATGGTATTGATGCAGTTGTTATTGATAATTTCTATACGCAAGATCAACTTAAAGAAATCATGCTTGAGTTAAAATGGTTGACAAAGCCATCGGTCATGGTAGATGAAACCAAATTAAAAGCAGCTGAGGATAGAGATGGAGAGATTCTTACATCTAAGAACGGTATATTCCTAGAAGAAGTTTTCAAGAACTGGAAACATTCTGCATTGATATCACATGGTATGAAACAAACAGGAAATGAAACATTTAAAAGTAAATTACTAGAATATAATACAATGTTCAAGAGTTTATTTGATTGTAATTCAAGATGTCATTTAGTTTCTTATTATGAAAATTCTCAATACTATAAACCACACAAAGATGCATTTTTCTTTACTATTTTAAATTATTTTTTCACTGAGCCAAAACAATTTGAAGGTGGTGAACTAGTAGTTTACTCTTGCAATTCAAATAAAGAAGCAACAATCGAACCGAAACACAATAGGGCTGTAGTAATACTATCTTCTACTATGCATCAAGCAAAGGAGATTAAATCCAAACTTGACCAAAAATTATCTGGTCACGGCAGATATTGTAATGCCATATTTTTATCAACAACTGATCCGAGACAAAATAATGATTCTAATTGATTATTCACAGGTAGCCCTCGCAGCCATTTTGACATTTCAACGCGAGTTGAAAGGAACAGAATCTGAAGTTAAAAACTTAATTCGTCATGTAACTTTATCTACAATCAAGTCATATAAGAAAAAGTATGGCAAAGAATATGGTGATGTAGTTATCTGTTGCGATGGACGTAAGTACTGGCGCAAAGAATACTTTGAATTTTACAAAGGTATGCGTAAAGCAAATCGAGATAAATCAGATCTTGATTGGGGTTTGATCTTTGATACTTTATCAGAGATGCGCACAGACATTGCTAAGTATTTCCCATATAAAGTTATGCATATCGATCGTGCTGAAGCCGATGATATTATTGCTGTTCTTACAAAATATGCTCAAGATAATGAATTGATTCAAGAAGGTCTAGTTGAAGAACCACAGAAAATTCTTATCCTTTCCTCTGATAAAGACTTTAAACAACTTCAATTATATCCTACTGTAAAGCAGTGGTCGCCTATGCAGAAGAAGTATATTACTGCAACTAAGAAAGAAATCATTGAGCATAAGATTGAACATATCGTCAAAGGTGATGCTGGTGATGGAGTACCAAATATTCTAAGTAAAGATGATGTCTTTATGAAGGGCGAACGCCAGAAACCTATGAGCGCAAAGCGTCTCCAAGAATTCTTTGAAAATGGTTTCATCGCATGTAAAAATGATGAAGAACGTCGCAACTGGCAACGTAATGCAACTCTGGTTGACTTTGATTTTATCCCAGAGGATGTTTCTAAAACCATCGTAGATGCTTACATAAATAATAGACCGACTGGAGATAAGATGGCGATTATGAACTATCTGATTGAACACAAATGTCGTTTATTGTTAGATGAACTAGAGGACTTTTAATAATGTTTTGGTTTAAAACAAAAGAAATTGTTGTAGATTGTTTCACCAATGATGAACTTGTTTATAATAATTTTAAAATTGAGAGAGCAAAGGAATTTATACCTTCTTGGTGGAAATCTTTAGCGCATAACAATCAAATAAAAGTAAACAAACACCCAAACTCTAGAATGACTATACAGGAATTAAATTTAAAACACTGTAATGGTTTTAGAGATTTATTTTCAGTAGGATTCATTATTCCAAATTGGTTAGACTATCAAATAGAGATGATTGATGAAAACAATTTTTGTGTTGCTGGATATCATGCTCCGCTTGTAAAAATTAATGTTGAGCATCATGATAGAAAACAAACAGGATATGAAATATACCCAGATTGTTCACAATTAAAAATTGTATCTCCATGGGTATTTCGTGAGAAAAGTGGAGTAAAATTTAGTTGGAACGCTTGCATGTGGAATAATACTTCATATTTAAATGATATGCATCTACTATCTGGTGTTATTGATTTTAAAACTCAAGGATCCACAAGTATAAATACATTTATAAAAAAGGGAAGTATTGTTAAATTAAAGGCTGGTGATCCACTAATACATCTAATCCCCATTTCTGATAAAAAAATAAATGTAAAGAATCATATCATAAGCGACCATGAGATGGAAAGAATGCTTCATAATCAACGAAATGCTGTAGATTATAAGAATAACAAAAGTATGACAAAATTAGTGGATAAGAAATGTCCATTTGGTTTTGGAAGAAATTGATAATATGAACTATCTGAATGAACTAGAGGAATTTTAATATGCGTAAGTATGTAACCCAAATGCTTGAAGAGATAAATTCGGATCCAAAAGCAATTGAAATTTTTAAAGATGATGCTGTTCTGAAATTAATTTTTGAATATGCGTTTGAACCTTCAAAGAAAATGATTCTTCCTGAAGGTGAACCACCATTTAAACCTGCAGCTGAACCATTGGGTATGACCCCAACTAATCTGTTCAGTGAAATGCGTAGGTTGTATGTTTTCTGCCGAGCAGATTTGACAGCATTAAAACGTGAGAGTTTGTTTATCTCTATGCTTGAGGGTTGTCATCCTACTGAAGCAGAAGTCTTGATTGCAGTCAAAGACCAGACACTACATAAGAAGTATCCAAAGATCACACGAAAATTGGTAACTGATGCTGGGTTCGTACCACCATTAGAAAAGAAAGCCAAAGAAAGTGCGACATCTTGAAGACGAAGATAGAAACTTTATTTTATTCCTTCTAAGTTTAGAAGAGGATGAGTTCAAAATGATGCTCAACTCTATGGACGAACGAGAAGCCATGATAGTATTAAACAACATTCAACTAGCACGAGAAGAATTGTTTGATGATATGATGGAGAAAGAAGGGATGAAAGCAGCAGAGCAAGTGATAGCCAAAATCAAAAACCTTTAATTATGGAGTTTATATTATGCCAAATTGGTGTGACAATACATTAACAATTACCCATCCAGATAAATCTAAGATTGATGCGATAGAAGCAAATCTTAAAAGTGATAACATTCAAATATTCAACACCATCTATCCTAATCCAAGTGGAGAGTGGGATTATGAATGGTCAGTTAATAATTGGGGCACCAAGTGGGATGCTATGATTCATGACTGGGAACGACAAGACGATAATACTATTTGGGTTTCGTTTGATTCTGCTTGGTCACCACCATTGGCTCTCTATGAATTCATGGAAGAAAATGGATACACAGTAGAAGCAATGTACTGGGAATCTGGAATGGGTTTCTGTGGTCGCTTTGCTGATGGTTATGATGACTTCTATGAATATGATATCAGCGATCGTGATAGTCTAGAAAATTTGCCTGATGAACTGCTTGATTTTACTGATCTAATTGGTCGTCATGAAGATTGGTTAGAAGAAGAAGAAGCCGATCGTGAGCGTGAGGAATACGAAGCAACAGTTACTGAATGGTATCCTATTGATAATAACCCACACTACGTAGGTTTTTATGAAACTAAAGAAGGTAATTGGCCATTCTATAAGTTTGCTCATTGGAATGGCAAGAAATGGACTGTTGATGGCAAGAAACCTAAATTTAAAATTGAAGCGTGGCGTGGTCTAAATGAAGACCCAGCAATTCTTACTGATGATAATGCTGGAGATATGCTTGAGAACATGATGAAAGATATGGGATTCGAAAAGAAATGATATTTTGGTTTAAAAGAAAAGAAATTATAGTCGACTGTTTTACAATCCATAGAAGTGTATATGATTTGTATAAAATTAGACCAGCTATAAAGTATTTTCCAGAAGAAGCCAAAGTAATGCCTAATTTCTATGATCAAATAGATAATAGCACAAAAATAAAATATCAATCTGCAACAATAAGAAAATGTATTGGGTTAATAAATCTTTACAAACAAGGATTTATTATACCAATGTGGACAGATTTTTTAGCAGAGCCAAAATCATCATTAGAAAATAAAACTGCAGTTGCGATGGTAGGTTTACCATTTCAGTATCAAATACACTCAAGAGAACAATTTGGTAATATTTTTGAAAATTATATCCATGTAAAATTAGAAGGTCCATGGAGGTTGCGCGAAAAAACTGGAATTCAGTTTTTGTGGAATTCACCAGCATGGAATTTGCATAAACATACAAACAATTTTACTGTTCTGCCTGGCAGTGTATCATATGATTACCAGTCACAGACTAATGTAAATATGTTTGTAAATAAAAATGTTGATAAATTTATGATTGAATCTGGTACACCATTAGTGCACATGGTTCCAGTAACCGATAAAACTGTAATACTAAAACATCATCTAGTCTCTCAAGAAGAATTTTCTAAAATTGGTATACCAGACGAATATGATATGATTCGTCCAGAAAGATATACACGTTGGATTAAAGAGTATAATGAAAATAATCCTAAACCTAAATGTCCATTTGGATTTGAAAAATGATAATTGATAATTTTTTGTCTGATGAAGATTATAAGATAGTAAAAGAATACGTACTAGGTCCAAGACCACATTGGTATTATGGCGAAAATCTATCCCTTGGTCACAATGAACATGGTATTATCGATTCAATGGCGCAAGATACATGGGGGTTCAATAGGGATATATTCAATTCAGAAATAGAATACGGTGACTCTGAAGCATTGGGTTTTATGGTTCCAGTTATGAAACGTATAATAGGATTAAATGGTCCAGAAACTAAATTTAAAAGAATTCGTCTTGGTATGAAATGTTTTAAACATGGATTTATTGATGGAAATTATAATTTACCGCACATTGATTACCATTTCCCACATAAAACTTTAATCCTTTACATGAATGACACAGATGGTGACACATATGTATTTAATGAACATTATACTGGTAAAAATCTGAAATCTTTTACAATTCAAGAAAGAATAAAACCAATTGAGAATCGTGCAGTTATCCTAGATGGATTCCACTATCATACTGCAAGTAACCCACTATATCACGATACTCGTGTAGTTATAAATGTAAATTACGTATGAACGTAGTAGAAATATTCCCAACTCTTTTAGCAACTTTTGAATATCCAAATAAAGAAGAACTAAAAAGAATATTTCTAGAAGAATACAAACATCTAGAAATAAAAAAAATTGGAGAGCATACTGGGCATAATGACGTTCACCACAATTCAAAATTAGATAATTTCTATAATTTTGTGGTGGCTTCTTCCAGTGAATATTTAAAAACAATGGAGATTAACCTTAATAATTTTTACATTGTTATTGGTAAATCTTGGCTTTCATACGTAAATGCAGAAGTTGCTGTTCCAATGCATTCACACGCTGACCACCATTTATCGTTTACATATTATGTTGATTTACCTGATGGTGGGCTTGATAAGATTTGTTTTACTGACACTAGAACAAATTTAAACGAACCATTTTATGGAGCATTTAATACTATTGATGGTGTTGAGCCAAACTGTAAAACAGAAAATAAATTTAATAGCAAGACTTATCAATTAAATATTAAAGAAGGAACTCTTTGCATGTTCCCTTCTAAATTAAATCATTGGACTTTTAACTCAGATATTGAAAGAAAATGCATCGCTGGTGATATCTTGTTAATATATAAAAACGGTAAAACAAAAAACCCATGGGGTATACATCCACCTGAACATTGGAAATATTATGAAACCAAAATGGATTAGAGCATTTATGGATACTGCGACTAGATTCGCAGATTTGTCCAGTGCAGTTAGGTTGAAGGTAGGTGCGGTTATCGTTAAAGATAATCGTATTATCTCAATTGGTTACAATGGCATGCCAGCTGGTTGGACAAATGAATGTGAAACTAAAATCTATTGTGATGATGGTGATTGGCGTGAGCAAACAGACAAACTTCACGATGAGTGGATAACATATAAATTGGTAACAAAAAATGAGGTTATTCATGCTGAAGCAAATGCTATACTCAAACTGGCTCGTGATGGCGAATCAGGCAATGGCTCAAGTTTATTCTGTACTCATGCTCCTTGTATACATTGCGCTAAGTTGATTCATGGAGCAGGCATAAGTAAAGTTTACTATCATGAGTCATATCGCGATACTATCGGTTTGGAGTTTCTTGAAAAATGTAAAATTAAAGTGGAAAAAGTATGATGCATGTATATGCTAGTAGATGTTCTTGGAATAACTGGTTAAAATACTACCAAGAAGAAACTATGTTCTTAAATGATATTTTTGTAACTCCAGAAACTTTTCGATATAGATTTATAAATCTTAGGAATAATGAAACAATTTTTAGTATAACATTATCATTAGAAGAATTCAAAAAACATCCAAGTTATGCCGACCAAACTTTTTGGACACCATATAATTCTGTTTGTGAAACAACTGATATCTATGATAATAACATTAAATTTTGGGATCCTACAACGAAAGAGTTGAAATTCAGTGATATGTGTTCTCTGTTAGAGTTGTCAAAACATAGAACTGAACCAAATGGTGATGGACCGCATATTTTAAATTATAAACCAGTTGATAAATGTGGTCAAATTCCTCTAAGGATATTTGTACCATCAGAAAAACATAACTTTACTAATTTTGTCTATCAAGTAACAAAACCAAGAAAAGCAATTAATGAACATCAACGAGATATACATAATATATGCGTTGTTACTAATATACCAGCTACTATTGATTTAGATAATCAAAACTTACAAATTTTTCAGCCAAATTGGACATGGATGTTTTGCCCAATTGAATTGCAATCTAAAGATTGTGATAATAATATAGAATTTAAAATAACTATAACAGATCCAACCATTAATGATAAAAGAATTTTTAAGCATATGCCAATTAACAGGGGCGAATATTCAATACCATCAAAAATAACAGTACCGCATTTCAATATTTCTAATGTTGCTAATAATATTGATATTGTTTACCTAAAAAGTAAATGTAATGAAATTGATGATATGGAAATTAAAATTATTGATGGTGTTGGTAACTTTACTCTAGAGAAGAAAAAAGATATGCGTTTTGGTATTGGATACAAATTATTTACTGGAATGGTAAAATACGACAACGGTATAATCTCATAAAATGCAAAAATAAAGTCAAAATAATACTTGACTTTTATCAAATAGTATCGTATAATAAGTGCTAGAGGTGAGAAACACTCCTAAATAAAACATAACCCTACGAATTGTAAGGTTATTAAAATTTCGCTTTACTTTCAAAGAAAACTGTAGTATAATCAATCCTATGAAATCGTTAAACATATCCAGACAGATGAATAAACATCTACCACTATTAAGTGGCTGGACATGCTCACGCCCAGAGATTAATGTATCATATGCGTTTGATCGAGGGGGTTTTGGAAAGTAAAGTAAACAAATACTAGTTTATTTCCCAAAACCCTCTACCTGAAAAGTTAGAGGGTTTTTTGTTTTTGGCCATCGTGCCCAATGTTCTTTAAAAATTTGCGTACCAAATGTTCCCGAATGGTGTAGTGGTAGCACAGCAGACTTTGACTCTGTTAGTATAAGTTCGATTCTTATTTCGGGTGCCAAACAAAAACACATTGATCATCTAATTGGCCAGGATGGTGTTCATAAGGCATTAAATGTAGGTTCGACTCCTACTCAATGTGTTTTTGTTTGGTAAGTTTTGGGGGTATAACTTAGTGGTAAAGTAGTAGGCTTTTAACCTATTAACCAGAGTTCAATTCTCTGTGCCCCTACCAATTATGGTGTTGTTAGTTTAGTGGTAAAACTACGGATTGTGATTCCGTCATCATGAGTTCAATTCTCATACGACACCCCAATGCTGCTTTAGCTGATGTGGTCATAGCAGGGGTCTGAAGAACCTCGGAAAGTAGTTCGATTCTACTAGGCAGCACCAAATATCCTCTTGTAGTTAAATGGTATAACAGACGCTTGATAAGCGTCCATTACAAGTTCAATTCTTGTCGAGAGGACCATGCCCTATTAGTATAATGGTATTACACCTGTTTTGTAATCAGGTTACGGCAGTTCGATTCTGTCATGGGGCACCAGTTTTTATCCGAGTGTAGCGCAGTCTGGTAGCGCATCTGGTTTGGGACCAGAGGGTCGCAGGTTCGAATCCTGCCACTCGGACCAATGTTTTGGGCTGTTAGTGATAATGGGAGCACGCTGGCTTTGCACGTCAGAGGTAAGAGTTCGATTCTCTTACGGTCCACCAAAATATGCCTCGTTAACTCAGTGGTAGAGTGTCTCCTTTACACGGAGAAGGTCGGCAGTTCGAATCTGTCACGAGGTACCAAATATGGAAAGTAATGCAGGTGCGTTGGTGCGCCGACCAGCCTTGAAAACTGGGTTCTCAGAAATGGGATGGGGTTCGACTCCTCTGCTTTCCGCCAAATATGCCCGATTGGTGAAATGGATGATCACACTGTGCTACGAACGCAGAGGTAGAGGTTCAATTCCTCTATTGGGTACCAAAGTTAGGAAGATGGGCAGGACGGTAATGCAGCAGATTGCTAATCTGTCATCGAGTTAAATCGGTGAGTGAGTTCAACTCTCACATCTTCCGCCAGTGTTAGTTGCGAGTGTGGTGGAATGGTATACACTACAGACTTAAAATCTGTCGCCAGTAATGGATTGAGGGTTCAAGTCCCTCCACTCGTACCAATTTTTGCGGCATTAGTATAATGGATAATACAGTAGGCTTCTACCCTACGAATGTGGGTTCGATTCCTGCATGTCGCGCCAGTTGTTGGGCTCATAGCATAAAGGTAGTGCCGTCAACTCATAATTGATAAGGTAGTGGTTCGAATCCACTTGAGCCCACCATTAATGTAAGTGGAACCAGTTGGACAGGTACTGGATTGCAAATCCATGGAAGCAGGTTCGATTCCTGTCACTTACTCCAATAACCTTTCTTGCAATAAGGGATTAAAAATATCGCTTGACTTTTATAGCAAGTTGAGGTATAATAATGTCTTAGGTTGAGAAATTAATCAAAAGTCCTCTCTAAGTCAACGGTAAATACGGTGCATGAGGCATAATGTCAAGTTTGGTGAAGTTCAGATGACAAAAAACTAAATCACCACCATGCTCGGTTCGTCTATCGGCTAGGACACTGCCCTTTCACGGCAGGAAGGAGGGGTTCGATTCCCCCACCGAGTACCAGATTTAATTGCATTGGGTTGCCAGTGCCAGTAGGTGTTCTATGATTCGCAATGTTGGGTGCCGATCCAACCGATCATAGACACAAGAAACCTTGAGATAATATCAGGAGGACGCTGGACAAAACTGGAAGGTAATGTGGTAACAACCAATCGTCAGACGATGACGTGGTAAACTGTTGAACAGATTGTTGTCTACCATCCCAGTGTAATTAAATGTGGTATTAGTTTAGATGACGTAAGCGATTGGGTAAACGTCAACCCTCCCTAACTATGTATAGAAACGGTAATGCTGCAGCTAATTCCGTTGAGCATAGCAAATAGTGCGTCATCTAAACTAATATCATGGAGCAATTGATGCTATGGCGTGTGCATCCCGAGACTGTAAATCTCGTCCCTCTGGGTAAACAATCTTGGTTCGACTCCAAGTTGCTCCACCATTTTTTGGCTCGTTAATATAATGGTTATTATGCCTGCCTGTCTAGCAGGACACAGGAGTTCGATTCTCCTACGAGTCGCCAGTTTTATTCCAGAGTAGCACAGCGGTAGTGCAGTTGACTGTTAATCAATTGGTCGTAGGTTCGATCCCTGCCTCTGGAGCCAATTATAAGTAGTAAGTTATCGCAGAGTATGGAAGTGGTCTATCCGTCTGGTCTCATAAGCCATGAAATCGTTGGTTCGAATCCAACCTCTGCAACCAAATGAATGCCCCGATGGTGGAATTGGTAGACACGCTGGTCTTAGAAGCCAGTACTTCGGTGTGAGAGTTCGAGTCTCTCTTGGGGCACCATTGTTGAATGTGTGAGCAAAAGAAAGGGCATCCCAACTGTTAGGGAAGATAATCGCCAGTCAAGACAGCGTCCATTATCTGGAGAGAATTTATGACCACCCATCATAGATTGAAATGCTTGAGGATCTGGTGGCAGGAATTTAAAGCTGCCAACTAAACACATAACAGTACGTTCAACAATGGTGATGTAGCACAACGGTAGTGCAACTCCTTCATACGGAGTAGGTTAGTGGCTCGATTCCACTCATCACCACCAGTTTGCCCTTGTAGCTCATTTGGTAGAGCAACTGATTAGTAATCAGTAGGTGGGCGGTTCGAATCCGTCCAAGGGCACCAATGTATCTCGATGGTGTAATGGCAGCATAGCAGTCTCCAAAACTGTTGGTTGGGGTTCGAGTCCCTATCGGGATGCCAATTGCGGGATTAGTTTAATGGTAAAACTACAGATTTCCAATCTGTTGTTGAGAGTTCGATTCTCTCACTCCGCTCCAAGTTTTTAATGAGGTAATAAGAAAAGAGGTAATCATGCGTAAAGCGATCAACATTGATGAAGTTAGAGAATTCATCATGGCACAGACACCAGAAACCAAAGTTTATATCGGTGGTGACTCTGAACGATTTCTAATAGGAAAAGATTGGTACGCAGATTACATTATGGTTGTTGTTGTTCATATCAATGGAAACAATGGCTGTAAAATTTTTGGTGAAGTAGTTCGTGAACGTGACTGGGATCAGAAACGAGACAAGCCACGTATGCGTCTAATGAATGAAGTTTATAAGATTGCGGAATTGTATTTAAAATTACATGATGTATTGGAAGATCGTGAAGTGGAAGTTCATCTGGATATTAACCCAAATGAAATGCATGGATCTTCATGCGTTATAAATGAAGCAGTTGGTTATATCAAAGGTATGTGTAATGTAGTACCAATGGTAAAGCCAAAAGCATTCGCTGCATCATATGCTGCTGATAGATATAAATCATATATGGCAGCATAAATACAGTTATAATCATAAAGGAATTTAAATGTTTACCCAACTAGATCCAGATAATCCTGATTTAATAATGATCGACTCTGATGAGGATAGAAAATCTAAACCATTTTTTGGTAAATTTAAAGTAATTAAAAATGTGTTGAGTAAAGATGCTTGCGAATTAGCAAGAACTGCATTTTATATGCAGAGGGATGTTACATATATGCTTGCTGGTAAATCAACAGAAGATAAAACTGTTTTTGGTGACTATGATTCACCAGTTTCTTTTGCTGCATATGCTGCTCCAGTTAATGAAGCAATTCTTGTTAATCTTAAACCAATTGTAGAATCCGTAGTTCAAACTAAATTATTTGAAGGCTTTAGTTATGCACGGATATACTCAAAAGGTTCTACTCTGCCAAAACATTTTGATCGACATAGTGCTGAATGGTCTGCTAGTTTATGTGTGTATAATAGTAACACTCCATGGGCTATTTTTATGGATGGAACGCCATGTGAGTTGGAATCTGGAGATATGGTAGTTTATGATGGTAACCAAGTAATGCACTGGCGAGAAGAATTACAAGAAGACAAAGAAGTTCTTCAAATTTTTCTTCATTATGTTGATGCTGAAGGTAAATATACAGAATGGAAATATGATAAAAGACCAGCATTGGGCTTGAGTAAAAAATAATACGCAGGATTAATTCAGTGGTAGAATGTTTCGTTGCCAACGAAAATGTCATCGGTTCGAATCCGATATCCTGCTCCAGCGACTAAATACTATAATGAATATAGAATACATAAAATTTGATAATCCTGGATACTTAATTGTTGATGTTCCTGAAATAGTTTTACAAACAATTGATGCAGAAATTAATAATATTACTGGAAAGAGTTATAATAAATTTCTTGCTGGTAATTTGAAACATCAGTATGAATTGATTGAATGTCAAAAAGTTGTTTTTGATTTTGTTCAAGAAATTGCAAGAGAATTTGTAGTATTCAACAATAAATTTTTTATTTGTGATAAAGAACACAAATTTAAAATGCCATCACTCTGGGTAAATTTTCAAAGTAAATACGAATTTAATCCATTACATCACCATTCAGATGATATAAGTTTTGTGATATGGAAAACTATACCATTTGATTTAAATGATGAAATGAATAGAGATTCTGTTAAAAATTCTGGTGCTCCATTAGCATCGACATTTCAGTTTTATTATAATACTGTTCTTGGTGGTATTCAATCACATACAATATATACAGATAAATCTTATGACGGTAAAATGATTATGTTTCCTTCTGAATTAAATCATTGCGTTAATCCTTTTTATACAAGCGATAATTATAGAATATCAATTGCAGGTAATTTGTTGTTATGATTAGTTTACATTCGGATTTTATCTATACTAGAAAAGTGGATCTTGACTTGAAAGAGTTGAGATCCACATCTCATTTTATGTATAAGTTTATCAAAGATAATTTCCAAGAAGACAATTCTGATTTTGATGGGCAAAAAACCGTGAGAGAGTTTTTATACAACAAGTATAATCTTCTTTTATACCCAATTCCTGGATTACATAAACTCTACAATGTAATTAAAGAAACTTTCCACTCATGCAATCAAAGTAAATATGGTACTGAACCATATCAAGATTATTACATTCAATGTTGGTTGAATTTCTACAACAAAGGACAATTTATTGATTGGCATACCCATGGGACAAAAGACTTTGACTCATGGCATGGGTTTTATTGTTTGGATGTTGAACCAAATTCAAGCACTACATATAGAGTAAATAATTTACAATTAGAAGTTAAGAGTGAAGATAATCTAATTGTTTTAAGCAAAAGTGGTGAAGATCTTCATAGGTCTTCAGAATGGCATGATGAAACTCGTCCAAGAATTACTATTGCTTTTGATATTGTTCCAGCTATTAAATTAATTGAATCTGGTAATTATAAAAATCTTAATCATTGGATACCAATATGAATATACACCCAATATTCTGTTCGTTTGTTGCTATTGAAAATAATTTAAACTTTGACAACTATTCATTAGAAGTATATTGTAAACAACAGATTAGTAATAGTGGTAAAGAAAAACAGAGTAACTATCTAGATTTAAATGAACTACAGCCAATTGTCAAAACAGTTACTGATTTATCCAATAAAATATCTAAAGAGATTGGATTAAAAGAAACACAAATTGTAGTAAGAGCATGGGCAAATTTAAATAATAATGCTGCTATAATTCAACCTCATGCTCATATCAAATCAGTATTCTCTGCTGTTTACTATGTTAAGGGTGCAGAAGATTCAGGTAGTATAACATTTATTACACCAATAAATACACTTGATTATGTTATTAACAAAGAATACATTACCAAGAGAACTGAGTTTAATACTAGTGAATTATCTTTACCTCCAATACCTGGATCATTAATTATATTTCCCTCATGGCTTACACATTACGTTAAATCAAACCAAAGTAATACTGAAAGAATTTCAATAGCGTTCGAGACAAATTATGCATAATGTTATTATTATAGATGATGTGGTAGATATAGAAACTCAAAACAAAATTGAGCAAACTATTTTCAGTCCAGAAACACAATGGACTTTTGGTCGAACAGTATTTTATCACTCACATCCAGAGGTTACAAAAGAAGTACAAAAAAAAGTTTCTAGTTTTACAAAATCTTTATATAGAATAGATGACAAATTTTCTGTGGAAGATTTAGATTTATATACAAAACCATTGCACGCTGCTGCAGAGAAAATAAATTCTAAAATTACATCATTACTTACATCTAGGATACAATTATCTCTTGCATTAAAAAACCCAATGTCTGTGCCTCATATAGATGGTGTTAGACCATTTCCATTTTTGGTTGCAATTTATTATGTGAATGATAGTGATGGTGATACTATCTTATATAAACAAACAACTAACGATACATCTCCAGATGATGTAAAAAATAAGTTGATTGATATTGATCAAGTTATTCCATATAAAAAAGGTAGGATAGCAGTTTTTGATGGAAGCATATATCATTCAAGCGGTAAACCAACTAATGATGTTAGATGTATAATTAATTATAATTTCGTATGATAACTGACTTAAAAGTACTGGATAATTTTTATAATAATCCAGAAGACATAACTAAAATTCTAAATGGAGAATTTCCAATTTTTGGTTGTGGTGTTGGCAATCGAAGCGTAAGTCTCCAAGAGATATCTCCACAAATCTATAATGGATTTTGCGATACTATCTATCAAATCCATGGTATAAATCCAAATGATGTTTGGATGACTACTTTCTTTATGGAACATACATATAATCCAATAGATATTTTTAACTATGGTTGGATGCACATCGATGGCAAAAATCCTGATGCATGTAGGATGCTTGTTGAAGAATACAAGTTGATTGTATGTGGTCAAATTTTTATGACACCAGATCCTGATCCAGAAACTGGAGTGCAAATTGGAACTTTAAAGAAAGATAGAAACTGGAGTAGGCAAGAGTTGATTGATAGAACAATTAATGATTATACTCTTCCAAAAGAAAACTATCAAGCAGGTAAAATAACCCTGCAAGAATATGAAAATATACATAAAGAATATCATGATAATTTTGAGTTGACTTGCGAAGTTAAAAACGTGTATAATAGGATGGTGTCGTGGCGTGGTGGTTCTTTGCATGGCGCAAAGATGACTGAGAAGATGCCAAAAAGATTAAATCAATACTTTTTTGTATCTTTAAAATAAAGGAAAATAAAATGACTGAAGAAATTAAACAAGAATCAGAATTTGCGCAAAAATACCACGCAGAGAAATTTCTTAAGAAAGCAAAGAAGAAAACAAAAAAAGGTATGGTAGCAAAGGGACTAAGCAAAAAAGAAGCTGGTAAACTTGTTAAACAAGCAGTAAATAACATAGCCAATAAACCTATGAAAAGATCGGCAGGAAGAGGCAGATAATGCTTGACTACTTTCAATTTGAGAGTAAATCTCCATTTTTACCAGCATTTATTATACCAGTATATAAATCATTTTTTGTTGAGGGTGGTTTTAAGGGTATCGATAAATTAAATAATCTGGTTCTCGAAAAAGAAAAAGAGATTTTGGAAACAACAAAACCATTTCCATTGACTGACTCATCGGATTGGTTAACAAATAGATTATATGAATACACATTATTTTCATTTATAAATGAGTATCCAGTATTAAATGATTTAAAAAAACATATTAGTAAATGTTATTTGGAATATTGTAAATCACTCAATATTCAGTCAACAAAAGTTTATATTACCTGCTGGGCGAATGTAATAAGAAAAGGTAATAGACACATAACACCACATCATCACTGCGATGGGCATATAAAAGCGCCATTTGAATATGCTTATGTTTCTGGTAATATTTGTGTTAGAGCAAATGGGACATCTACCTATTATAGAAATCATTTAAACAAAAATCAATCAGTTCAAATAACTAATATACCTGGAGAAATGTATTTGTTTCCATCATGGGTTGAACATTGGACAGATGCTAATGAATCTGAAGAACCACGTGTAAGTATTGCGTTTGACATTATAACAGAAGAAGTATATAATATGTTTCCAGAAACTAATAAACACTTTATTGAATTATGAACATAGATGTTAAATTATATCCAATTACTTGCGCATATGCTACCGCAAGTATGGTAGAACATGAAATGGTAAAAGAAAAACTATTATCAATGATAGATGCTGAGCCATTTGATGGAACAAACCCTACTATCAAAAAAGTTGATTGGCACAGTAGCACTGAGTTTGATCGACCATGGATTAATTTTGTCAAACCAATATTACAAAACTACATGATTATAATGGGAAATGCAATTGGTTATGAAAAACCAACCATTACAGATCTTTGGTTTCAGCAATATCATGAGAGTAATTATCATGACTGGCATATCCATGGACAACAGATGGTTGGTGTATATTATACTGAACTACCAGAAGGAACACCGAAAACAGAAATGGTTGCACCATTTCTTCATAAAGAAAAATTTTTTGCTGATGTTAAAGAAGGTGATATTTTAATATTCCCATCTGAAATCGTTCACAAAGCACCAATAGTTGGAAAAACAAGAAAAACAATCCTTTCTTGGAATTTTCATTTTGAGCAGCCAGATTCTGTAACACTGGATAAATTAAATAAATTATGAATTTAATTCTAATCAAATACCGTGATTCTGGGATGCAAACGTATACCTACTTTTGGAAGAACGAAAACAACCAAGTAGTTAGTCCATTCTTTGACAGCGAAAATGAGGCAATGATTTGGAAAAACGATAAACCTGATCCAAAGGTTCTTGATGATGCCAGAGCCGAGGACGAAGAATTCGAGAGAATACAGAAACAGAATTCGTAAACCAAAGTAAACACCCCTATACCCCTAAACTGATAACCCTACGTATTGTAGGGTTTTTCACACTCGTAAGTCATTGATTTAGAAGGCTTTTTTCACAGTCAAATATCGCTTTACTTTAACCTACCGTAGCTGTATAATATTCGTATGAAAGTTGAAAAGGATCTGAACTCGGTAAAGCCCTCAAAAGTTGAGGGGAATGCAAAAAATGCCTTTACTTTAATTCAGATTTGCAGTAAACTATATGTATAAATTGATTGAAAGTGAAACTATGAAAACTCTTATCTCCTTTGACTCTGCTTCTGGTAAATTCGTCGGTACTGTTGACGGTAAAGTCGTTGTTAAATCTAAGTACGAATCTGCTGTTAAATCTCGCCTTGCTGAGATGTCTGGTACTATCGTTGAAGCCCAGAAGGCTTTCGAAGAAAAGTCTGAGAAGTTCGATATCAATACTCGTTTCGGTTTCGTTGAGAAATTGGTTAACATGGTTGCCTCTGGTGTTCAGCCATCCGCTGTGATCACTGGTGAAGGTGGTCTCGGTAAGACTTACACTGTTACTAAGACTTTGGAAGCCAATGGCTACAAAGATATCTCTGACCTCGCTGACTTCCAAGTCGGTGCTGTTATCAATACTCGCAAATGCTTTACTTTCGTCAAAGGTTATAGCACTGCCAAAGGTTTGTATCGTACCCTGTTCGAAAACAATAAGTCTATCATCGTGTTCGATGACTGCGATGCCGTCCTCAAAGATCCAGTTGCCCTCAACATCCTCAAAGGTGCTCTTGATTCATACGGTAAGCGTATCATCTCTTGGAACGCAGATATGCGTGATGACGATCTGCCTAAGTCATTCAACTTCGAAGGTCGTGTTATCTTTATTTCTAACATGAACCAAGACAAAATCGACCAAGCGATCCGTAGTCGCTCGATGATGATTGACTTGTCTATGACTACCAACCAAAAGATTGACCGCATGGAACATATCTCCAAGTTGGATGAGTTCTTGCCTGAGTACGATTCTTCTGTGAAAGCCGATGCTCTCGCCTTGATTCGTGCTATCAAAGACGACGTGAAAGAAATCTCTTTGCGCACTTTGATCGCTGTTGCCAAGGTTCGTGCTTCCAACAAAGATTGGAAAGACCTCGCTACTTACATGTTGACTGCTTAATCTTGAAAGGATATATTATGAATGCAATTATTACAGACGGGAAAACAATAGAGTACAAAGGTGAACTGTTTGATCGCTCACATGGTTCGCCCTTTGATCGTGGTTCAGCTGACTCTTATTATGGTCGTCCGCAAGATCCACATTGGTATCCTGAGGGAACATATGAATGCGATCGTGTTGAAGCCAGCGATATGCATGGGATTCAACTGCGTGCGTACTTCATGGGCTACGAATACAATGAACGATTTGGTGATAAGAAGGAATATTGATATGACAGATTTTGTTTATGTGTTGGTTGGTACAAACGAAGATGGCACTGAAGTGCTGGGAGTTTATACTACGTATGAAGCAGCCGAGAAAGAAAAGTTTGCCATCATCCGTGAGTACTATGATATCCCTGAGGATGAGGTAGATGATTGCGATCTTGATGAAGAGATTGAATCAATGGGTCATGAGATGAATATTTACACAAGGAAATTGCTATGAATTTAGAACAGTATCAATCCGTAGGTTTACCCCTATACAAAGGTATCCCGATCGATCGACTGAAGGAAGTGCAAGCCCATTTCCGTAAGAACATTACAGGAATTCGATATATATTTCGTGGTCCTCGTTATGATAGCATGCGTTGCTCCACTCGTAAGCGTGACGCTCATTCGTTTGACATTTATAGGAAATAATATGGACACTCTCCAACAACAAGAAACCAAAGCATTTCTAGAACTGATTGAAGCAATGAAAGCCATGGAAATCCAACTCGGTCTAGCCAACCACCAACTGGCGATGGCAAATATTCGTATCGGTCAACTAGAAGCGCAACTCTACGGAGGTAGCACCAAATGAAGGTAAAGAAACTAATCCGCAAGATGTATAAGGCGATTATCCGATCCAACAAGAAACAAGAAAAGAAACTGTATCTTAAGATCCTAAAGAAATCCCTCAAGCATAAGCATACGGAAGCAGTACAATGAAACAACAAATCACTATCCATCGCGATGATCTAGAAACCATTCTGCGTCTAGTTGATCAACTGAACCCACCAGATGATATGAAAATCGGTTCAGGTTACGCTACGATCTATTGTGATACCTCCTCGGGAATTGGTTCACTAATCGATGCCGAGGTAGTTACTGAAGTCAATGGTCTCCAAGGTAAGTTCAAGCAACGCATCGTGGACGAAAGTTCTTGGTGAATATATGAGTGAATGTTATTATTCAGTGGGTAAGACCGAAGACAACCAAATCGTACTAAAGATCGGTACGGATATGGTATCAACTCTAACAATGACCGAATACGCTACAGTACAGTTAATCCGTTTACTGGGAGCAACGCTGGAAGAATATGAGGTAAAAGTAACAACAAATGAGTAAAGCCATATGATACTAGAACATAGCAAGGATCCCGTATCTGCCAAGTGGAATATTGATCATTGGGACATAGGAGAAAGAATCAAGTATCGCTGGTGTGATACTAAGAATAAATCTAGTAGCGAATGGTTCTACGATATAAGTGATGCACTCAACTGGATAATACAATATGAAATGGAAAACAATGAAGTATAATCCAACAGAAAGCGATACAAGAATCAAACTAATCCAAGGTTCAGTATCAAAGGCATATCAGGAGACAATCAAACAAGACCTACAATTCTTCAAAGATCGCTGGATACGTATGGATTATACCGTAAAAGATCCCATCATCACTGATCCTAATATCATAGATAACGGACAGGAAGAACTACCAATTTACAGCCAAGAATTCTCTATAGACGTACCGCAGACTAATCTATTCTTTTTCATTAAACCTTTAATCCTAACTGCTTATGATAGACCAATCAAATCGCTGTTGAGATGTAAGTTCAATCGTCTACTACGGAACGAAAATTTTACCATAAACAACTACAACATTCCTCACCAAGACACAGAGAACAATGGTGATACCTCAATGATATACTACGTAAACGACTCTGATGGTAATACCGTTTTCTTTGAGAACAATACCATAGTAAATCGTATAACTCCAAAACAAGGAGATATCGTTCTATTTCCTAGTAACCTTTGGCATGCGTCGTGTAATCCTAGTAAGAATGCAGAGAGAATCGTTTTGAATGTTGTTGCTGAAACGGTATCATCGCGGATCGGCTAAATAATCGTTGGTCTTGATACCCTCATCTTTCCACAATCGCATGCCAACTAAACGAGTTAGAAAATATCCCACCAAGATATGCCCCACGTGCACTAAGCCATTTGCCAAGCAAGGAAAATATTGCTGTCGTGCCTGTGGTAATGTTCGTACCTTCACACCCACATATAAAGCCAAGATATCTCGTGGTGTGCGAAATAAAATGAATGATGATCCTGAGTTTAAACAAGCAGCTGTGGCAAGAATTCTTCCTGATATACCTATACCGCCACAAGTAGAATCACCACTAGGTTTGGATCAGTTTATATCCGATGGCGATCTTTGGACTTTGCAAGAATAGCGATCAAATATACTTGACTTGCAACAGGAACATCAGTATAATAACCCATGAGAGGGTTGATTAAGTGATGTAGTCTTTAGTTTACGAATTGATTAATCCCCTCAGATCCGTAGGGTTAATCAAATATCCCTTTACTTTTACCCCATTCGCCTGTATAATTAACTCTGTTAATTAGAAAAGGATACGAAATGACTGAATTTGAAAAGAAGTGCTACGGTATGACTACTGATGCGATCCGTAAGGAATATATGGGGTCAATCACTGCAGAGCTGTCTGGCTTGGAAATGGTTGCTATGGGGGTGTTGTCTGATGCCCAGGAATTGATGTCATTTGGTCACGATCAAGCAACTGATCAGGCTCGCAAAAACATCAACATCGCTAAGTTCATCCTCTCTGAGATGATGGAACAACGCATGGCTACTGTATAAGGGGGTCATCTCTATGAAGGGTTCTATACGTGCTATCACTGGTCTACTCATTACTCTTGGTGCTGCTGGCGGTCTGGATAGTGCTAGCGATAATCAATTGGTCTTGGTCACATCCGTGGCTGTTCTTGGTTTGTTGCTTATGCTTAGTGGCGTATCTGCTATGAAAGGACAACAGTAATGGCTAAGATTCGTGCTATTATTAATGGTGTTTCTTTCTATACCAACACCACTGCCATTAATAAGCAAGCAGTAGGAGATAATTCCCTTCAGAATGTGGCATTAAAATTTGCTCTAGATTGTATGGGCAAGAACTGCGGCATCGGTCGTGATGTGCATCTATACGACCATAAGATGACCAAGCACACGTTTCAGATTCAGCTGAGTGTGGTATAGGGGTAGGGGTAAAATGAAATCTATATTGGGTTTGGGAGGAGTCTCTCCCAGAGGACGCTATGTACGACCGACCGATTTTATCTCTCGCTACCCTACACACAACGATATTCACACGCAGAAAAAAAATTCCCGTGGAAAATTTTTGGCTAAAACCTTTGTAGAAAGATCTATATTATGGCTATGACTAAAGAAGAAAAACTAATAAAAAAACGTGAATGGCAAGAAAAATATCGTAAGTCTGCCAAGGGTAAAATTACTGAGCGGAAAGCCACAGCTAAACGTCGTGATGCTTTAGAAGTTGATACTGATAAGTTTTTTAAAAATTGGATGACGCGAGTAAATACTAGTGCTAAAAGTAGGAACATAGTATGTATGTTAAAACAAGAAGATTTGCGCCAGAAAATTGCTGAAGTTAATTGGAAATGCGCTATCAGTAAATTACCACTAACGATGAAACACAATGATAGATTTAAAGCATCAGTTGATAGGATTGATTCGTCTAAAGGATATACTTTGGATAATATTCAAATTGTTGCTACTTGTGTTAATATGGCTAAGAATGCTGGGACCACTGAAGAATTAATTAATTTATGTAAAGCAATTGCAAAGGCGAATAAATGATTGCTTTATGGGTGATACTTGGTCTATTTACGGTAGAACTTACTGTAGGATTAATCATCACTCTCTGTATTAGGAAATGGGGTGTATATGGCATCGGTTAAAGATTATTTTGAAAAACGAGATGCTGATAAGCCAAAACCTAAATGGGTATATGGCGATCGAGTATCTGGAAAAGTAGGCAGTATCCCAGTAGTAGGACAAGTAATTAGAGAGGATTATATTGAGACCGATCTGGTGCTGGTTCATTTGGACTTGCCTATTAATGTTGGTGGTGAGATGAAACAGATAGTCCACGTTCCCAGTAAAGGTATGAAAAGGTTAAAGAATTATGATTGAAGTAGGATCTATTGTACAGGTTGAACCCAGTAAGGAAGTATTTGGTGGATGCATGGTTGTGGTCACTGAGATTAAGACTTGGGGTGTTCAAGGGTATGTGCAGTCCGCAGGAGTAGAAGGACAACAGTATATTCGTTTGCCCTTTGAGGAAATTTATGTAACTGGCGGTAGAGCCGTATGGAGCGTAGCATGAATGGTCGTACTTGGTCTGATGTTATCGTAATTCTACTAATGTTTGTGTTTTTGTTTATACATTTGAGGTATTGATATGAGTTATTATAGACCAGATAAATGGGTTATGGTTAAGATTGATGGTAATGATGTACCAACGATCTATAAAATTTTTGCTTGTTGGTATGGAGGATACGCAGGTTCGGATTCTTGGCAACTAAACAGTGGCGTAACCCAAGTAAGTAAAATAGAATCTGTATATTCGTTTGAGGGATCCAGTGGCTCATTATATCAATGCCATGAGGATACCTACGGAACGAATATGTATGGTGGTGGAGTTCTTGATAGTATGATTAAGAGGGCTGCTGATAATGGTATTACAATTGAAATTCTTGATGAAAAAACTAACTTTATGGAGTTGAACTATGAATAATATAACACTTGATTTTGAAACAGCAGATCGTATTACACGATTGACACTAACCGAACAACGAGACTATCTTGCCAATGAGTTAGATAAACTTTATGTAACTATGGACTCGGAGAATCCTTATTGGATGCATCCTGATGATATAGATAATAATCACCAGATGATTAAACGCATTAATTCTATTTTAGATTATTTTGGTGGAGAACTTTATGGCGAACGTAAAGCAGGGGAACTTAAAACCAGCCCCTCAATGGTGGAAGCACTTAAAGGATTGGAAGCGTACTTTTTGGAAATCCGAAAGGAAAGCGCAGAACAAGAGGATTAAAGATGAGTTACAGTAGGTGGAGCAATGGTAATTGGTATGTCTTTTGGGATTCTGCAATGTCAGGAGAAACCAAGGAAGATCAGTACCTTGCTTGCTGGTATTCAATGGAAGATGCTGATCAGCAATCTTGGAAATATGAAAGAGTAAATGAACTCTTAAAGAAAGACTTTGATTATATTAATCACATGATTCGACTACGATATGATTGCTCTCAAGATGAAGCAGGTGAGTTGCAAGAATATATGCAGGAATGGCGCACAGATGTCAATCGTGAATTCGCTTGACTTTAATTAAGATCTAAGGTATAATAATGAGTGATGAAGAAGCGTTGAATCTGTATAACGAAATGTTGGAACATTTTGGTGAACTACCTAACTTTGAACATCATCCTCTTCAATTTGCAAATTGTGTAAGAATGTACAGATATTGGAAAGAACAAAATGAACGAACTCAACCTGAATAAACTTGTATTAGAAATAGATGATATCTTAAGTAAGTTGATAGTAGAATATGAATTCGATCCACTACATCTATCATCTGTTATCCTTGCTCGCTTAGTAAGGATGAATCAAGATTTTGAGAGTCATGATGATTTTAATAAGATTATGAACGCAGCAATTTTGAAAAGACCTACTGATAGCGAAAGAACCCTTCAGTGAAAGAACATGAAGTAAATTCTATGAATAATTTTATCATGGGGTGGTATGCAGATGATACTACTTTCTGTGATAAATTTATGGATTTGTATAACTCTAATGTAGATAAAACTACAAAGGGTAGATTTGGCACTTCAGGATTAATTAATAAAGAAGTAAAAGAATCAAATGATTTAGAGATGCATCCTTCTAATTTATTATTTGGGTATGATAAAATATTAGATGAGTGTAAAAAGAAATATATTGAAAAATATCCATCTGTTGAATGTGCACAGGATTTTGAAATTATAAGTCCATATTATATTCAGCGATATCCTGCAGGCGGAGGATTCAAAGTTTGGCACAAAGAAAGAAGTAGTTCTAAATTACCCGATGTTTCACGACATCTAGTTTTTATGACTTATCTTAATGATGTGAAAGATGAAGGTGGTACTGAGTTTTATTATCAAGGTATTAAAATTCGTGCTGATAAAGGATTGACGCTTATTTGGCCAGCTGACTGGACATTTACGCATAGAGGTATAGTTTCCCCAACTGAAGTAAAAACAATTATTACTGGTTGGTACAATTTGAAAGAAGATAAAAATGAAAATCGCAATTTGCTCTGATGTCCATCTTGAATTTGGTCAACTTGAATTAGAAAATACACAGAATGCTGAAGTCCTTGTTTTATCTGGTGATATTTGTACTGCTGTTGATCTTCGTGTCACCGATAGTATTTTATCTTCTGCTAAAACTGATCGCTATCTTGATTTTTTTACTGCTTGTAGTAGGAACTTCCCTCATGTGGTTTACGTTATGGGTAATCACGAGCATTATCATGGTGACTTTGCTACTTCTTCAGGTATTCTAAAAGATGCCATGAAACAATGTGGTGACAATATTCACTTCCTTGATAAAGAGGTTTGGGAACATAATGACCACGTGTTTATCGGTGGTACTCTTTGGACCGACATGAATGGTGAAAATGATATGACTATGAATCATGTTCAGCGTCGTATGAATGACTTTCAGATTTGTAAAAACAGTAATCGTGAAGTTAATTTCAGAACACAGGAACCAACTCTTGACGAGAATGGTGACCACAAGAAAGATGAGAATGGTGCTGGATTGTATCATGCAGTCTTTAAGACTCGTGAAGCATACTTGTCTCCTCAAGATGCAGTGGTTGACCATAAAGCCATGTTAAAGGTAATTGAAGATGCATATAATGATATTCCTCCATGGAAGACTGTTGTTGTTTGCACTCATCATGCTCCAAGCAAAGGTTCTGAGCATCCTCGCTACAAACACGATCAGCTGATGAATGGTGCATACAATTCTCAGTTGGATAACTTTATCATGGATCGTCCAGGAATCAAATTGTGGACTCATGGTCATACTCATGAAGACTTTGATTATATGATTAAGTCTTGTCGTGTTGTTTGTAATCCTCGTGGTTACATCGACTATGAAGATCGCGCAGATCGTTTTGAATTAAAATATGTGGAGGTCTAATGAGAGATCGATATATACTAACTGTTGAGGAAGATCCAGAAACGGGAGATTTAGTTCTTCCGTTTACTGATGAAATTCTTGCCAAATGTGGTTGGCAAGTTGGAGACACATTAACTTGGACTGTAAAAACAAATGGTTCGATTATCATATCTAAAAAAGGAGATGACGATGAAATACACCCTAATAGCTGAAGATGAGTTTGGTGGTTCAAGAACCACTCGTGAGTTTACTGCAGATTATTTACCAGATGTTTTATCTGAATTAGAATTGTTCCTAAAAGGAGCAGGTTTTGTATTTGATGGTAATTTAGATTTTGTTAATGACTTTGAAACTGAACCAGAATGGAATACTGACGAATGGGATACACCGCAGGATGACATTACCGAGCACTCAGACTTTTATTTCGACACGCAAAGGAACAAATAATGAGTATGTACTTAGACGTTAAAGTTTTTCAGAACGCATGCGACCAAAAAGCATCACCACAAAATGCTGCATTGTATAAATCTTTGATGGAAGAAGAATTTAAAGAGTTTATTGATGCACATTGGGCTAAAGATGAAGTTGAAATGCTCGATGCTTGCATGGATTTGATCTGGGTAACACTTGGATTTTGTGCCATGAAGGGGTATGACGCTGATGGAGCATGGAATGAGGTGCTTAGATCGAATATGCGCAAACTTGACCCCAAAACTCAGAAGGCAATTCGTCGTGAAGATGGAAAAATCTTGAAACCAGAGGGTTGGACCCCACCTGATTTGACTAAATTTGTCTAAAAGTCAAAAAACACTTGACTTTGATGTGAATTTGAGGTATAATATTAACATGATTACACTATACTTAGACATGGATGGCGTGCTTTGCAATTTTGATAAAGCATATCGCAAACTTGACCCTGAAAAAGCCGATCGAAAGAAGTTTCGCGATGCTGTTTTCATTCATAAAATCTTCGAAGATCTTGAATTTATGCCTGATGCACAAGAATTGCTGAATTATGTCAGCACACTTGAAAATATCAACATTGAAATTCTTACTTCAATGGGTACTTATGATGAGCGACAAGGTCATGAAGCAAAAATGCAAAAAATCTATTGGCTAAACAAGAATAATATCCCTTACAAACCAAATTTTGTGCGAGCCAAACAGGAAAAAGCCAATTTTGCTCATGATCGAGCAATTTTAGTTGATGATTCTATTGGTTGTATCACACCATTTGCTGCTAAAGATGGACATGCCATCCATCACAGTAAATCTTCTGATACAATTCAACAAATTCATGGTGCGATTCGTGGTATTCGTGGATTAAATGCACTAAAATTTAGTTTTGATGATATGGGTACATATGCTTGATATTTTTGGACCAACTTTACAATGGATACGTGATGACTACTCTTCTAATCGACTTCGCTTTTTTGTTGAGCTCTGCGCTTGGGCTGTTAGTATTGGCTGTAGTATCACAATGGCAGTCACAGTCCCTAATCCTCCTCTTATTCTACTATACCCTGTCTGGATTAGTGGTTGTGCTATGTATGCTTGGGCTAGTTGGACTAGGAAATCATTTGGCATGCTTGCTAACTACATCTTGCTTACTTCCATAGATACATTTGGTTTAATAAGGATGCTTACTCAGTGAATATATTTTATCTTCACGAAGACACTAAAGAATGTGCGAAACAACATCTTGACAAACATGTCGTTAAGATGATTTTAGAATACGCACAACTTCTTTCTACTGCTCATCGTGTTCTTGATGGATATGAGTATGAAGGTAAGTCTATTTCTGGTCGCAAAGCAATGCGATGGAAATTAGATGATGAACGTGAAGATAATTTATATCTTGCATCACACATGAAACATCCATCTGGTCTCTGGTGTCGTCAGTCACAAGATAATTACTGGTGGTTGTATAATTTATGGCGAGATCTGATGCGAGAGTATACTCATCGCTATGGTAAACACCATGTTGCAGAAAAACTTATTCCATATCTGTCTTTTTCTCCAAGTAATATCCCTGTAGCAATCGCAGATCCGATGCCACAATGTATGCCAGATCAATATAAAGTTTACGGCGATTCTATTCAAGCGTATCATAATTATTATATTGGTGATAAACAACCATTTGCTGTTTGGACCAATCGACCAATTCCTGAATGGTATGTTTCTGCTTTGAAAGAGAAAAATCATAAACCAGTATACAAAAATCAAAACGGTAAAATTAAGTTTAAAATGATTTCATGTTAATTGTATCTTATTATACCGCATTATATAAATTTGAGGCAGAAAACTTAGAAAAATCTTTGACTAAGTTTCTGCCAGATATTTCATTTACGATTGAAGAAAGACCAGATAGTGGTAGCTGGGAAATTAATACACATCAAAAAGCAATCTTTATTAAAGAGAAACTTACTCAGCCAATTGTTTGGGTTGATGCTGATGCTGAAATGAAACAATATCCAAAAATATTTGACACTATTGATTGTGATTTCGCTGCTCATTGGTTTAAAGATGAAGAACTTATATCAGCAACAATGTATTGGAATAATACTCCAAAGGCGCATGAGTTGTTAGATAGCTGGATTCATCTTAACAAACTGTTTCCTGAAAATTGGGATCAAGTTAATTTACAGAATGCTCTTAATGGTATTAACGATATTAAGGTAGTTCGTTTACCACCTGAATATAATTTCATTACTGATTTGAGTCGTGAATATTATGGCAATCTTTCTCCAGTCTTTGAGCAATATCAAGCAAGTCGAAAGTATAAAAAGAGGTTAAATGGAATACATTAATATGTTCCCAACACCAGTGTATGTTAGTGTTGAACTAGATCTTTGTGATAAGATTCTACCTGTTGCTGAAGATTATATTAATAATCATGGTAGACCTTATCGAGACCAACCAAATTATATTTCTACATATAATGTGGACTCTGCAGGAGTTTTACAAAAATTTGATGAACGTCTAGAACCTTTATCAAATTATATTAAAACTGCATCAAAGAAATATTTCGAAGATATTTCTATTGATCCTACATCATTTAAACTTGATGTTTATTATTTGTTCAATAAAATAACTATTGGTGGAGAGCATTCTCTTCACGCTCATCCTGCCAGTATATTATCTGGAGTATTTTATTTAAAAATACCTGAAAAATCACCACCGATTATATTTAATGACCCACGTGATCATTATAAGTATATACAATACCCTGTTAAATTTGGTAATCCAAGGGAGATGTATAAATTATTACCAGAATATGTTATAAACCCAACTAAAGGTATGATCTTAATGTGGCCAAGTTGGTTAGAACATCAAGTACCTTCCAGTAAATGTTCAGAAGAACGTATTGCTATCGCATTTAATGTAATGTAGAGAATATTATGCCAACTTATGTATTTCGTAATAAAGAAACTGGTGAACAGTTTGAAAAAATTATGAAGATATCTGAACTCGACTCATTCAGAGCCGAGAATCCCCAACTAGAAACAGTGATTCAAGCAGTGGCGTTTGGAGACCCCACTAAATTAAGCACAACTAGAAAATTTGATTCAGGATTCAAGGAGGTATTACAAAAGATACATGAGCGTGCTCCAGGTAGCGAATTAAATAAAACAGCATCACAATTACAATAAGGAAGACTAATGGCTCGTACGTCCGCAGCAAAAAAAGTAATAGAAATTAATAATGAAGAACGTGAGTCAAAACCAATTGCTAATAATCAGTTAAAATTAAGATTAGATAATTTAAAAACTTTTCAACCATTAACTGATAACCAAAAATCATTTTATGACGCTTACAAACAGGGTGATTATTTCATAGCACTTCATGGTGTAGCAGGTACTGGTAAAACATTCATTGCACTTTATAAAGCAATTGAAGAAGTCCTTGATAAATCAAATCCATTTAATAAAATTATCGTAGTTCGATCTGCGGTCCAATCTCGCGAAATTGGTCATCTTCCAGGTGATGTTGGTGAGAAAATGGAAATCTATGAACAGCCATATCGCCAAATTTGTCATCAATTATTTGATCGTAAAGATGCTTGGGATCGTTTAGAAGAACAGGGTTATATTCAGTTTATCTCTACCTCATTTATTCGTGGTATGTCTTTTGATAATGCAATTATTCTTGTTGATGAGATGCAGAACTTAACTTATGATGAGATTGATACTGTTATGACTCGTGTTGGTCATATGTCTAAAATTATTTGGTGTGGCGATTATCGTCAGACAGATTTAAACAAACGAAAGAACGACGTTACTGGTATTTTAAAATTCTTTGATATTGCTCAACATATGAAAGCATTTACTCGTATTGAATTTACCGTAGATGATATTGTTCGTTCTTCTTTAGTTAAAGATTATATTTTGGCAAAATTAAAATACGAAGATTACGAAGATAAGAAAAAATAATGTATGAGATAACTAGGGTTGGTGTTCCTACTAGAAAACAAGACGCCACAATATCATTTATAAAAGCAATAGAATCAATTAGAGCAGAAGAAGCAATAGGTCTTGTCACAGTAAATTTTGACAATTCACCATTTGAACTAAAGGCTGCACCATATGGTTATTCTTATCTGATTGAAAAATTAAAAATTAAGAATGTAGATACTGATTTATCTGAAGGTATTTTAAATTGTTTTGGTAATATTTGGAATGTTGTTTCAGGCGATACCCCATATGATGCGGTTAAGAATATGGTTACATATTTTGATCAACAGCAAAAGAAACTGGGGTTTAATCAAATCTATATCTTTACTTGCGGTAGCCCTTATATTTCTGACATGCTAACAAGTATATTACCACAGATTCGTCAAATGAACATTATTGATTGTGAATCCCCAATAAAGATATGTTCTAAGATTATGCAAGAATATTTAAATCTAGAAACCTGCAAAATTTCATTCACACCACCTGTTTCGTTATCTTCTGATACATTAACTGTATTTCCAGGAATATCTGAACATTATGGCATAAATACTAATGAGTTTTTTAATGCATTAAAAACTGAGTTAGCAGAAGATGATATGTTTCTCTACGTAACATTAATTGATGATGGTTCTGCTTATATGAAATGTATGAATTTTAAACAAGCATTGGAAAATGTAGAAAATTTCATAAAAACCGATCAATTAATTACTTACGGAGTCTACAAGAAATGATAACAGGCGACCAATTTAAACACTTGTTTCCACGTGCGCAGGATCCTGATGGATGGGCTGACGCAATGAATGAAGTATTTCCAACTTATGATATTAATACGCCACAACGTGTTGCTGCTTTCTTGGCTCAATGTGGGCATGAGTCTGGTGGTTGGACAGTATTTGAAGAAAACTTAAATTATTCTGCTCAAGGATTGAATGGAATCTTTAAGAAGTATTTTCCTACTATTGAAGCAGCAACTCCATACGCACGTCATCCAGAAATGATTGCCAATAAGATCTATGCTAACCGTATGGGTAATGGTGGTCCAGAGACTGGTGATGGTTACAAATATCGTGGACGTGGTCCAATTCAATTGACTGGTAAAGCAAACTATACTGCTTTTGCTAAGGCAATGTTTGAGGACTGGGAAAACGTAGTAGAAAATCCTGACTGGGTTACATCAGATCGAGATTTTGCTTTAATGTCTGCTATCTGGTTTTGGAATTCACACAATCTAAATCATTATGCAGATATCGCTGATATCAAACAAATGACCAAAATTATTAATGGTGGTTACATTGGTCTTGATGATCGTATTAAACATTACAATGAGTGTATCGCTTTACTTGCCTAATGAAAAATTTTATATATCATGATTTCCCTAAACTTGAACGTGAAACTGCCGCAAATGGTTCGAGGGTATACAAAACACCTACAGGTAAATCGTATCCCTCCGTTACTACCGTTACAGGATTGCACTCAGCAAAAGGCATCGCAGAATGGAGATGTAGGGTTGGCGAAGAAGAAGCAAATCGAATCTCAGGAAAAGCAAGCGCAAGAGGCACTCGTATACACCAATACTGCGAAGATTATTTACGAGGAAACATATTCGAAGCCGATATGTTTGACCTCGAAATGTTCAATTCTATAAAGTTTTGGTTAGATGATATAAATAATATTCATGCTCTAGAAAATCCTTTGTATTCTGATTTTCTACAAGTTGCTGGAACAGTTGATTGTATCGCAGATTTTCAGGGAAAACTCTCTGTTATAGATTTTAAGACTTCTAGCAAACCTAAAGATAGAGACGATATTCATAATTATTTTATGCAAACTGCAGCATATGCTGTGGCATTTGAGGAAAGAACAGGAATCCCAGTTGGGAGACTAGTAATTATTATGGCTGTAGATAACGATGATCCAAGGTTGTTTATTGAAAAGAGGGATAACTGGATCGGCGGATTTAGAAAGTTACGATTAGACTATAAAAACTTGAAAAATCTGTAATTTAAAATTACTAAATATAGAGTAAATTAACCCCTGAGGACTAAAACAAATGCAAGCTGCTCAATTCGTTGAACAACTAGAGTTTCAAAATGAAGCGTTATTTCGTGCTTCTGAACTCCAAGTAAAATCATACTTTGACTCTAAGCCATCTAAGGCTGAACTAATCGATCACTTTAAAGGTCGCATGGTTAACGAGCGTATGAACATGGTAGAAATTTCTGCCCAAATCGCTGCTGCCCCAGCCGACGCTGATACTAGCGAACTTAATCTTTTGGCTAAACAAGCCCAAGATGAAGCAAAACACTTCCGTATGGTTAAGAATGTTATTGAACACCTTTCTGGTGAGCCATGTGATGTTGGTGCTGCTGTTGCAGAACACGCTGACCAACTAAGCACTAAAGGTGCTGCTCTTATCAAGAAATATGGTGCAGACAAGAATCCAGTAATGTTGGCATTATATCAATTAGTAGCCGAAGGTCGTGCTGCTCGTAACTGGAAAATGATGTCAGAGTGTATCGATGATCAGTTCATTGCTAGCACTTATGCTAAGATCGCTAAAGATGAAAAGTTCCATGCTTCTATTGGTCGTCATCAATTAGTTAAACTTTGCGAAGATGCAGTTGCTCAGCAACAAATCGTTGAAGTTGCCAATGCTATGCGTAAAGACTTATTCTTAATCACTTGTGCTAAATCAGGTATGAATGCTGAAAGCAAAGCGATTATGGAAGATGCTTACGGTCCACTATAATCAAGGAACAATAATGAAAAACTCTGTAGAATTTGTTAAAGAATTACGCAATACTTTTGACACTCTATATACAGTAGCTGATAAAACTACTCGTCAGTATTTTGCAACTAAGCCAAGCAATGATGAGTTGCTAGGTTATTTCAAAATTCGTTTGTTCAATGAACGCTGGAACATGGTTGAATTGGCTCAAGCAGTTGCTAACCAACCAATCGATACTCCAATCGAAGAAACTCAATTATTGGCTAAGCAAGCATACGATGAAGCAAACCACTTCCGTATGGTTAAAGAAGTTATTGAGCATATCTCTGGTGTTGAAGCAAACCTAGCAGAAATCGGTGCTACTCATGGTAAGAAAATGCCAAGCCAAGGTGTTTTTATCCTTGACAAATACAATGCTCAAGGTGATGAATTAGTATTGGCTCTATATCAATACTTGGCTGAAGGTCGCGCCTCTGTAGTTTGGCAAGCAATGGCTGAATCTATTGAAGACGAATATGTTTCTTCACGTTATGCAAAGATTGCTCGTGATGAAAGATTCCATAGCGAAATCGGTCGTTTGAAATTAGAAAAACTTTGCACTACTCCAGAAGCCCAACAAAAAGCATTGGATATGGCTCAGAATTTCGTTTGGGATCTTTATGAAAATACTTGTTTGTCCATCGCTCAGGTTTCTGAAGAAGGTCAAGTTGTTATGAAACAAGCATATGGTCAACCTACTCGCGAGTTGTCCGTAGCAATTTAAAATAATTATATAATTACGTAGAAACCAGCTTCGGCTGGTTTCATACATTATAAGTATGAATATGGAAACTCCTTTTTTAAATTGTAATGTATGGTCAGTTAAGTTAACAGATCAACCATATAGTAGCCAAAACTTTTTTTTAATTTCTTCTGTTTACTATTATAATTCATTAACATCAGGTATTTTTGAATTTGATATGGAGTGTATACAAATACCAGAGTTTGAGATAAAAAATATACATTTATTAAATGGATTAGATTTTGATTTTATTAATACAAATATTATACCCATACTTTATAAAGATAATGATAATTGGAAAATTGATTTGAGAATATATGAAGATATTAAGTTACAACCCACATACATTTAATAGAACTAATCAACAATACAAATTAAATAATATTGATCTATATAATAGATTATTAAAATATAATTTTTGTAAAGATGTTTTCTTAGTTGATCGAACTCAGTCTATACCACACTTTTTAGATATAGATTACATATACTCGCCAATACCAACAAATCCTAGTTTTAATTTAAATTTCTACGATATCGTAGAAAAAAGATGTCTTGAATTACTTTCTACTGATAAAGAAATAAATGTTGCTTGGAGTGGGGGTATTGATAGTACTTTTATTTTGTTGTCATTATATCATTATGCAAATGATCCAGATCAAATACGAGTATATGGAACATATAATTCTATTATAGAATCGGGAGATTTCTTTGATAGGTTCATTAAGAATCGAATGAGATATTCTATAAAAATTAATACAACTGCATCTAATAATTTTAATTATGAACAAGATTGTCTTTACGTAACAGGTGCGATGTCTAATCAATTATTTACTCCAGGACTATCGTATAATAAAAATAGAGATATGTTATTAGAATTTAAAGATTCGAATTTCATTGGTATTCATGATAAACACAATAAATTTCTTGAAAAAAATGCATTGGTAGATTACAAAAAATTGCTTACTGATGAATGTTTAGAATTCTTAACACCTTCAATATTAAATAGCCCAAAACCAATTATTACACTTCAAGATTTAAGATGGTATATTATTTTTAATTATACTTGGTATAATGTGCTTACAAACAACTTAATTGGGTTAAATCCTGATATAATTAAAAAAGTTCATGCTTTTTTTAATACTGAAGATTTTCAATTATGGTCAATATATAATACTGACAAAGCAACAAAGACTGGTGACTTCTCAGACGATAGATGGCAATTAAGAGAAAAAATATCTGAATATACTGGTGATTTATATTATTCTAATAATAAGAAAAAATTTACATCAGTTCTATCTCCAAAACCCCATAGTTGGTTATTTTTGTTAAATGATTATACAAATGTTTATGTAAAGGATTGACCTGGAAATGCAAGATTATACAGATCTACAAGATATTAAAAAAATGAAAGCTGATGGAAGTATCACTATCATTAAACCTGGAAAAGAAGATACATGCCATATGTTATGGCCAACACCAATTATAACAGCATATCCATTCTCTAAAGATTTTATTGATGAACTCAGAGATGATATTAAATATCTTTTAAAACCAGGTGCGCCTGGGAGATATAATCATACGGATCTTTGGTCAATGCCTGATCTGCCAAAAACTATGGTAGCAGTTAAAGAAAAAAAATTAGAGTTGATGGAAAGATATTATCGACCATTAGCTGAAATGCCTCTGCCACCATTTTCTGCATCAAAAGGATATTTTAGGATGTCTGAGGGTGATGGAATTTATAGAATTACACCCCATAAACATGGCAATACTATTGGTGTTGGAATGTTATACGTTACTACTGATGAGAATAATCCAGGAAACCTAGTAATGATGGATCCACGTGGTGGTGTAAATTGGATGAATCAATTTACAGCATTTAAAAAGATTAAAGTTGAAGAGGGGTTAATGTTAATTCACCCTGGATACCTTTTACATTTTGTTGAGCCATCAAATCCTGACATGGGCATGCATTATAATAATAGATTAGCAATTGTTACATCATTGCATAGAACTCAAGAGGGATTTTTACAAGTATTAAAAGAACATGATGAATATCTTTCTCAAATTGGTTCTGGTGGTGGTGAGGCATAAATGCGAATATTAATTTCACAGAGGGATATTCGCATCCCCCCATCACATTTTACTTTCGATGCTTTAGAGCGTAGTTGGTATAGTCTTTTTAAAAAACATAATTTGATTCCAGTACCAAACTTAGGTATAATAGATCAATCGATTGAATTTGATTGTTTAGTATTGACTGGTGGTCCAGATAGTATCGAGCGTCATACTACCGAGGATTTATTATTTCACCATGCTTATAAATTAAATAAACCAATATTTGGTTTTTGTCATGGGGCATTTGCTGTAAATGATTTAACTGGTGGTACAAATGGCTATATAGAAGGTCATATCCAAGTTGATCATGAAATTATTATGGAAGGTAATATACATACCGTAAATAGTTATCATGGTCAGTCTATAGATAAACTTGGTCCAGAAATAGAAAAGGTTGCTATGGATCTAGATGGATATACAGAAGCATTTAAACATAAAACTCGAGAGATATATGGTATAGTCTGGCATCCCGAAAGGATGAAAAATCCAGTCCTACCAGCAAAAGTTTCTGAATTTTTGTTATAAATAAAAAACACAGTATTGACGGACAATTAGTGCCAATATACTTTTTAATCACAAATTAAAAGGTAATTTAAAATGAAAAAAATCCTAGTAGCGATGCTACTCATCCCAGCCCTTGCGTTCGCATGGGAACCCACAAAATCTATCACTGCCATTGTTGGCTATGGTCCAGGATCTGGTAATGAAATTTGTTTCAGAGGAGTTGCTGCTGAAGTAGAGCGCAATAATCCAAAAGTAAATTTTGTTGTTCAGAATATGCCTGGATCTGATGGCGTTATCTCTACCAATCATTCTACTAAACTACCACCTGATGGTTATAGTTTGAATGTTACTGGTAATCTAAGCACTTATGTTACTAATGAAGCATTTGATGCTGGTGCAATTCGTTATACATACGCAGATCTTAATCCTATTATGAGTTGCGGAACAAGCCCACAGGTTATTGTTGCTAGACCATCAAGTAAAATTAATACTGCTAAAGAACTAGTAAAATATTTGAATAAACCTGATACCAATGTAAATATTGCTATCGGTAGTAATGTTCAGTATTTGATCTTTGGTCTTTTGATGGATGCTGCAAATGGTGATCGAGTAAAAGTACAACAGATTATGTATAAAGGTCCAATGCAAGCGTTGATGGACGTTGCTGGTGGACATACTGAATTTGGTATGATGCCATTATCTGTTGCAGCTCCACAGATTAAAGCAGGTAAGGTTAAATTGATTGCTTTGACTGGTAACAAACGTGAACCAGCATTTCCAGGTATTCCTGCCATGAAAGAACTTCTACCAAGCGTTGAAGTAATGGCTATGTGGAATATTACATTACCAAAAGATACTCCGAAAGAAGTTGTTGATTGGTATGTCCGTGAATTCACTAAAGCACTAAAGAGCGATAATGTCAAAAGATATTTTGCTGATAATTATATTAGTGTTCCATCAGATCTAGATCCAGTTTCTTCGAAGAAAGTTATTGAAGATCTACGTCAGCGTTATCTTCCAAAGGCATTAGTTCTTAAAGCAAAGATGGATCAAAACTGAAATGGAATTCGTAGAACTTAAAAAAAGTTCTTTCGAGGAAATTTCAAAAAACCAATCCCAATATCATTTCGATGTAAATCGTTTTGATCCACGTTGGGATTGTGTCAAAGGTCTCGGAAGATTCAATAGCGATTTCTCTGAAGAAAGAGAATGGATCAAACAAAATTCTAATTCTGCTTCATGGCGCACTCGTATCTTTGGTGCAAAAACCAGTCGTGGTGATGGTGGAACTGAAACTCCTCCAAATAATTGGATTGAAGCTGAGGAATATGATATTGAACAAGGTGGCGGTAATCCTGCTATGAGTATCTGTCATATGGGTGCTTCATTAACACCTAAGTTACAAAAGATATGTAATATGATTGGTCTTGAAAATGGCCACGATAAAACGCATATGCAAGTAGTAGGTGAAGTCTTTAATATGCACATTGATAAGTTGGGTAGAATTTATCCTTCTGACCATAGCAGAATTATGCGCATTGTTATTATGCTTTCTGACTGGGAGCCTGGACATTTCTACCAATATGGCAACCATGTCTATACCCATTGGAAGGAAGGTGATGTTCATACCTTTGATTGGAAACACGTACCTCACTGTACAGCAAATGCTGGTCGTAATCCTAGATTTACTTTGGTTACAACTGGTATTACAACAGATAAGACTTATGAATTTCTAAAAGAATTTGCAAATGTTGGTTCAATCGATATTTGACAAGTAAGAATAAATAATGTATAATAGTGATACGGTTGTATGAAGCAACTAGAAAAGTGTTCTGGACGGGAGTTCGATTCTCCCCACCTCCACCAGAAGCATACTTAAATCTCTACAAAACCGAAAGGTTGGGATCAGGATTGGTAAGCCGTGACCTCTACGATGTAAGTCAATTTCACCATAGTATGTTTCTGATGGGGGTGACTAGGTTTCGACAGGGCAACAAGTACAGAAGTGGACAACTCATCAGAGTAGATGTAAAAACTAAAACAACGTAAACGCAAACGACGCACAGTTCGCATTAGCAGCCTAAAC